AGAACTCCAGATCAATTGGCATGTGAAAGTTCACCGTATCTGCTTTCTCTTTCAAAGAAAAACAATTCAACACGCCAGTGAAGTCTCTTATCCCCCAGCTTAAAGCGTACTCAAATGGATCACGTGTACAACATAAGATAGTTCCATAATGATCGTTACAAGCGTCATATAAAAGATCATAATTTTCACTCCTATTTCGTTCTAAGATATCTATATCTATAGGTCTACTTATTACTCCCTTTGGTGGTTTCGGCACCTTTCCAGCAAGTCTATCCAAAACGTGATAGTGAGCGAGTCTAGAAACTAACATAGCCTCATTTTTTTCGATCATTCCAACAATCTCTTCTATAGACTGAGAATATCCTTTCATCTTCTTATACAGGTTGTTGTTATAATCTAACTCTAACCCGTTTAGAAGTTCATGTGTGTTGTAGTAATCTTCTCCGTTGGCGTTAAGGTAAACCGTTATCGCCCTTTGTAGATAAGTACTACCTACGCCGTCCGGCGTCAGTACGAGATAATTCATTGAAATAGTGCTCTGCAACCTTCTTGTTAAGTTTCTTATTCATGTGGTGGTAATCTCTATTAACCCACTCTTCTTTATTATGTGGATATGCCATGTGAGGCGAGTTGTCTACCACGTGCATCTCTTCATATGAGTAACACCAATCTGGAATAAACCCACAGAAGGCATCCATACCATCCATAGATTCTATGAGGTGCTTGGTGTTCTGCCAATCTGTAGTAAGACAGTTTCTATGATGTATAAATTTATTATCTTCAAACCTTCTGTGAAAATAACTGTGCATTACAAATGCATTTTGAACGTCGAACAATTTACATGCCCTATCGTATACAATTCGTATAGCATCGTTTCCAGCGCCATCCATACCCAAATTGAGAATAGGGAAATCCCATAAGAGTTTCCCTAACTGAGTTGGCCAACTGTGTTCTATCGGCCCTCCAATATTAACAGTAAAACTGTCACCCAAACATATGTTGACCTGTTTACCTAAGTACTGCTCATATTCTGGGCCTCTAAAACCCCAAGAGTTATACTTATAATTAAAATCTTGTATTGGATAATTTTTCCACCACCCCCGTGGTCGATAACCTAGACCTAGCGGCCAAGGTGCGTCTGGACTGTCCATGCCATCATAATCATTACGATAGTTGCTCTTAGTCTTCCAATGCTCAAAATCTTCAATTAACATTTAACCACCATATATAAACGGATCACGTTTTTTAATTTCACGTTTCTTCTTCCATATCTTATAGATTCTACATATCCACCTCATACAAATATTTAGGCCTAAATAATATCATATGCCCCTCATCATTACTATGTCACTAACCCTTTTAGTACTCACTGGGTGTGGTTTGCCGTGGTACATAACAGCAGGAAAAACTGCTGTTGATGCGGTACTGTGGACACAGACAGGAAAAACTTCAACTGATCACATAGCAAGTGACATCTCTGGTAAGGATTGCCAGATGTTTCGTCTTCTTGATGGTGATAAAATTTGTATGAACGAGGAAGAATACTTAGACTTCTTGATTGCTAAGGAGTGTGAAATTTATACATTTGACAGACATGAAGAAGCATCATGTGCCACATTCGGTTTTACCATTTGGGACAAAAAAAAGGGAGCGCCCGAAGGCACTCCCTAGTTCTAAAGTAGGACTTCCCTATTTTACATAAGGTTAGTAACTTTAACTCGACGATACCAAGCATTGGTATTTGCGTCAAGTGATGCGTTAGCATTAACGGTATCACCAGCAGCAACTGCACCAGCGCCTGCGAAAGGATTAGCAGCAAGACCATAACGAGTCTTAAAACCAATCTTAGGTTGGAAGGAATTTTCACCAACCGCACGAACCATCTGAAGAGGCACGTAAGGGCAGTAGAAGAAACCAGCGTCATAAGGCGAAGAACCTTTGTAACCACAAACATAATACTGACTAGCAGCAACATTGGCAGAATACGGATCAACATAAACCTTGAAACGACCATTCATAACACCAGCGAACGTAGTAGACGTATCATCTACATTCAAGTTGTTATTAAGAGCAGGAGTGTAATCTAGTACACCAGCCATGTTCAATGCACTTGCAACGTCAGCAGATACAATCAACATGTTACCCTTACCACGACGAGTCTGTTGACCAATCGCATTGGCATCACGTTCGATAGCGAACATAAGACCTTTAAACTTCTCAACTGACCAACGACCATTTGAGTCGGTGTCAAGATCAAAGATACCAGCAGTTGTCGTATTAACCTGTGCGCCTGCAACAGCAGTAACATAAAGCGAACGAACAACTTCACGGTTGATTTCAGCAAGAATCTCAGAAGACAAAATGTTTGCCAACTCAGTTTCAGCGTCTAGACCATGAATTGCTTTCAAATCCTGTGCAAGTTCCATTGTGTACTCGGCTTTAAGGGCACGTGTAACAGCAGTAACCGTGGACTTCTCGATGCTGAAGGCCATCTGACCGAAAGCATTTGCACCAGAATCACCCAGTGCTTCAGCCTGAGCAGTCGTCATACCAGTAGCACTTACATACGTACCAGCAGAAGGACTGTCATTAAGAACAGCAGGGTTAGTTTCTGTAGCACCAACATCACCACCACCGATAGTACCGGCAGCATTTTGGTTAGAGATATCGGGCATTGACTCATCAACGAGTGCTTCTGCGCCATCTTGTGAGATGAACGAAGAACGCATAGCAAAGATCAGACCAGTTGGGCCCGTCATTGGCTGTACACCACAAACGTCATAAGCGATTAGGTTTGGCATTGCACGACGAACCAAAGAGATCAAAATTGGATCCCAAGTGTCCATCTGTCCGCCAGACATGGCGTTAACAGGAGCAGTTTCTGAGAGGTACGAAGCGTCCTCTCGCATAGCCTTTTCTTGGTTCTCTAGAATTAGAGTAGTAACAGCACGCTTGTAAGAATCCTCAATCTTTGGAAGATCGGGGTGTTCTAGGACTGGCTGCCACTTTTCTTGAAGATGTTCTGTCTGAAACATTAGTTTCTCCTTTATTTTACATCTGTTATAATAATATTATGCACTCGCCTTTTGATCACGACTGATAGCAGACATATACTTACGCATACTATCTGTCGTATCAATGTCCTGAGCGGTGCTTTCTTCCTCATAATTTAGAGTAGTTACGTCACTTGCCTGATCCTGTTTAGGGAAATAACTTTCTTTGAGAGTATTAAGTTTCTCTTTGAAAGCCTCTTCACTAGTAAACTCAACATCAGCGGTAAGGGACTTAAACTTTTCAATTTCGGTATCTGCCAAATCCACGGAAACTTCAGAAATGACACTTTCACGAACTAGATCGTTAGTCTTCGTGGAAGACTGAACATTCTTTTCAATCTCCTCATTCAAACGACTTTCTAGTTCAGAAATCTTTTCACTCTGTGCTTCGAGAACGTCATATTTCTCATCAGGCACATCGATGTAATGGTCTTCAAATAACTGTTTCAGTCCAGAAATAAAGTCTTCTGCAATCTCGCCCTTTAGGCCACGTTCGATTGCCAACTCATTTTCCTTCGTCCATTCTTCCACTACGTAATTTAGATATGTATCAACCTTGTCAGTCATTTCTTCCTTAAAGGTATCTACCTCTGCATCCTTTTGAGAAGCTGACTCTTCAACAATACGTTCTACTTCTGAGCGAATTTTTGATTTGACAGCGGCCTCAAAGATAGTTGCAGCTTTTGCTTTAAACTCTTCTGACAGGTCTTCCCCGTCAACAAGTGCATCAACATCTTCTTTGACATTGATATTTTTAATTTTTTCTTCAATCTCTTCCTTAGCAGCTTTAAGTTTAGCAAGTTCCTCTTCGGACTCTGCATTGTCTGCTTCAGCAAGTTTAGATGTATGAGCAGCAAGCATCTCTTCGATGTCGCCTTTCTTCATCTTTGCAATGTTCTCAATGTGTTGCGCCTTAGTAAGTTTTGGTGCTTCTTCAAGAACCTCGTCTCCTTCGGGAACATGAGACGCTGCAAGTTTCTGGCTTTCGCCTGGCGTAGCTTCGCCTGAACTTCCTTGTTTCACTTTAGGCTCCTGTTTTGCACCCTTATTCTGGGCGTCTTTCGTTGCGGAAGCTTTAGCAGATGCCTTCTTACCAATCTCTTTCTCAGATCGGTCTTCGTCAGCGCCTTTTTCTACACTAGCTTCTGGTTTCGCACCGCCGAGGTCTTGAGCTTTCTCGCCCTCAACTGACTCTGCGTTGTCGGCACCAGCAGCTTTCGGTGCTGGTTTCTTAGCGTTACTGACTGTTTCGTCAGCATTATTAGAACCTAGGCCTAAGTCAATTGCTTTACCCAGAGGTTTTTCTGATGCTTCCTCTAGTTCTGCAAGGACTTCCGCTTCAAGTTCCTCAATGGTTTGTTCAATTTCGTCGGACATAGGATGTCTCCTTCTCTTTGTAATATTTATTTATAAATTATAGTCTTTTAAGAAACTTTGCAAACTCCAAAGCCTCCACGTTTGCGTTACGATTCCGCTGTTTTACATCGAATTTCTGCTTTAATTCGATAAGATGAGATTCAATTAGTGCGCCATTCTGCCATACCCACTCTTTTCCTTCCATAACACCTTCAACAAAGGCATTTGGTGCGGAAGGATCAGCAACAATATCAGCAGCAGTAGCAAGGTAAAAATCATCCTTGACGTAATTAGCACCGCCCTTTGAAACTAAACTTCCCATCCCTCGACTCGATACACCTAATTTACATCCCTCATCCATAAGGGATTTCACAATTTCTCCCATAGGGGTCTTCATAATCTTCGCCTCCCCTATGAAATTCTTTCCATCTCGCTCTAAGCTTGTAGTTAGGTGTGAAACTCTTTCTAAATTCACTGTTGGGCCGTCTGGGTGTCCGAGCTCCCCATATGCCCTTTTCTCGCCGATAAAGTTTTTATTATACTTACCGACTTCTTTTTCAAGAACTTCCATTGGATATATACGTCCGTTACGGTTTTTAATGTCCGCCTGTAGAAAAATGCCCCGAATCTTGTAGTTCTTACCGCCGCTGTCATTGGCTTCGGTAATGTATTCTACTTCTTCGACTTGTTCAGAAAATAATTTTACGTTTTCCATAGCACTCTTCCTAAGTTCAATCCCATATCTTATATTTGATAGGTTGTTTTTTCTTTGTTACGAAATTGAAATCCCTTACGTGATGTTGACGCCGACTTACACCCTTTTGGGGAAATCCTACGCCCATCAACAGAATGGGTTTCTCTTCCAGTAAAGCAATATTTTGTATTGCCTTTTGATCCATACACTGACAGCACCCTGTCTTGTATCCCATCAAAGAAGCAGTTAAGTTAAGATACCCAGAAGCAATACCTACTGCAATCTGTTTATCTCTGTCAAGTTCAGCCTGTCGGTCATCACTCAACTTACCATTCATTACATACTCTCTAGTTGCCTGATTTCTGTGAATGTCACCTTCTAAGTGGTTTAAATAATTATAGTCTTCAAAAATCACCAATAAATTAGCTAGGGTCTGCGGATTTGTCTCCGTCTCACGAACCTCACTAGCGTCATAATCAGCACCTTTTCGGCCTTTAGTTGTTCCGAAACCGTAAGTGTTCTCATGAATTTCTTCAATTATGTCACGGTCTTGAATAAAGTGTACCTTGTAAAATGCAATATTTTGTTTACTAGGACAATTAGTTACTGCATGTAGTAGTGTCTTAATATCAGCCTTCGGAATGTTTTGATTCAAATCCCAGTTTCGCTGAGTATGTTGGCTGCGAATAACTGCCTTATCTATTTCTGTATGTGTGTGTGCGTTAAGCATTATACGATATTATCCCATCCAGATACTTTTCTAAGGTGTAGTATAACAGTTCCAACAGAAGCCCCAGCGGTTGAAAGGTGAACATCACCGTTAACTCCAGTGCCGGCATTATTAGGTATAGATATATTTGTCCAAGAACCGTTTCCAGTTAAAGATAGTGCAACGACATTTGAATCGGCGTTCCACTCAATATTGGTAACAGACCCGACTGACCATGTAACGCCTACAATTGAAACACGTGGGTTAGTAGCATCGCCTTTGAGTTCAGAGACATCTGCAATAACAGTTGTACTGGTCGTACCCGTAGTGGTGACTTTTACTGTGTGTTCAAAATCACTGTCACTAATTGTCTGTAGAACTAACGCCATTTAGTCTTCTCCTAGATCGTTAACATTTCTTTCTCAAAGTAATTCATAACATCCTTATTCATTACATTATGTTTCTTAGAAACGTCTTTAATTGTTTTTTCAAAGCTATTTAGGAAATCTGTCGGCTTAGCTTCCATTTTTTTGAAAATATCATCGACAGCACTCCGCATCTTAGGAGATAATCCCTTATACGCTTTGGATTTCTTATGTTCGTCCTTTTCCACAACGGTTTCTTCGTAAATCTCTACGAAATTAAGCATCGTTTTCCGCCTTTTCGTGCGTACCTACAAAACTCTTGGCCAATTCTCGACGTTTAAGTTCAAGTACTTCACCAACTTTAGCTGCAATAGATGTTTTGAAATCATCTTCTGCTTTAGAGTTATCACCATTCATTGTGGCATCTACAAATTCTCTACTCATTTTATTCTCCTTTAATAATTAATTACTTGTCACCAGAAGCGTTCGGTGTGTCAGTAGCTGATCCAGCAGCACCCGGCGCTGGTTGTTTAACGGTTGGTGTTACAGACGGTGCTGATGGGTCAAGTCCCATTGCAGCCTTAGCCCTATCATCGGCAGGCATTTTCGGATCAATTGGCATTCCCATTGGATCAACAGGAATACGTTGAATACCGTCACCACCTGGCGGTAGAATAATTCCACCATCCATTGGATCGGTTTCTGTCTCTTTCTTAATCTGATCCCGCATTGTTTGAATTTCGGAATCATTAAGATGTAATACCTTCTTCAGAACAAACTCTTTACTGAAGAATGTACCGATATAAGGTTCAATAGTACCCAACTGATTAATACGATCTTCAAGTAACTCTGATTCTTTAAGAGCGGCAAAATGACCATCCTCTAGGAAATCATATGAAATGTGTTCTTGAAGAGCTTTCCAATCCTCTTGAGCTATAATGCCTTTGAGAAGTAGTTGGGTCTTGAGTATGTCAGTGAATAGGGGAGTGAATTTCTTCCGTATTCTCTGTACAAACTTAGTGAATTTAAGTTCATCCCTAGTGATCTCAGTTGATCGGCCGAGAGAGAAACCGCTTTCGGATTCAAGTCTTGAAATCGGCACGTTAAGTGAACGATATAATTTTCTCTGAAAGTAGGTAATGTCATCAATCTCTCCAAGATTAGAACCGCCTGGCAAAGTTGTAATTTCTGTACCTCTACCACCTTCACGCCGTGGCAACCAAAAATCTTCCAACATAGACATATGATTACGATCATCACGGATTTCTCCAGTAGATGCATCATATACCATTTTGTTACGATACCTGTTCATAACGTCTTTAAGATACTGTTCTGCTTTAACCTTTGGTAGATTACCAACGTCAATATAGAAGATACGTCTCTCAGGCGCACGTGAGATACGATAGATAACTAATGAATCTTCAATCATACGCAACTGATTAACAGGTTTGATTGCCTTATGTAGATAAGACATTACCATTCCTGTGTTTTGATTAACTAGACCAGAAGGAACATAAGTGATAGAATCTGATGCTATCTTAATTCCTTGGTTGGCGCCAGAGCCTGCTAGACCAGCTTTCTCAATACCTTTATCATTGAATACAAAATACTCTTCGATAGAACGTACCATTTCAACGCCCGTCTTAGGGTCTGGACTCTTTTTTACTTCTCGTACTTTTTTGATCCGTGTGGGATCAATCATACGTAATTCTGTGATGCCCTTGCGAGGGTCTTTCGTATCAATAACCTTGTGATAGAAAAGGCGCCCATCTACGTACCATCTACGGAAAACATCATGCCCCTTGACTCCGAAATCAAGTAAACGTAATACTTCGTCAAATTCATCTCTAATTTTGCGTCTGATTTTATCTGAATAAGGAATTCTGTCTAATGAAATATGTACGGGCACATCTTCTTGATTGGCCACAATACCTTCATTGATGATGTCCTCAACAGCAGTATCGCACTCTCCCTGCTGGGAAATGTCACGATACCGCTTGATGAGATCAATCTCAGTTTTTTCTCTTCCGTCAGTGTTTAATACTTGTCCAAAGAAGCCGCCACCGGCAACCTCTACAGCACCATCGTCAGACGTTGGGGATACAAATGATTTCTCATCTTTACCCAACGCCTGATCTTTGGTTTTCTTTATACTATATCCGAATAACTCTGCCATACTAATTTTCTCCTACTTCTATTTAGTAGGTTTATAATTAGAAGTTTACGCCAGAGGCTTCAAAGTGTTGGAACCTCCACGTGACTGAGAATTCTTCAATCGCAGTAGCTTCAGCAGTATCCAACGCAATTGTTGAAACAGCAGTCGGCCAAGCACTCTTAAAGATGTAAGACTTCAGTACCGCATCATCACGATCCAACTGTTCTACAGTCAAATCACTCTGATAATCAGATGGAGCAACCACACCAGTATTATTGGCAAGATCGTTAATTCCATTAGACCATCTCTCCATAGCGTTACGGATCATAAAGTCCGTATCATTAAGGAAAGTTACGTCCCAAGTCTCAGCAGTATTTCTGTCACCAGCGATGAAAATCTGTCGTCCACGAAATGGAATACCGATTTCACCAAGAGATAGAGCAGGAAGAGCTGCCGATTTTACTAGAAAAGAAGTTCTTCGAACATCTAATCCAATTGCAATGCCTGGGGGCGGAGTAATCGTTACCCTAAATTGGTTGGCACGAGCACCACCACCAAGTAAGTTTGCTTTAAAGTCATCTATATTAGCCATGGTTAACCTCCTACCTCACTAAATGCAACACCAGTTCGTACTGCAATAAAGTTTAGGGTAATGAAGTTGATCGAACGGGCTGGTTTGATGTAAATATCACCAATAAACTCGTTACGATCAATGACTTCACCTGTATTATTAGATGAATCACAGACTACCTTAAAGTCAAAGATTCCTCGTCTTCCCTGTACGTCCCTCAAGAAAGGTTCTACCATGTTCCTAAACTGCGCCCTTGTAAATTCATCGTTGAATTCAAAGAGTTGATATTTAGAAGCAGTAGCAATCGCCTTCTCAAGTACCAAGAACAATCGGCGTACGTTAATACGATCAAATGCACTAGGTTTGGCAAGAGCAGTTTTATCACCAAAGAGTAAAACACCTTGGCCTGGGAAGTTCGTAACAGGATTAATTCTGGCACGATATAGTTGATCCCTTTCACTGTTCTTCGGGTTGTAAGAGAGTTTAATAGCACCACGAACATGTCCACGGTTATATCCAGCAGGAGAATACCAAGGATCGGCAACTTTATCTGCATTAGCACATAATCCGCCCATATCACCATTTAGTGGTACGTAACGATAAACATCTGCATACTTGTCATACATGTATTTGTAACCACTATCGTACACTATGTAAGAGGACGATGGCAGTAGATTAAACGCATCTACGACATTAGAGGTTTGCGTGATAGTGGAAGCAACACCAACTGTAGCGGCACGATATGGAGAGATAAATCCTACACAATCTTTACGTAATTCGCAAAGATCAGTAATCATTGTTCCATGTGTGTCCATACCAGCAGCACTGTTAGTAACACCACCAGAAGGCCCAGCAAGTACTAAGTTAATATCAAGACTTTCTACGTCTGAGAACAGATCGTAAGCAGTTTTGAGTTCACCGTTACTTACTGCATAATCGTCCGTTCCACCAGTAAGTTCTGCGATAGCAATTGTACTTACGGCAGTCATAGCAGCAGTTACATCTGTTCCCCAGTTAGTTCCAGCAGCAAGATGATCACCCCAGTAAATATATTGAGAACCCCTAAAGATTACATCAACATAATAGTTTGATCCACCCTGTGCAGTCTTAGCAGCAGGATTCTTACTTACACTGTCCCAGCGTTCAAGTACAGCATTCGTTGCCTGACCAGCAACATCATAGTCATACCCAGTTAGATCACCAGTAGTGTCATACACAACAATGTGCATTTCATCACCAGTACCACGGGTATTATCAGTTGCCCAAGCAGAAGTTCCAGGCGCCCCGTTAAAGAGGTTGTAGAAAGCCCAGCGTCTTCGGATGAAAGAATCATCGGGAATTGCAACGGCAAGACCAGCACCATTCGGATCACCAGCAAGGCGAATCGTCAGTTCGTTGGTAGCGATAGCAGTAACTTGATACTCATTTCCTTCATCACCAGGCACATGAGTAATAGAACCGTTAGTGGAAGTAAATGTGAGCAAATCACCGATATTAATTGCAAAACCAGAGGCATCTGCATCATCAACACTGATAACATTTTCACCAGCAGTTGCAGAAGCATCGTTTACTTGGTTAGAAGTACTCAAGTCCTGTTCATATGCTGTAGCAGATGGGCAAGTCTGAATACCAATTGAATTACCATGAGTTCCAGCAGTACGTGCATACCAATCGTTAGAAGTTACTTGACCGTCACCAGTTTCGGCCCAGAAGTCGTGTAGATAGTGATCATCGTCACGGATTAAAACACCAGATGCTTCACCAGCATTTAGGATTCCAGAACCGGCACGAATCACCTTTAGTTGATCGGAATAAGCAAGGAAGTTAGCGGCTGTGAACCACCACTCAAAGTTACTAGCATTTGGTTTACCAAACACTTGCAACAAATCTTGTTCACTCCCAATGGTCGTAATGGAAGAAACTGGGCCTTTAGCGAACGGGCCAGCAATTGCACCAACAGTGGTAGCAACGGCAGGCACAATATTCGTAAGGTCAATCTCTTTTACATGTACGCCAGGAGATGATAGAAAAGACATATTTTGTTCTCCTTCTTTTTTAACAAGGGATAGTTTTCTTATCTGTTATTAATAATATTTATAAAAAAAAGAATCCTAAAGAGTGTTTTTATATGTGTAGTCTCTTATAAATAAAAGCATGGTAAATGCTCATTATGAAAAATATAAGGATACGATTAAGAAGGTTGCTAGACGCAATTATCGTAAACGTATTGTTATCTTGAATGAATATTTAGGAGATAAGCACTGTAAACACTGTGGCGAGTCTGAGACGGTTTGCCTCAAGTTTTATCCACATAACTCTGAAATCCGTAAACTAACCAAACGAGTAGGAACTAGTAATGAAAGCAGACAAGAAGTGTTCGCCCTTATTCGTGAATCATTTGTTGTTTGCTCCAATTGCTGGATTAAGCTCGACAACGATCTAATTGAATTTATTACAGGAGTATGATATGAAATTCATTATTGCGGCACTAGTATTAGTCGCCATGACAACTACATCTTTAGCTGAGACGTTAGGGACTACAAAGGGCAGTGCTAATGCACAAACTGGCCTTGCACTTGCGAAAACTATGAGAGCGGCTGGATTAACATTAACCCCCATCCCTCATCGTGGTACTCAATCTTATCTTGAAAAGGTTGATAATAAAGAACTAGACTTTGGGATTAGCAATCCTACGGACTTTTATTGGGGATACACAGGTATCCGTACATCAAAAAAAGCACACAAAAATCTACGTTTTGTGGCTAATTTACACTTCTTCCAGACAGGACTTGCTGTTCGGGATAACTCAGGCATCAAAAACTATGATGATCTAAAGGGCAAACGAGTGCCTTCTGGATTTCGTGGAGCGCCTGGATTCCATTGGAATATTAAACACAAACTACTTAATTCTAACCCCGCTCTAGTGTGGGATGACGTTAAACGTGTACCAGTAACTTCTTTGCCAGGCAATTGGAACGCCTTTCGGCAAGGACGGGTGGATGTGACTATTGTTGCTATTGGTGCAGGCCATACTAAGAAATTACATGCTGAGGCTTTGAGTGACGGTGGTATCCGTGTTTTATCTCTCAATGGAGGAGAAGCAGAAAAAAGGTTGCTACATGGTTGGAAAAACTTTTCTGTAACCACTGTACATCCTAAGAAAAGAACACCAGAAGTAAGGGGTGCAACACGTGTACTAACATTCCCTTATGTCTTATGGGCACATAAAGATGTGCCTGTTCCAGTTGTTTCGAGCATGGTTATTGCTCTTTACAACAATGCTGAGGTTTATAAGAAATCGTCTAAGATGGTTAGCGGTTTCGACAGGAAGAATATGTACTCTAAAGAAAGCGGAGTTCCTATTCATAATGGCGCTAGATTTGCGTATAAAGTATTGAAGTTAATTGACTAACTTTTTACTACCCCTCTTTCTATTGGTAAGCGTATCTGACATAGATTTCTATGTTGGATACCCTACCTTTGATGAGCAGTGGTTCGTTCTGATACTATTCACAGCTCTAGGACACGCTTACAAACGATATAGTCTACTACTAGTTTCTATGGGTGTGGCTATGTGGTTTGCATATCCATATCTAACAGAATACGCAAATTATGAAAAAACTCTGTTAAACTTTATATCAATACCTCTCTGTTTGCTCGTTGTTTATGCTTGCTTTAAGACAAGCGGCAAAGCGTTCGGCATAATATTAATGTGTTTTCTTTCATTTCCCCTCTTGACAGATAGGAATTATTATGATATAATATCACATATCGTTATAGATAACACCGCTATGCTTGGTATGTCAATGTCTATTATGTGTGGTATTGTATTCTTATTTGTTCTTGCTGGACAATTCTTGGTAAGATTTGGAATTATAGACTACATTATCAAATTTATCTTACAACATGTTCAATCGCCCGGCAAGGTAGCAATCCTTTCCTCAGCAGTATTTGGTAGTGTCTCTGGTAGTGCTGTAGCTAATGTAATGAGTACAGGGCAACTCACAATACCCCTAATGATTCAATGTGGATATAAAAAACACAAAGCAGCTGCATATGAAGCAGTTGCTTCCACGGGTGGTCAACTAATGCCCCCCGTTATGGGCGCAGCTGCATTTCTCATGGCAGAAATACTTCAAGTATCTTATTGGACAGTGGCACTCTCGGCACTTGTACCAGCAGTATTGTTCTATACAGTGCTGTTCTGTTCAGTTCCTAAAGGAAGAATTTCAATGGCAGGGGATTTTAAAAAAACGGCTTCGGTATCCCCTATCGCTGATAGCATGTATGGTCTTATTATACTATCTGCGGCCATCGGTCTTATAATAGGGATAATGGATCAAACTGGACTTAGTTTTCATATTACATCTATACTTAATGTAGCATCTGGAGGTAATACGTTTTTTCTCTTGACATTAGTCGCAATATTGTGTATAATACTTGGAATGGGTATGCCGACTAGTTCTACATACCTTATTGTAGCAATCGTAGCAGCACCAACTCTAGTAGATGCTGGAATCACTGAAATCTGGGCACATATGTTTGTATTGTATTTTGGGGTGTTGTCGATGATAACTCCACCTGTCGCATTATCATCTTTTACTGCGGCAAAGATAGCAGGCGCTAATCCTATCAGAACCGCAATAACTTCTATGTTTATTGCTTGGCCCCTCTATATAATGCCGTTTATATTCGTGTGGTTTTAATTACCAATCAGTCCCGTAATCTCGTACTATAGGATTCCATTTAGTACCATACTCATCTACCATTGTACCTACATTATCTTCTTCTAGACCATTAATTACAAATCCAAATGGAGCCATGTCCTGTTCTAGTGCGTCTTGTTGTTCTCGCATCATAGTCCTTCGAATATCTTGATCAGTTAATTCTTTGAAGTATTGTTGATCGGCGGCCCATGCAAATATGAACAGACAGGCAACTAGATCATCTGTACACCCGTCATCTGCTTCGTGAGATGATCCCTTCACAATAAACGTAGACAGTTCACTAATTATTTCTAAATCTTGAACTATGAGCTTGTCATCTTCGACTAACTGTTTAAGATTAGAACAACCAACCTTTTTTGTCGCCTTTGTGGTTCTTACCCCTAATTGTGCTTTACCACCAGAGAAGCCACCTCCAAGTACCTGTCCCGCTCGCCCACGCATACTAGCCATAACAAGGTTGTCATACTCCAAGTCAAACTGCATAGTGTTTGCAACCTGTTCTCCAATGTCATTTACTTCAATCAAAACGTATGCTGTGTTGTATGCCCTAGCAGCATCGTATATCTTCGCTGGGAATAGAAGGGGTTTTATTTCGTTATCTCTGTACTTTGCAACAATTTTAAATGGAACCTCAGTTATATCAAACATAACAAAAGCTGAGTAATCTAGAGATGTGCCACGTGAAACGTCTGCTGTTAACATATACGTGTGATCTTCAATAGGTTTTTCGTACACATCGAACCCAGCATTAGATTGAGCGGGTTGTACATATGCAAGGGTCTTCAACTTTCTAGAGGATATAAGCGTATCAATAGAACCAAGGAATTCACACTCAAACTCAGTATTAAACTGTGACTCTGAGGTATTCTTGATAGTTTCTTTTTTCCATGCTTCATCACGCCCTGGCACTTCGCTCCAATGAACCTCTATCGGTACATAACTGTTGCGGCCTTCTTCTGCATCCGTCCACATTTTATAAAACATATTCATTCCATGTGGGGTGGAAACGATCATCACCTTTGAGGTTTTACCAGAGGAGATGGTGGGATAGACGGAGCTGAAGAATTGTTCAGCCACATTAGCGGGAACGTAAGCAAACTCATCAAGGAAAATAATATTATAAGACCCGCCACGCACCGCACTAGCAGAAGTAGAAGACGCCAAAATCTTAGAACCATTCTCAAGCTCTAGACTTCCTTTGTTCCATGACATTACTCCTTGTTGTAACCACTTGGGTAAATGTTCGTAAGCGAGTTGTAATCGTGATAGTAAATCACGGGCAACAGCCGCCTTGTTCGCAAGTATAGCAACATTCACAGAATCATTAAACAAAACATAATGAAGGAGATAAGCAATAATGGTTGTGGACTTACCAGATTGCCGAGGTAATTTACAGATAGTAAAACGATTACTATGAAAAGTACCTACCATATCCTTCTGAAAGTCGTACATCTTGAAAGGCACTAGACCTTCATCAAGAGATACAATCTTAATGTAATTCATAATAAAATACGCTGGGTCTTCCATACACAAAGCGTATTGTTCTAATTCTTCCTTAGTCCACTCTTGAGTGACATTAGCCCTCTTGAGATTTGGATTACCAAGATATACGGTGTCATTCATTTTATCGTTATAAACTCTCTGTTTTTAATATGCTCTTCAGCAATATCATCTTTTGATTGTCCCATATACCGTACTGCATGATGTTTCTCAATCATGTATTCGTTAATGGATTGGTCTGCAAAGTCAGTAGTACGCCACAACTCACCAAGGATGCGGCCGTACTTTCCAGCTTTATCCTTATGAGTTTTCAACATAATCAACTCATCATCGAGCATGCCAGTTAAGTAATCTTTCGCAGCATACCCATATTTCTTTTCTTCTAAATCTCTAGTCCTAGATTCTGGAGTATCAATGCCGAACAATCGAATACGTTCTTTCTTCATCCAAATTCCAAAGCCCAAATCAATGTCCACATCTACGGTGTCTCCGTCTACAATGTGTACAACTTTACAAGCATATTCGTGCATCTCTCTTCTCCTATTTTAACTATTTATGCGAATAGGTTCCATAGTCTTGTATCTATCCCAAACTGGCTTATTAAATAAATCCCATTTTGGTACGTCTGTTGGCATGATAGGGAATATCTCTCCATCATCTCCAAACGGATAATAGTCACCGTTATCAAATACAACTCTATTCTGGTTTCTAAAAGGAAAGGTTTTAAAGCTCCCCATAGTCTTAGGTAAACTTTTTTCTTTTGTCTTATTCATCAAGTAATTTGAATCTGGATTAAAATCATAGATGTACTTTTTAGAAGGCCACTTGTATGTTTTGTACGTTCCCTTATGCTTCAGATGATGATTAGTCATACTCCATATCTGAAACTCTGGATCGTTGAAGAAAGCAACCAGATTTTTATATCCAGATGGGTCTTCTAGGAATCCAAACCAACGGCGTTCTATCCACTGCCACTTGGTTGTAAACGCTAACCACCATGCGATATCAAAAGGATTTTTAATCTCAAATGGACAATGAGTGATATGTTCCTCAAGATAATCCATGAAGCGTCCTCTCATGGGACTGTCTTTGTATATGAAGTTTACATCTTCAAAGTCTAGAAATGTGTGCCAGTGATCATCTAGTTCTTCTATGTGTTTTTCAATGACGAATGTTCCGTACATAGGATCACCACACTCACCGTTGACATTTAACACCTTACCATTCCACAGAGATTTCTTTGCTAGTAGAGTTTCCTTAGTAGCCCACTCTATATTCAAGTTCTTTATTTTTTCGTAGTAGGTAGGATTTTCTTCAACAGATTGTTTGCTCATCCAGATACTAAGCGTGTCTTCTGGTTTCTTAGTTCGTATAAGAGCAGTAAGAGTTGTGGTGCTGTCTATACCACCAGACCACCAACATCGAATAGGTTTTCCCAGGGCCCATAACTCTTGAGCTCTCTGGTCACATATATCTCCGAATTCTCTATTCCAGTTATTTGGGATTTTTGGGATAGGATCGAAATCTACGTTGAGATTGTTGTCTCTACCAAGTCTATCATACGGGGCATCTGTTTCAACCAACACACCTAAACCATAGATGAAGTTGTTGAACAGTTCCCCAATATGAGTGGATTCATAGCCAGAAATATCCTCTAAATCTAAAGGATTATAAAGTTTTAGTTCTGGACGTATTCCGTATGTTCTTGTTAGAGAACAGTGATTAATTATTTTCATGCATCATATTTGATACTTTGAAGTAGCCCTGGCGTAAACATATCATCATATTTTTCATACATATACTCAGTTGCCTCTTTGAAACGCAGACGTTCCTTATCAGACATGGTGACTACCTTAATGGTATCTTTCTCACATTTGGACTTAACAATGTCAATGTCTTCTACAGACCAGACACGTTCTGCCCTAGCTGCATCAAAAGATGCATCTTCAATTTCGGTTTGCAGCTCAAGATCAAGAGTGTTCCAGAAATCCTTAGCAACAAGAATTGTAGTAAGGAACAATGAATGTTCTGCATCGTTGATTGTGTCCATGAACTCATTCTGTTTCAAACCATAGAAACGGGGATAAGTAGACTCACCACCAACAATGATATCACCCTGTACACCTTCGTTGATCTGCTCAAGTTCCATAGGAACAGGGACAGCACCAACAGCACTAAGAGTTTCTTCTGCGATAGGAGATTTGTTGCAACGCAACTTCTGACCTTCAAAGTCTTCAATCTTGTGTAGTTCTACGTTAGCAGGGATCATTCGAAATCCACCAGAGTAGGTAAACGCAAGGCCTTGAACATTACTGTTCTTATTAAGACCAGCAAGGAGAGACTTGCCGATATCACCCTCAAGCACTTCTTTTGCGTGATCGTGATCTTTAAAGATGAACGGCATATCTAGGGCCCACATATCTTTTGCGTGAGTACGTCCAAGAGTAGAAGTATACATCTGAGACATTTCTATCTCACCGTCCTCCATCAATTGAAGAAGATCGTGTTTTGTGATCTTCTCGCCAGGCTTGTACTTCTCGGCATATTCTGATAGAGTTAAGATTTCCAAGTTAATAGCGCCCGGCATCTTCTCTTCCATAGTTGCTTTAAAATGTTTTGCAGCCCTAAGAAATAATTCAATAGGTTCGTGTGCTAGCACCCAACGAATGGTTTTCATAATAGTCTCCCTTTATCTGTATCTATTTATAATACAATCTTGTCTGTATCAGAAGAAACTTTCTTCCAATCAAACCGATTCCAGAGTCTTTCGTGACATATATACAAAATACTGTTAATGACTAGAGCCATTAAACCCACTACTAAACCTTTCATCCAATCCCCTGTGACAATCCACCCAATAAGACTATTGGTAATCATCATCCAACTTCTCCAAGTAACAGCTTTAGCAATTGTTCTTGGTAATTTTTCAAACCATTTTGGTTGTGTAAAACTCATAATATTTTCACTTTCCTTTTAACATTTTCTGCAATTCAGCAGTTGACCCTACAAATAGGGCATTTGTGACGTTCTTCGGCGCATTGCCTGGAACCTCTTTTAGTTTCTTCATTTTCTCTTGAAGATCGCCTAATTTCTCTGTTACTTCTGCAACATTCTTTATCAGTTGTCCCGCTACTTCGTACGCTCTGGGGTGTTCGCCTTCTTTAGCAAGCATGAGTATTCCATCAATTGCGGCACTCCCTTTCTCGACCAAAGCATAAAACATCTTTCTTTGATGAACATAATCTGCTTCGATGTCATCATCATTTCCATCTGTAAGCTCCGCTGGATATCTAGAAGTTGGGCCGATTACCTCAACTTCTTTAGTAATCTCTTCGACTACACCAAGAGCTTCACCTATCGGATCAGAAGACATTACTTGTCGGTTCCACTTTCTGGATCATAGGACTTCGCATCTTGGAAGAATGAACTAGATTCGTTAAAACCAAAATCATCTTCTGCATTAGCAGTAGCGGGTTTTGGACTAACCGTATATCTTTGTTCCCTAGTAGGTGTCTTATCTGGCATGTCAGCGAATGAATCTGCCTGAACAGTTTTGATAACCTTAGTGGAAGTGACTGGCCCGTAGAGATAGAACTTAGCAGTCATTTGCAAAGAGTAGATTAAAGTCTGTCTACTCTCAAACTCGCCTTGATAAGTATCTTCATACGTAATACCACCCAACACTACGGGCACATCTCGTTTGATTCCCATATCAGTATTGTCATTAATAGTTACCGTATAGTCTGGTTGAAAGTAAGGTAAAATCTGTTCTACAATTTGTAGAGCATCATCAGATTGCTTTGCCATGATATATAAATCAAATTCAATATTATAAGGCACAGGCATATACTGTGTGTCTAGTTGCTTAGAAGCGCCACTCTTAACTTTCTTAAACTGTTGTACACGGTTTAGTTTACGAGCAGGATCATAAGTCAGACCCTTAATCTCAAAACCAATACGAGGCAACGTAACAGCAACTTGTTTCGTAAGGTCTGCGTCTTCTCGCAACCTAACCAGAAACTTTTGTCTTGGGCCATAAGCCAAGGGAACCTTCATTGACTGTGCAATGTTTCCTTCGTTGTCTTTTCGTACTAAATGTATATCGTTAAACATGCTTCCAAAAGCGATAACCACTTTTCGAATTGTTTCGTGATAAAATTGTTGTCCTAACATAATTAACTACTCCCAGCATCACCGAATGGATTTTTCTCAGAGAAGTCTAAGATCGTATCATCCAATTCGTCAAATAATTCATTTTGTGCAGACTTATCTACACTATTAGTGTTTACACCACCTGTTCCTATTATATAGTCCTCTGAAATTAACCAGCCTCCATGACCAGTATCGATATTGTGTTCCATAAGAATACTCTCACCAACTGAAGTTGAGTCATCCTCACCTATAATATTATCGCCATCCTCATCTGCAATCAAACCATTATCAGCAAATAATTCTAATCTGAATGGTTCATTCTGAGCAGTAGTTTGTTCTAATGAAATTTGATAACCAAGGGTGTCAGTAGACAAGGCATCTTCGATAGCATCAATTGCAGATATACCAGTATCCAGTGCTTCTGAACTGTATTCATATAAACGACAACGCATTTTATATACAGGGTTGTTGTCTAATTGATTGAAAGGATCGTCATGATCCACAAAGTTGATCTCAAATAATTTCTTTAAGATAGGGTGGTAGATTGCATCGCCTTCTAGGGGTCTGTCGGAATCAGAAACATCTGCCTCTGAAATAAGAAACCCGCCGTCTAGCGTTGTTAGCGTTCCACTCTCCATCTCAATTGCTCCAGATGAAGAAGTGTCTGTTCCACTCTCTATTGTAATCTGTTTAGTCTTATCTTGAAAACGATTCTTACTTACGACAAAGGTTGCCTCACTCAAATTCTGTAAACCAAATTGGCTCATCAATTCTTGCTGGCCAGCAAATCCAGATTGATTGTCTTCCATATACATTTCTATAGGAACCTGTGTTTGAAACTTAGATAGAGAATCTTCACCAAACACAGTGTCTTCTGCAACAAGAGTACGATCTAGATAATACACATCATGCCCGTGGATTTGAATTGCTTCAGATACAAGGTTAGCATATAGATTCTGTTCTGACGTAACAGCAGTCCGCCCACTGGTGTGAAAGTGTTTATTTACGGCCATTTTTTATCCTACCGCCATAAGTATTGGAGGTTCGTGTAAGAAGATTGTTTCCTCTAACTTGGTAATCTCCTCAAGCGCTTGGGAGTAAATGGTTTCACCGTTCATGGTAACACCACCTAGCATTGCAACGCCACTAAACTTAGATAGGTTTGCACCCCATTGTTTCTTAATAAGAGCAGTCGCATATCGTTTCAGTAGAACATCATCATACACATTTGTAAATGTTGCTGGGTCTAGTTTTCGGAAACACTCAATAACAATGTAGTCTTGACCAGCAACAAAATCAGTAGACCAATCGGCATCAATATATAAACGATTTTGATGTTGGTTAAATCTGATAGGTGCTTCACCAATGAGAATGTGTTCTAGGAAATCTAGGTTGTTCTTCATCATCTCATACTGAATAACAGATGTAGATGAGAGATCAAACAATTCGTTTAGGTGTAACTGATAACGGGCATCAAACATGTTTGCCCCAGTACCAGTACCAGTAAGAGGAAATACTTGAACGACAGAAATGACAGAAGTTGGCAGAGGAATATAGTTTCCACCTTCTAACCAACTCGCAGTAATAGTGTCATCTGCTGGATCGGTTCCAGTTGATGCTGTGTTAGATGTAGCTCTAGTTACATCTGCTTGTGTGATAAGATGTTTTAAGTACATCCTTTCAATTCCCTCATAGTGATATTGAGAGAAATACTGAATCGCTTCATCAATTCGATCATCCGCTTGGGCATCTGATATGTTAATATCAATAACACCATCACCCAATGAGCGTAAGCAGTATTCTTTGAAAGTAGTCTTACTTGTTGGAATGGCCATATACTATCTCCTGTCCTCTATTTATATATTATCTGGCGGGTAGCCAGACAATTGGGCCCAAATTCTACCTTTTGGTCTATCCACTTACCTCTTTTTTTGAATCCTACCTTCTCGTAAGACCCCAAAGCGGTTTTTCGTGGCATACTCCATATCCAATGACAGTCTTCGCTTTTACCTTGAACTATTGCTTGTAACAAAAGAAGTTGGCCAAATCCCCTACCTCTATGTTGTTCACTTACCCACAATCCTCTAGAACGATAAACTTTCTCACTTGTTTTAAATCCACTATTCACTCCAACAATTTCATCATCTATCTTCAAAGCAAAGAAACTGGGGACATACTTATCGAATATCGAACTGTCCTTTATTATATCTTTTGGTTGCCTCCAGCACAGACTACTCATAGGTTCAATTGCACTAATCCTATTGGGCCACAGTCTGTCACGCCAGACAGGAAACACTTCCTCGAATGTAGATTCAATAACTTTCATAGTTATATATAGGTACATGAGAATAGGGTTAATTGCAACGTCTAGGAGTGGTAGCACGTATTTCCGTAGGTTCCTTTGCAACACCTTCGGACTATATGACCCTGCCTCATGGCTAAAGAAGAATGACTATAAAGATATAGATGAGCAGAACTGGGCAACACAACCACACCTTCTTAAAATCCTTCCCCACTACCTACCAGAAGATCAACACTTCGGGGAAATGATTAGTGGATTTCCCTGTATCTGGTTGTATAGAAAAGACGTACTATCACAATTTTTGAGTCATATAACACGTTTACGAACAAAAGTCAACCACATTCATTACGCATCTGAGAGGCCAGAGATTAAAGATAATAGTCTCATAGCTACCAAAGAAGAATATGATAGGTTTATGACTAAGCTAGAACAGTTCTGGGATTTCTATTATACTCACAATGAAGGAGCTCTAGTAGCGTTTGAGAATTTTCTAGATGATCCTTTAAGTACTCTTGCTCATCTACAAGAGCAGTATGGATTAGAGGTTGATAACACTGTGCAAACTGTGTTAACAATTAAGATGGGCATAGACTATGAAAAGAAATTTGAAAATATTGAAGAGATTAAAGGGTGGTTTGAGTGAGTGAATATTGCATCGTCTGTACTCCCCGTTCTGGTTCTTACTATTTTCTTAAGCAGTTTGCTAAAGACAAAGACCTAGTAAATGGTAATGAATGGTTTGGCCGAAACAAAATGGTTAATCTCCAACTAAAATCAGAGCTTAAAACTAAGACTGTGGATATTAATTGGAATGTTAATGAAGATTTGTTAACAGATATTGAAATGCGTGTGCGTCTAAATCATCTCCACAATTTCCCCCTACCATATGTTGTTAAGTGTATGCCATTACAATTAACCAATACCCCCAAGAAATGGAAGCTTCCTGTAGAAAAGAGACTTGACATTGCTGAGAAAATACTGAAAGATTTCACTCTAATTTGGTTTCAACAACACGATAAAGTATCTCATTTTTGTTTTGAACAAACGGCCATGTTTTGTAGTATGCCTGGATATCCTGCTCCAAGAGAATTTTGTACGTATAATTATGAATGGAGAACAACCCCAGAACCACATTCCTTTACAGGTTCAATCGAGCAGATGCATAAATACAAGGCAAGAGAAGAATTCACAAACATGCTTATGTCCAGACTTGAGCATACTGTTGTTACATATGAAGAATTAGATAAGGATGGAGTAATACCTTATCCAGATTATTCTGAAATATTTACGAATTACAAGGAGATAGAAGAATGGTTACTTTAGATCAAATGATAAAGGGCCAGCACGTGCCAGGCGAACAGCTCGCTCATACTTATGGTAAGGGTGGGCCTATAATGCCTAGTCGTAAATTCAACGAGCAACTTGGAAATTTGTTGGGAGAATTACACAGTACCAATCTCAGAGTCAAAGGTATCCGTCCACACCAAATGCACTCTGTAATAAAGTCTTTAATGCCGATGGCAACTAAAGACGAATATATAGAAGATGCTTTGTTTGACTTAGCAGAACTAAAAGGGCCTTTGGGTGAAGAACGGTGTATAATTCATGGAGACTTGTGGAGACAGAATATTTTTGTAGATGAGCAGGGAAATCTTACTGGACTAATAGATTGGGAAGCAAAATCCAAATGTAATCCTCACTGGGAATTTAGAATGGTTCACCGTTGGATTGGTTGGAATGGACTAGAAGAATTGCTCACTCACTACCACAAGCATGTCCCTTGGAAAATTGATATTGATGTTGTTGAAGTATTGAACAGAGTTTCTATTGCTAACTCTATTAGAATACGAGAGGAGCGAGGCCTTCTGCGTCACGATGAACCAGATGCTATACAGAAATTTGAACGAATGAAAATGACTGACGCTCAAGTAAAAGGTTATATGACTATACTGATCCAGACTAGACCAAGTGTTGATGTAGAATGGTCAGAGCAATCAGAAGATCACAAAGCACATATTATGGAAACATATAGAGATACTGGCAAAATGATTACAACCAATACGATGATGTCTAAGGATGGATTGTCAAAAACGTCTCGTACTATATTTAAAGACAAGTCAGCCAACATTGATTATCTAGAAGACCCAGTGATTGTGGCACGAAGAGAATTGCTGTCTCAGTATAATAAAGAACAAGGTATAGAATCATTTGTTGAATAAACTAACCAGAGAAAGCAAGGTAACTGCCTAAAAGCATCCTTGTGCCTGTTCTAGTAATTCCGTTTGCATCTTCATACACTTTTCGAGCAGCCATCTGAGTTTTTACATTGGATTCCGCTAACCATGCATTTATCCCATCCCTGTCTACAAATTGTCGTACAGAAGTAAGAGTTGTCTCATCAGCAGATTCAGTAGCCGACCATGCAGAAGTTTTATTGGTGTCGATATAATTTGTATCACGCCAAGCTAAAAAGGCAGTCCTTGCATCATTATCAACTTCATGGAACCACGGTGTGCTTGTGTCATCTCTAACTGCGACAGACGTTGTAGTTAATGTAAAAGCCATTATTAATCTCCTCTTGTTCTATTTATATTTATATAGCATTAGAGAACAATGTGTGTTCTTTGGTCATATATTCCATCATATTGTCTCTATTTACAACAGTACCATCGTCCATAACACCAAGAACATTAAAGTCTGGAGCCAGTGGTAACTTAAACATTTCATTTATATCTGATACAGTAGTTAATGTCTTACCGATATTATAAGAATATTCTTTATCGCCCGACATTTCATAAACAAAATTTCTTACCCAAATCTTGCCCTCTTTGTATCTCTGAGGGTCAGCCAATAGACCAGAGTTGTACCACTTCATTTCTCCATCCATATGGATGTTTATAGCATACTGTAATATTCTTTTATCAAAAAACAAAGGCTGGAAATTATCCATAACTATTTTATCACATTCAACATTACGTAACATTCTCCAAGACTGTGTTAGATATGTGTGACTAGTAATACCCCACCATCGGTCTTGGTTCCACTGCCAGTTGTCTGGATGATCTGTAGTGGGTGGTTCATTTGGCCCTAGTATCTTATATCCGTTCTTACTATTCTCATCTCGTTTTGAGTGTCCCATCATTTGAGTGTAACCATCAGCACCAAACAATCTATCTGCTTCATTACCAGATGTGAATACATTTTTACTAGGGTCACAACAACCATTTAGATTTGTTGTCATTTCCCATTCCAAATTACTAACAATTTTATCAAAAAGATTTTTGTTGTTGGTAATGCAATGATCTCCTGCCATCCAAATCTTCAGCTGATCTTTGGGACATACTTCATTAAAAGCAAGAACTACAGCTGAACTATCTATCCCACCAGAATACAATATTTCAATAGGTTTTCCTTGATCCCTTATATCAGCGGCTCTCTCTAATAAGATATCTTTAAGAGAAGGCAACCCCTCTGTATATTCATACTTCTGGCCAGCACCGTTAAAATGTGATTGTGCCATAGGAAACAAATAAGTATCCTTTTGTTCTAGGTCATTAAGATACCAGTTAGCTGGGCGAGAGTACTTCTTCAGATCAGAATTCTCTTTATTATAAAGTTCAAAGAATCTCTTCAAAACAGATTCGTCTACCCAAGAGGTATCCCATAACATCTTCTTATTGGCAAAAAATATTCTCCAAGCATTTTTGAAATCATTACTTACATAGCAGAATTTTTTCATATCGTAAAAGACTCCCTACAGACATATTCCATTAAATTTTTTCTATTAACAACTGTACCATCTTCTGTTATTGCTAACACCTTCAAGCGCAATGGCAGAGGAACAGACTGCCTTTTATTAAGATCAGTTGCAGATGAAATAGTCTTATGCATGTTATATGATACCCAACTATTTTTAGTTATATCAAATATAGCGTCACGTATCCACATCTTTCCATCTCTAAATTTCTTCTCATCTGCTAAGGCTCCACAGTTGTACCACTTATGTTTCTTTTGGATATGTAGATTGATAGCAAATTGTAACATCTTTCTATCAAAGAACATGGGCTGGTAGTTGTCCATATCAATCTTATCACATGAAATGTTTGCCATCATACGAAAAGATTGCATAAGATATGTGTACCTAGTTATACCCCACCACCTGTTTTGGTTCCATTGCCAATTTTCATCAAGTTCATCAGTTGGAGCCTTTCCCCAATGTTCTTGGTAATCAGCACCATCTGGTTTAGAGTATTGAGTCATTAGAGTATAACCAGTAGACCCGAATAAACGATCTGCTTCATTGCCTGTGACAAACACATATTTGCTAGGATCACAGTAACCATTTAAATCATCAGTGAATGTGTGATCCAAATGTTTTACAATATTATCAAACATCCAAGGATTTTGCTTTACAGGATCAGTCTGATCTTTAGCTCTAAAACCAGCACCACCTTCGCCAGTTCTTCCCATGACAACTTCAATCTGATCTTTAGGACAAACCTCATATAAAGCAAGTAGTGCTGCAGAACTGTCAATTCCTCCAGAATATAATACTTGAATTTTTCTACCCTTGTCTCTAATAGATATCGCTTTTTCCATAAGAAGGTCTGTAAATTTCTCTGTCAGATCAGCAGTCCATTCATATTTCTGGGGCTCACCAAAATGTTTCATACTCATGTTGAATACAAGCTCAGTCTCACCTTCTATATCATTAAGGTATGCAGTATGAGGCCTTGTGTATTTTCTAAGCATATGTTGTTCTTCTTGAAGTTTAAATTCAAGTTGTTCTTTAAAGTCTTCATCTACCCAAGAAGTATCCCAGACCTTCTGAGTATTCTTGAAGTACATACTCTGATATAGAGTACGAAACTCATGACTAACGTAAACGAATTTGTTCATAGTATTCCCATTCATGAGGCTTGTTATTTCTGTGTGTGAAGTGTACGAATTTGATATCTGGATGAAACTCACCACCAAGGAATATATAGTCGTTCCCTGTTATCTCCCGATACTTACGTGTGATCTGTACTTGCCATGTAGTCATACTCCTACCTACAATATCGGAGTCTACAACCCAGCGAGTAAACCATTCTTTGGGTAATGTGATAAGTTCTAATTTTTGTAATACTGAGTCTTCGACAAAGTACTGCTCTCCATTAACAGGGCCTTTTGTAACCCCATTATCAATGTAGTGTCTCTGCCACCCGTGTATATCTTTCATAAACTTATCGTAGATATACTTACAGTCCTTCGGATAGTACTTAAAGAATCCACCGTTGATAGAGTAACCTTCTTTCTTTGTGTCTCTCCACCAGCCAGGCATTGCAAGGAATTGTCCACGCATAATAGGATAGTCAAATATTCTTTCGTAGTCGCCCATGAGAAGAACATCTATGTCCATGACACAAATAGGCTCATTTTGATCCAACTGCATACCCCACATCTTATTCCACTGTAAGGTAACTCTTTCATCATACGGCTCATGCATCCAATGTATGTCATATTTGGATAGTTTTTTATTCAAATAGTCTTCATACTCTGGGCCATACTTATCACCAATTCTTAATGCTAATATCTTCATATTCTTATTTTCTGTTTGCCGGGCCGAGTTCCCTTTAAGTAGAAATATTCGGTGTTCTCTTGTAGCAGTTTAACAAGTCTTTCATAACTTTCAACTAGTTGAGATAAAGACCAACAAGCATGTACTATATGATATCCGAAAATATTACTACAATCCATAAACACACGCTTCCCCTTTATCTTATCTATAAAATTCTCAGTTGTTGTATATCCCGATTTGTTGTGTATGTCGGAGTGATCTGAGTAAATATTGGTCGGCCGATACCAATCGGGATCAGACATACACACCAAATCCATCAACCAAAAATCAACTTTATAGTTATCAGACATTTTACCTTGTAGGGCTTGTAGTTCTTCCCAAGTTCCAAAAGTCTCAGATCGTTTTTTAAGTTCCTTGCCATTAGAAAGTTGATTGGAATTAAACGTAATCATATGGGTTCTAGTTTTACCATTTTTGCGATTACCCACGCCCTTACTCCAATACTTTTTCAAAATAGATATCTCATCAAGACTCATATTCATATCAACAATCGATTTTTTGATCTCAACATTTTCATGACAATAATCATAGAATATAATTTCTCCATCGAAATCTAGTTTTTCAGCAAACACTTCTCCACTATAACCAGCTGTTGGTGTAATAATTAAATCAAATTTATCAGTTGGGAGTTGGCCAACTTCTTCAGTATTTTCAGCGTAAAAAACCTCAGTCATCCTGTTCATCAAGATATCAAAATAAGGATCACTCCTATCCACCCTTTGACGCCAACCATAGAACCCTCTTCCTTTAGGTGTATGCTTAAAAGTTGCGGCACTTTTCCACCAATAGTCTGGCAACTGTGGTGTCATCGCTCTCCAATTTATTTCCTGTATATCTTTTCTGTTCGCCATATGATATGCAAAATGTTTATTTTTTCGTTCTTCGTCTGTAAAGTTATTAATCAATGGGCGATCTTTAGGCAGAATCCAATGTGGAGTATAATCATCATGAAAGTTTTCTTCTGATCTTTCAAACACAGGCCACCTCTCATATACTTTAGGTGATCCTAAACCTTTCCACTGGTTTAAGTTTATCTCTATATGTTGATGATGTAGATATGCCTTATCTTCTGGGCGGGCTATAATATGACCTCTAGCGTATACGTCTGTCTCTGCAAATTCATAAAATCTTGTTATAGAAGTATTTACTTTAGTCATATTAAAGACCATACCCACCGTTACTATCATCGCATGGGAGGCTTTAGAGTTTTGTAGGGTATTATGGAGTTCACTCTCTAGACACAATATTTGATTGTGACCAGTACCAGCGCCAGTGACACCGCCTGAGGTTTGTATTGTAGTTGTTTGTAGTTGTTTCTCAATATGAAACGCCCACTTCAACTTGTCTGGATATACAACTACAAATAATAAGTGTTCTAACTCTTTTTTATTTTTGATGTCTTTGGTTTCTTTTTCCCACAGAGCTTTAAATGCCAAAAATGGTTCTACAATTGATAGTTCAAGGGCGTGATGCCGGAAGGGCATTACGTCCCGCCCAACTATTACATTGCCAAACTCATCAAAGTTTTTCATAATATGGTTTCCACTCTGGGAACAAATCTGTCAACACGGTTCCTCGAAATTTATCACGCTTAGCTACGTCAATCATCATTCTATTATGTAGGTCTTGATCAAAAGGCATCTCTGTTAGATAGTTGGCCAGTTTCAAGAATGTGGGAGCATGGTTTCGGGGAGCACGACTATAAATTGTCTCAAGATACTCTTCTCTAATTCCCTCTGGGATTGCTGTTACAGTATATAAGTTGGTTCCACCAATAACCAAACTGCCAGTTGCAAAACTATTGTAAATGTGTGGTTCTTTTTCTATCAGAGCATCAACAGCTATAGCTACTTCGTGTAGATATCCTATCGTTAGAGAACTAACACAGGTAGCAAATAGTATCCTAGTTCTGGGCATCTTAGCAAACTTTTTAACATTCTTCATAATCTTTTCCCATTTAGATGGGAACCGTAGATAGTTATTCTTCTCTCCCCAAAATTCTATAGAGATATTCATTTGACAATCTTTAAAGTATGGGACATAATCAAACACATCGCCATGCTTACCCATCTTCGGAGTCAGCGTTGCATTTGTAGTCATAACAAGTCTCATTTGTTTAGACACGCCCATCTCTATTGCTTTATCCATCATCGCATAGTTTTGAGGAAGAGCAAGTGTCTCACCACCAACTAGTTTCAATTCTATAAGGTTTTTAAGCACATCCTCATATCTTGACATATCATCTTCAAGATTGATCCAAGTCTCATCCCTTAGAGCTCCATTAGAAACACCTATTGCTTTATTCTCTTTGGCGTATGTAGATGAATTCATGGGGGAACACATGTTACATTTGAGGTTGCAGAAGTTATTAGGAGCATTATATTCAAACGTCAAATACATAGAATCGCTTTGGTCTGTATCAATGTACTCCTCAAGAGCCTCTAGATGTTCTCTATACTCTCCATGTTCTTCATCAAACTTATCTAGATACGTTAGTCGATGACTTTCTGTGGAGGAATGTTTTTCTTGTTCCTTACAGACCATGCACAATTTATCAGATATTGGCCCGCCACCGTTTAAGAATTCTTTACGGAAATCTTTCATAAAATCTGAATTATGAACTTCCATAATAGATGTCTTACCAGTTTCACGTATTTCATTTCCAGGCCACTGCTTTAGCACACAACATGCCTTTGGAATAAGATCGTGATTCATCACAGTGTTCATGAACGGCTGAGGACAGAACCACTCCAAGTCTTTAAGCTTACTCATCAATTTCCTTCAGAACATCGTTGCCAAATTGCTTTGCAAGCGACCTCTTCATAAGTTCTTTACGCTCTGAATTAAATCCACCATGCATAATAAAGTGAAATCTATTTTCTTCAGAGGCGTTATATGCTTCGTGGTGTACACCATTGTCGAACCAAAACCCTGTACAGTTTTGAAAGGGCAACTCTTCTTTAGTATCTACCCTTCTCAGATAACAATTTTTTGGTTGGTAGAACGCAAGGTTTATTGCACCAGCAATGTTTCTAGTTCTTCCTTCGTCATCTCTTTTTTTATTAGAATCGTTGTGGGCTACTATACGTCCCTGTGGTTCCAATAACATGAAACGTAAACGTCTATAAGACTTGTGTGGAAAGTCTTCTAACCACCTCTTAGTCTCTGGAGCAGTTTCTGCAATTTCAGTCCACCCCCATTTAACTTTGCTTTCGTGTAAGCCATGGCCATCTGGGTTTTTAGTATGATGCCAACCCATGCTGGTATCTTTTGCGTCTTCGTGGACGAAGCTATGTATTGCAGCAGAACGCCAACCATCTCCATCTCCATATCTGTGATCTACAAAGAACCCTTCATCGTATACTGCTTGTGCTTCTTTAATGCATACTTCTGGTATCTCTATATCCATTTTAAGATACCAAACATCATTCTCTCTGCACCACTCGACAATTGTCATGAAGGATATCCTATAACCATAAAACGGTTCATTCCGTTAGGTAACTTCTTCGTTCCCGAATATAACACTTCTGTTATTCTGTTTTGTTTTGCTAACTCTTCGGGGGAGCTCACACAATTGATATGATCATCAAAGCAGTCTTCATCTGTGGATTGTAAGACATACACTGGATCAGGCAAGTCTGGATTCCATTCATAGAATTTTGTCATGGGAAACATGTGTTCACATGAACAATTAATAATAATATCATAGTTGTCTCCTAAAGACTTCATCATAACGTCTTTAACAGAACATTGATATTTATCTGAATCCTTATATCTCTTATTGTATTTGTAGCTTATTTCTTTTGCATCATTATCAATCTCATAATTGAATACCTGTTTAGCATACATTACATCAAACAATAAAGGTGTTAGGTAGTTCGCAAACCAGCCACCTACCAAAGCAACACGGGGGTTGTCTGGTATCAACGAATCCATCGCCAATTCTTTTAAGGTGTTAACGAGCCATAGTTTACTTTTTAATTGAGATTCCGTACTAGCGTCTAAAGTGCGTCTGAACTGATGGGGGTAATCTTTCTTAACATCTGCAGCTGCTTGTTTCCAATCGTTTGCCAGTTCAGGCGTGTACTTTATATAATTCACCATAGTTCCTTTATCTCATCATCGTTGTCGCCTTCATCATATCCAGAGTTATTGAATAGACATATTTTATGATCTTCTCTTATTTTCTTTGGTGCCATATCATGAGGATATACATTACCCTTATACCAAGAGTATACGTCACCTTTGGGGAAAGCTTTAAAGAATCCCTTGTCTTCATCCCAACAGTTATACCAGTGATGATTAAAATAGTTATCGGCACTGGGGTATGTAAAGAAGATTACTTCAGCATTTGTTTTGATTTTCTTATAGACACTTTCTAATTGCCCACGATCCCATCGTATCACGGAAGAGTTAAGAGGCGTAGATTTGTGTTTAGCAAAGTTTTGTTTAACTGTATCTATGTTATTCCACCATCCACGTACCATCCAAGGCTTGTCCATAGGAAGATCAAAGAAATATTTAAGGTCTTGGTGTATGATAACATCAAGGTCTAACAGCAAGAATTTGTCGCCCTTAATTCTAGAAAAATGTTTTACGTTTAGTTTATTATCATCACCAGCCAATGCAAATGCATAATACTTCCTATACGCCCAAAAGAATCCACGATCCTCTAAGTAGTACTCATCCAACTCAGTTGGAAGTTTTATATCATATGGCTTAGTTGGTTTGTCTGTGAGACAGTAGAAGTTAAATGGAACAGAGCAATTTTGTTCGCACTGTTCCTTTAGTTTTTCAACATAGGTATGATCATACTTGTCACCCCACCTTACGCATAATATTGTATTCATCCATAAACCTTCTTATATACTTTATATATATCCTTCGAAATCATCTCATTTCCAGCATCATTGGGGGTGCTGTTGTTGTTGCCCTGTCTGTATTTTTGTCTCGTACTATCATTTTCGTCAAGTAGTCCGTCCATACTATATCCACCCATTCCAATTATTGGCCAACCGATAAACGTGTCCTCTTCTATCTGATTCATTAGCTGATGATCTAAGCAGTTTGAATACACCTTTTTCATTTCCTCACTATAGTTCCATTTATAACTCTCGGCTCTACCCATGTCATATTGTGGTTGAATTAGGGGATATGGCCCTTGCATCATAAGGTGAGGAATATCTTTTAATAGTTTCTGAGCAATGACAAAGAGTCTAAGGGAAAGCATAGTAGATGCTACAAAATTACTATACTCCATCATAGTCCATCTTCCTTCTAAACTCATGGGATATTTTTCTACTCTAGAGTTGTCTCTATGTGGGTGTAATGAAGTCCAGCCCTTATTTCTCTTAGGGTGATGTTCGAAATCTAACCTTTGCCATTCGCTCCATTGAACAACAACCAACCCAACATCTTCAAGCAATAAAGTATCTAACACTTTAGATATGATAAATTGATTGCCTGATCCATCGCCTCCAAAGTTAATACATTCCATATCAAGTTTTTCAGCTAACAGGTCTGGCCATGAACCATTAATAGTATAACTATCTCCTATTGCTACTAATTTCATTTCTTCATATACCTGTTCCAGTTTTTCTGAACCTGTATCCCCTGTTCTTCTTGTGTAAGGTCTTTAAATCTCTTATCATCAAATTCATATATGAATCCAGCTTCTTCTTTATTATTCTGCCTTTTAAATCCAGATAAGAATAGTTTAAGTTTCAGTATATATTTTTTCATATTCTTCAAATATCCTTTCTGCCATTAATAGGTGGCCTTCTTCATTCGGGTGTGTATCTTCTGGACTGAACCTGTGTTCGTCTTTTAATTTGTTGTCGATACTATAACCACCAATTCGTTCATCAATCGGCCAACCCATAAAGGCACTACTCATTCTTTCGATGTAGGGACTTTCAATAATATGATTGCACAATTCTCTATACTGCATACCATTCATTGGTTCTGATTTGCTCATCAGAGGTTGACATCCCTGTATTTGTAAGTAGTCTACTCCCTCTTGTTCACATGCGTTTTGAAAAGCATACATATAACCCAAGGTTTCAACCGTGCCGGCTTTAATAGAGTCAAGTCCCTTTGCAATAATTGCTTTACTTATATCGTATTTTAGTCCTTGCTTCTTTGGATTGATAGTTCCATTCGTATAAAATTGATCGTGCCATTCAGCGTCCTTAACAGTTCTTTCTGGTAGAAAGCATCTCCACGGGTGTCTGTTTAACATTTTCGTGCTCACATCTACATAGGCTCCAAACCTCTGCCATTCACTCCACATAGAAACAACTAGACCTACGTTCTTATTGGTTAGCATAGATTCTGTAAGAGTGTGATAAATTGCTTTATTACTATAACCACACGATGCTAGATTAATCAAATCCATATCCAACTTATCAGCTAGAACTTCTCCCCATATAGGAAACTCTGGCATCTTTTGTTTTTCTGCATAGTTGTCTGTGTAGGAACAACCACCTATAATTAACTTCTTGCGTTTAGAAAACAGGGACATTATATAACTTACTCCATTGTTGGGCGTCTTCCCACGTATTAACCATAGGTTTGCCTTTAATATTTAAAGAGGTATTGAGTAACATAGGACATCCTGTCTTTTCATACCACACCTCTAATATTTGTCTTATTTGTGAACCACAATTTTTCTTCACTACTTGCACTCTGGCAGTGCCATCAACATGAGTAACAGAACTATAGTCATGCTTTGCTTTTGCGACAAATTGCATGTACTCATTCATAGGGCCCTCAAAGTATTCGTCTGCATACTCTTCCAGAATTGCTGGTGCGAAAGGACGAAACAACTGTCTGCGTTTGATCTTATTCACAGTATCCTTTATATCATATCGTGGATCAGCAAGAAGAGATCGATTACCTAATGCCCTGGGCCCAAACTCTGCCCTACCATTTGCAATACCAACAATCTTATTTGTTTCTAATGTTTCTATTATTTCGTTCAAATGTAAACCTTGCATTATAGGATAACCAAGATAAGGATTTCGCCACTTTAGTTTTGTCTTTAGAACTAAGGCCGCTGCCCCAATAGCAGAACCAGCATCGCCAGGGGCGGGCATGATCCAGATATTCTTTCCTTTTATCTTAGAATTAGCTGCACAATTTAAAGCACACCCTCCCATAATTACTAGATTTTCACTGGGACATAAGTCCACAAGTTTAAGTAACTCCCTCTCATAGAGCAGCTGAACGGATGCTGCCAGGTCTTCTGAGGTGGCTTTTGGGTATATGTCTCCACATCCCTTATGATTGTTCTCCCACAGTTGATCTTCTAAATTATACTTGGGTTCTCCATAAGCAGACATCCCCATCGTGATATATTCATCTTCGTTGGGTTTTAGTCCTATACGTTGGGTGATTGCAGAATAGAGGAGGCCAAGAGAATACGGATATTTCCATGACTGCAACTTAGTCATCTTATCATCTTTTGCCTTCCATATAGAAATAGTATCCCATTCACCGATAGCATCGATAACTAGAATATTACATTCATTGAAGGGTGACGTATAATACCCAGCGGCCGCATGAGATTCATGGTGTCCGTAATTAAAGTCATAATTAACTCTGGGGGTTTGCCAGGATTGTCCAGCATACAAACGTCTTAGGTTTTTACGAAAAGGTTTCTCATAGTATGCAACTATGTCTGGTTGATTGCGATCTGAAACAGGCCATTGGGAAGGATGTACCCATTTGTCGTTTTTGACTCCGCTGTATCTCTCAGCATGGGAAGCATGTACAATAGTGTGACCTCTGATTAAACACACGCTTGCATCATGAAATCCCTCAGATATCCCTAGTATATTCATCACCTACTCCCACAAATAAGAACATCATATCACAAGTTATAATTAAAGTCAAGTACCTATTTGATAAAAGCGGAATATGCTACTAGAGCCTCCAATGGAGTTTTTGCTTTACGGATTGCAGCTTTTTTAACCTTTGCTTTGCTTTTTTGGATTACGTCCTGTTCGAACATTTTTAGTTTCATTTTAAACAAAGATTCTTTTTGGACTTCATCTTCTTCATCATACTCAAACATAATATCTACAGATGGCATAGTTTCTTCTGCCGGCGCTACCATTGCTTCTGGTTCAGGCGCCCGATTGGTTCCATCATCCCCATGACCATATAAATTATTCTCTGTAGCATACCTATGAAAAGCATCTCTAAATTCTGTTCTGGTTGCTTCATTGCGATCACGTGTACACTCATCAATAGAGTCATAACTAAATTCCTTCAGTAGATACTGAAATTGTTCATTTTCCTCATCAACTGCAATGTAATACTCTCGCAATGTTTGTGTTTCAGCTGAATCGCCTGTATCATGCCACAGAACAGCTACCGTATCCAATTCTGGATTCGTATAGTATGCCTCTACGATCCTACCACAAAAAGGGAAAGGTTCACCGGCAATCGGTTTATAGTCGTTATCAGCCATTATTATCTCCTATCCTTTATTTATGCTTTAACTATACGTAGGTTATACGTAGCTATGGTTGCAGCTGATCCATTTGGAAATTCTTGTGAACGGTAATCATCACCAACTTGTAATGTTCCATAAGCACCAGCACCATTTAGTCTAGTATCAACAATAGCAGTTCCTCTTGTAGCGCCTCCACTTGAGGCCATGAGGTAATTAATCTTGTAACCAGCAGCATTGTGGGCCGCTGTATATCTCAACCAATTAGCAAGTTCTGAAGCGATTGTTGCATCACTCATCTGTTGAAGATCATTCTGAGCGTTAATAACTAAGGGTGGTGCATTGACCGTAACATCTGTACCATTCCGTCTGTGTAAGTAATAACTTGTAATCGTAGTTGGTTGATCTAATGTTTCTGGAATACCAGCAGCAGAATATGCGCCCGTATTTGCTCTTGTGTCGGTAAAAATAGGATTGGCACTTACTTGTGTGTAACCAGAAGCAGCAGTAGCAGAAGTTGTTATTGTATAAGTTCCACCTGTGTTTCCACTTTCAGAACTAACAACCATTAGATCAACAGCAGGATACACAAAGGTATCTAAGGTATCTGCTAAAGTCATTGCTTGAATAGAAGAAGTAGAGGAATCATAATACACAGGGAAAGTTGTTCCATCATCGGCAGGGTTGGCAATACTTCCTGTAACAACATACCCCAAGTTTACTTTATCGTGGGACACTGTAACAGTAGAAGGTTCAGCAGTTGATCCTTCTGCAACAAAAGCAGTTGAAGACTGTGACCTTGCACCAGCTTGCAATCTTGTATCACTAATAGCAGCGATCAAAGCACCACTAGCACTTACATATGTCAATTGTGCAGTAGGATTGCCAGCATAGGTATAGATCATCTTTTGTTGTACCAAAAGAATTTCACCAGCAGTCATTTCTTGAAGATCGTTACTTCCGTCAAGTTTTAATGGCGTTCGAACAGTCAATGGATAATCTCCTTATACATTATTTATGCCCCCGCCGTATGCATTGTTTTCAGTGTTGTACCACTAGAATTTTTAATTAACAGAGTTGATAGAGTTTTTAACTGTACAGAACTAATCGCATCATCGGCCATTTTTGCTTCTGTTATTGAATCATCTACCAAGGCGCCAACGGGAATTGAAGAAGCTGGCAGAATTGGTATCTGACTAAAGGTAACTACACCAGCAGATGCAATTGTCATAGAGTCAGCATCAGTAGCAGTTCCTATTGTTCCACCGTCTGGAATTTGGATACTACCACCAGAAGTATGTACAGTACCAGTTTGATCTGGAAAAGTGATAGTACGATCAGCAGTAGGATTAGTAAAGGCAAAAGATGTTTCGTGATCATTAGGAGTACCACCCTCAAATACTAGAGGTGTTGCACCAGCAATTGTTGCCCCGATTGTTAATGTATCGGCAGCCGCATCGCCCAGAACCAAGTTACCGTTAAGGGTTGTGGTTCCTGTAACTACAATATCAGAAGAGAATGTAACAACACCAGCAGAACTGATCGTCATTGCATCTGTATCAGAGGCTGAACCTATGGTTCCAGCATCTGCAATTACGAGACTTGTTAGAGTACCCAATGAAGTTATACTTCCTTGAGCTGCGGTATTAACTGTACCTGTCAAGTTACCCGTTACGTTACCAGCAAATATTGTGGATGTTAATGTTCCACTATTAGGATTGTAAGTATACCCTGTGTCTGTTCTTGGATTTTCATTACCCGTAGCAGTATCAACAAATACTGGGAAATGAGTTGCGTCTGTAGTATTAGTTGCAATCAGAGTAAAGCTTGCGGCATTACTTCCTACTGTACCAGAGAATGAAAGATTACCAGCACCATCAGAAACCAAAGCGTCACCGCTAGAAGAAGCATCTGCAACAGGCAATTTCCAAATCTGATTTCCAGCGAGTGTACTGTGTGCAGCAAATCCAACATAGTTCGAACCTTCATACCAACGTAATTCCATTTCGTCACCAATAAGGGACACACCTTGACTAAATGATACAAGGCCTGTTGAAGCGATTGCTATTGAATCTGCATCAGAGGCAGAACCTATCTGACCATCATCGGCAAGTGTTATACCAGCACTATGAATATCTCTTTGACTGAAAGTTACTACACCAACATTGGTAATGGACATTGCATCTGGATCACCTACAGAACCAATTTCTCCAGCATTATTAATTGTTATACCAGCATTGTGAACACTTCTTTGACTGAGTGTAACTACACCATCAGATGCAATCGTAATTGAGTCAGCATCAGTAGCAGTTCCTATTGTTCCACCGTCTTTAATTGCGATATCGTCTACAAAAGAAACAATACCAGTAGAAGCAATTGTTATGGCAGAAGTAGAACTTGCGACACCGATTGTGCCAGCATCTTTGAGTAGAATATCGTCTTTAAATGTTACGATACCAGTTGATGCAATTGTCATCGCATCCGTTGCACTAGCAGAACCGATTGTACCAGCATCAGCTATTTTGATGTGACTACTAAAAGAAACAACACCGTTACTAGCAATTGTAATAGCACTAGTTGATGAGGCCGAACCTATGGTTCCAGCATCTGGGATTGTAATACTTCCACCAGAAGTATGTACAGTACCAGTTTCATTTGGTAGAGTAATTGTTCTATCAGCAGTAGGGTCTGTTATTGTTAGGGTGGTTTCCCATTCATCTGGCGTAGCACCCTCAAATATAATAGCATTAGCTGCGTTCATGGTTACGGTATCAACAACAGTCTGAGTTCCTTGAACTGTTAAGTTACCAGCAACAGTTAGGTTATCTCCGATTGTTACTTCAGATGTAGTGTGACCAATCGTCACCGCAATACCAGAAGTTTCCGTTGCAAGTTTCATTATACCCGTTTTGTTAGTGATATAAGAATTTGCAGCGTCATGGTATATTATCATATCACTACCACCGCCGAAGTTGAACTTGTCGCCGTCTGCGATTACGATATCACCATTAGCATCTAGTACTAGTGCTTTTGAAGCAGCAGCCGTTCCGGCAGTTATACCATCAATCGCTTCTAGGTCTGCTTCATTTATTACAGCAGAACCAATTGTAAATCCACCAGCAGTCACAACTCCTGTAGCAGTTAAAGCGCCAGCAACAGTTACCAACTGATCTGCTAATGTCATTAAATCAGTATCACCTGTATGTCCAACTGTCGCTCCATTGATAATTACGTTATCAACAGTAAGTGTAGTAAGTGTTCCTAGTGAAGTAATATTTGGTTGAGCAGGCGTTGTTAGTGTAACGTCAGCAATATAGGTTTTAATTCGTGATACAGCACTTTTTCTGTTTGTACCATTAGCGCCATCATCGACAATAATTAGATCGGCATCAACAAGATCAGCACCAATGTCTGTTCCACCATCAATGTCTATATCCAGAAGGACTATTGAACCATCGGGATATACGGGCCCTACAGCAAAAGTAACGGTTCCATTTGCAGCTATTGTCATAGCGCCAGGTGTTGTGGCAGAACCAATTGTTCCAACGTCTTTGATTATGATGTCATCTACGAATGTTACTATACCACCAGAACCAATTGTCATGGCAGTGGTTGCCGAAGCAGAACCAATAGTTCCATCATCTTTGATAAGGATATCATCAATAAATGTTACAATACCTGTAGAAGCAATTGTCATTGCAGCGGCAGTACTAACAGAACCGATTGTTTGACCGTCATTAACAGTCATACCTAGTGTGAAGTTATTTTTCTGACTAAAGGTAATTACACCCGTACTAGCAATTGTCATAGAGTCAGCGTCTGATACAGAACCAATAGTACCACCATCAGCAATTCTTAGGGGGGTTGTGTCTGATAGAAATATAGTACCACTAGAATCTGGAACAAGTACAGTTCGATCCGCTGTGGGGTTTACAACAGAGAGTGTCGTTTCATGGGCATCAGCTATAGCACCTTCGAAAACGAGATTTGATCCAAAAGTGGGATTATCTTTTAGGATAGTCACATCGTCTTGAAGCTTGTTATATTCTAATCTAAACTCTTCTAGAGTTTGAGATGTCGTTAACTGTGATGCTGTAATAGCCATTTAATTTTTACCTTCCACTAGAGATTGTAATAGACTTTTAATTTCATGCATTTCGCACTTTAATGTATTTATCTCTCTTGTTGTGTCTCTTATAGCATCTCTTTGATCGGATGCTGAACGAGCCCTCTTAACTGCCTGATCATAAGCATCTCTATCCCTATTTATAATTGCACCAGAAGCTTCCTCTCTTACAAGAGCAGGTTTTCCTTCAACAGATATTAATTTTGATTCGCTCATATCACATCGCCAATGCTATTGCTCTAAGTTCTTTAATCCTAGGCGGTTCTGCTGTATTAGTTCCTTTCATGACGATCTTAATCTGAAAAGATATAAACTCATCCAAAGGAGTTCCATCACCATCGTCATTCACACCAGCACTGTACAAGTATTCCGTGAAACTTTGTTTTGTCGTAGATGCATTAGTGTGTTGATCTGGGCCACCAGTTCCATTAAATGCAACGTAACTCAAATCATCAAATTCAGACGCATCATCTGATCTCAAAATCTTATAGTAAACTTCTATATCGGCACTAGAATGTCTATGGCCAGCAAAGAATACTTTTATAGCGGTGGCAGGATTCTCTAGGGATATTTTCTTGGTTAAATAAATTGCGGCATTATCATCACCAATAGGATCAAGAGAGGAATTCCAATCTGATTGAGGATAAACATCCGTTGCAGAATCAATAACATTAAGTCTATTAGCGGCACACATTAATGATGCCCTTCCCATATCAATGACGGGAGAAACATCTTCGTTAGCACTAGTTAGAGCAATTTCAATATTAAGAGATTTGTTTGCAGCGTTCTCTTTCTGTTCATTAATCGCAGAAGCAACCATAAACGGTTCCTCAAAATCTGTATCGATATTGAAGTCAATAGGTATTTTATTTGCAGCTGAGGTAGGTACAAAGGATGATTGATCGCCACTTGGAGAAGTAGCAGACATCGGCAAAATATTTGCAGCCATATTTGTTTCAGGCAATTCCATAGAAGAGATAATTGGATTGATTGTATCCATAGTTATATTCTCTGTGGCAAAGACATTTTGACCACCATTAGTAGCAGTTAATGCACCACCAACAATTGTAGGTGCTGTGGTCAACAATACTGTGTATGAGTCCATACCAATATTATCAAGTGACTCATGAGTTTTATTTATTTCGTGCAGTGGAACTTTATGCAAGATATAGAGTTCAACTTTACTACCAGCCGCATGAGAGACAGCAGCGGTACTACTTTGAGCCCTTGTTATACTAGAAACAGCAGTACCAGAAATGGTACTATATTTCATAATCTCATCACCAATTTTAAGCCACCACTGACTACTAGAGTCATATGCAAATTTACCAGAGCTATCATCAAAGTCTGTACTGGTAGTTAATGTTAAACTTGTTGCAGCAGCATCCATTGCAGAAGCAAGAGTTGTCTCAGCACCAGATTCCATTCCAGAGATGACAACATTATTAGTATTCAGATACATACCGTGGTTCATGTGTTCAATGTGAACAGCAGTATTACCATTAGTAAAGACAAATGGGTTTACCACTAGGTTTTTCTTAGGAACCTCAGCATTCTGTAGAGTAACATTACCAATAGTTCCAGTATCAAATTTGGCAACATTCATTCTAAACTTGAGGTCTTCCGTCATAGAAGGAGCCCAAGTTCTATTATTGTGTCCTTTAAATAAAGTACCCGTGTGAGGTTGTTTAGAAATCATACGAGAACCAAGAATATCAGTCTCACCCATTCTAGAAATAAATACTTTATACTCTGGAGTTGTTGCCATGAGACATATCGCATATTCTTTGTCACTCATGACATAAACAGGAGCAGGGAAAGTAAACCTAGTCGCCACTGTGGCATCTGAAGAAATATTAATATCAGCTGGGTTTTTAACCACTCTTGCAAAAGGCAAAATCTTACTGCCTGGGAAACCATTTTCTGTATTATGGATTTCCATCCACACTGGTAAGTTAGCATCTTTATGAGAGAAAAATACATCAATAGATGTTAAGAAACGTCCAGATGAACGAGTGTTGTTCATGTTGTCAAAAGTTTCGTTGACCTTCGGGTTTGGACTAACAATAAACGTCTGAGCAAGTGGATCATTACCACCACAACCACCGCCATCATCCCCCGTCGCCATCTGCACTATACTTTGCTGCGTTGATCTAGAAGTTACACTAGTGGACTGACTAACGGAAGAACTAACCATTCTTGCATTACGAGTAGCAATAATAGTTTCTTGTTCCGTTTCTAAGATACCCACTGCTTGGAATGTAGTAGTACCAGCAGTTTCTGGGTCTTTGGTTCTAACATCAGTAGAACTAGAAGTCAATCTAAATTCAATCTCACCAGTTCTAAATTTTGGATTACCAGTTACTTTAGGATCGGGGATTGAGAGTATACCTTTAATCTCACCAGAAGCAGTTGTAATTAACGGTGTAGCCGCAACAGGCACACCACTAACATCAGCAGCGTCTGTAGTGAATCCAGATAGAGGAGTACAATACAAGTTGACATTTTTCTGATCAAAGAAACAATACAATCTAATATTCGGGAAGAACCCAAACCCTGTAAAGGTTATATTAACTGCCCTCATGAAAGGAATAAATGCACGTTGAATAACTCTTGTTCCTTGACTCTCAAGGTCAATCTGTGGTATAATGTCCGTCTGAACACCAGAACGGTTACTTGTTCCACGTGAAGTTGTAGTTGTACGAGTAACCGTGGCGTTTCCAGTAAAGGTTGAAGTTGATGAAGAAGATGAACCACCCCAAACAGTTGACCAAGCACCCCACACTGTGCCAACAGATCGAGCGTTAGCAGCAGAGAAAGTATCAAAATTACCTTCGACATTAATAATTAAATCTGGAGCAGTTTCAGTTTCAAACCACTCATCTCCAGCTGGATCAAGATCAATCTGACCTGTCCAAGTAGACATGAGCAATGGTGTAACACGTTCCACCCTAGAAGCATATGGTTGTTCTTGATAAAGAACCTCTGTATATGGTAGAGTAATAAGATCACCCTTCTTAGAATAGTTTGCAGAAGTCCGTAAAGCATCTGTAGATATAGACTCTTGTAACTTAATCGCCTTAGGAGAACATAAAGGCCTCAGTTCATTTAGAGTCATATCAATAGAACATTTATAATCTTTGTGTTTAGCATCACCAATCTTATGACCAGAGAAACTATCGACTACGAAACCAGACTTAAATCTATCAAGTCCGTTAGCGTCCTGTATCTGAAAACTTTCAGCATCTCGTTCCAGTAGACTTAGAGCAGTATAGTATTCTACATGAGAAAGACGTTCGTCTAACTTACCAATGTCCCTCATTGTGTATCTACGATTCTTCTCTTTCACAACATTAACATCTGTAGGTTTAAATGTATAAGCAGGAACAAGCATGGTGGCAAGTTGCATAGTGTCTGCTACAGGATCAGGCATCCTTGGATTTTCATCAGCAGTACCAGCCTTAAATTTAATATTTCCAGATTTTTCTAGATACAATCTACCCCGATAAGGCAAGAAGTATTCAAAATCAGTTATAATCAAACCGCCAGGTTTCATAAAGTTAACAGTAGAAGCACCCGTACCATCAAACTGCCTGTTGGCAAAATCAAATGAGCTTCCTGTTATCGAATCTACTAATTCTACGTTTGTAGAACTTCCAGCAATATTTTCAACCCTCGGCCGCATATCTAAAACGTCCTGTAGATCATACTCACCAGTTGGAGCTGGATCATCTGGATCGACTTTTGTAGCAGAGTATTTTGGAATATCTTCATATGTCATTTGGTCAGCAACATCAATATAGGAATCAACTGTAAAGAAGTCACCTGTACCATGTTCTAGATAGTCATAAATAACTAGAATTCTACCAAGAGGCATACCCACATTTGGTTTCCTAACAACTCTAGATATGTCATAGTAGTTATCTCGTTGGCCCATATCAAGTTCATATCGTTCTGTGATATTAGTGTCACCAGTTGTTACAACAAGAACTGGGCATTTCGCACCACTAGAGAAACCTGTAATTGTTTCACCAGACGTAAAGATTGCCGTAGTACCACGTTTTCGAACAAATTTCATAGGACTAGATGTTGTTATAATTCTACCTACTGCGCCAGATTGATCACCAATAATCTCTTCACCTTTAATGAAGTTACCAATAATTGTACCCAGTGTCATAGATGGAGCAACCGCATCAGTAGTCTCACTCTCTGAGTCTAGAACGGCAACAAGTTTAAAACAATCTGCCCTTCCTAGAGAGATAGTTTTATCTTTTGGTCTGGTTCCATATGCACCAGTAGCGCCGCCAACCACTTTCATCTGTTTCATTAGTTTAACAGTCTTAGTCTTAGCATTAGCAGAACTCTTAAGCAGAGTAGCGGTGATCTTTAACTTGGCACCGTTACCAAAAATGTCATTATTCGTGATAGTGGCAGTAGATGTACCAGCACCAGAGAAACCAGTAGACGCACTAACTATATCACCAGCTTGTCCTAGACCACCAGAACCTTGTGAAAGAATAGAAACTGTATAGTCAACTTCACTGTGAGAGGTAAACACCTCATTCGTTCCAGCACTAATTGTTACGACACCAACTGAGGATGAGGTTGTGACATATTGTCTACGTAAGTAATAAGTAGTATCACTTGCACCAGCATTAGCAGTTGTTAGATGAGTTTTAATACCTGTCTTCGGTAATTTAAATACTCCAATATTCTTTTCTGATAATTTCAATTTAGCCTGAGGTAGAGTAGAACCTGTACCACCAGTAGCACCACGGTTAAGGCCGATAGGAACATTATCTAATTCTCCGACAATATTCTCATTACCATTCAATCCAAATTCATTTGTACCATCCAAAGTCAAATAAGACTCCGTGGTTGGTAGAGCATTTAAAACAATATCAGCTGAGAAGTTCTGTCCACTATCGACATCTGTCATGTGTAGTTGACGGGCTTCACTAATCGTGTTAATACGTGACCGTAAGATAGTAATGTCTACATTACCAGAGTTTTCTACAATGCCGTCTGATTCCACTGAATCAGAGGCTGTAATCTTTTCTCCATCTTTAAATATACCAGAAACATTTGTGAGATACACGTTTTCTCCAGAAGTACCATCAGCAAATACCCAACCAGTTGCTTTAGAGGTTTCACCCTTAACCTGTACACCACCCAGAACATGATTTGCTTCAAGGGTAGGACTAGGAGTATCACTCAATGTTAATTGGGTGAATGGGCGAATATCAAACAAATAACACTTGAACACAGAAGTCGTTTGGCCAACTGTACCAGTAGAATATTCTATTGTCCTTGCACGTGCCACACCAATACGATTACCAGATGATACACCCCTAATTTGGGTAACGTCATCAAACAAAGAGATTTGTTTATAGGGAGTAGTCTCACCACTAATAAATGAAACGTCAGGCGTTCCAAATACGTTAGTTACGTTTAGGAAGTTACCAATATCGTATGTTGTAACACCAGCGTTGATTGAACTAACCGTTCTAGCTTTGGGGATGTCTACAAAAGTATTCGTTAATTTTTCAATCTCGAAACCTCTGATATATGCTTTACCAGGCGATACTTTAAGAGCAAGCAAAGCATTTGATGCTATTTTGCCGCCGGATGTAACATCACCCTTATTATAAACACCAAGGTTTTCATTAAGAGTAACCGATTCCATATTTTCATATTGGAAATTACGAACCGTGTAATCACCAGATTCGTCATAAGTCCTACGAGCAAGGGTATCTATTATGGAACCTAACTGAGCCCTGTCGATAGGAGAAACAGATATTCCATTATCCGTGATCATAAGTTCAGTAAAATTACCATCATCAGTTGATCCTTTTGGTAGGAAAGATAACTTCGCATCGATGTGCAATCTATGAGCACCTTTGGCTGCATAGTTGGAAGTTCCAGAAGCATTGTCTAGTAGAGTAGTATTTGTCTCTGGAGTAACAATAGTTTCTTTAACAGTAAAACCAACCCGTACAGAAGTTCCAGGCCCAAAGGTAGTATACTTAGATATGATTAGTGTCTGTTCTGCAACATGTACAAAACAACCTCTTAGATAATAGATACCAGATTGTATAACAGCGCCTAATCCTTGACCTGTTGCCTTAGTACTATGTGCTTGAGCAGAATTAGCACCGATAGCATAAGTTGTAGAACCGTTAACTATAGACTTTAAATTAGCTTTAAGTATTTCACCGTCATTAAATACTGTGGATGTATTATCAGAACCAGTTGAAGTATAACGTAGATAGAGAGTTGGCTGTTCTGTAGTTGTTCCAGCAATCACATGTTGTACATGTGCCTTAACACCAGAAGTAACACCTTGAATTTCTGTACCAAGATACTGAGTAACGTCTACTGCTTCTCCTCCGAAATCTGCCGCCAATTTAATGAAACTAAAATCATTCATAACTCTCAGTTGGCCAGGAACCACCACGGAACCTTCTTGCAAAACAAAATTACTAATATGTTCTACAGAATTCCTCAAGATGGATTGCATCTGAGTTAACTCTCTTGCTTGGATAGCATAACCAGGCCTAGAGAGAATTTGATGAAAATTATTCTCTTCGTTGTAATCGTCGTAATACGGCGTTACATTTAAATCGGTTTTAATTGGCATTTTTTAGAACTCCACAATAAGTTTAATGTCTTCCGTTTGGTCAGATGATCGACTAATCGGTTTTCTATTTTCTATATAAATTATATTGCCACTATCTGGTTGTAACTCTGGATTTGCATATCCATTTGTAAATGACATTGTAGCGCCACCAGCAAGAGTAACCGCACTATCCGAAGCTGCATCTGGAGTACCATAAGCATTTGAAGTTGATCCAGTAACTCTGTTTGCGCCACTAAAAGCAACATAGGAACCAGTAGAACCATTCGTTCCATAATCCCCAAACCTTTCTTGTTGGTAATAAAGAATATTTAAACTAGAGTCCCAATCAACAACCTTGCCAATCGCACCAGTAGTCTGTTGTGATATTTTCTCATCAATATCAAAAGTACCACTGATGGTTGTTAAGTTTAAAGCATATGTTTGTCTTACAGTTGAAGCAGTAGATAATGTAGATGTACCGTAAATATAAGGGTCTACAACAACACCCACTCTTCGAAAATCGTTAGCAGTAGTGAAGTCATCGCCTTCAGACTGTGTTAGAGTTGTGTTCATCATAAGATAATGTCCACCAAGTTGTTCAACAGCATTATAACCATGACCACCTTTAGGACTAATTACAACTTCTACCACTCCACCAGTACCACCCATTGCCGAGGCAGTTGATAGGGATGTATCTGAAAAGGTATATCCAGAAGCAAGGTTTACTTTTCCGTAAGTGTATCCAGAACCGATAGCATGAATTGTTGTGTCTGTTCCAGCAGTAAGACCGAAAGATGCAACAGCACCACTAACAACGGTAACTCTTACAATACCACCAGAGGAAGTTCCTTGACTTGTACCATCTCCATATATGGCAGCGTAGTAAGTTCCATCTGAATATCCAGAACCACCAGTTACTTTAAGGGAAACAATCGATCCATCGACTGCGGCCGAACTAACTGCTGTGTCTGTACTAACAGGCATAAAGTCTGTTGTCAAGTACTTCTCAACTTCTGAAGATGTGAGAGAGTACATATACTGAAGAACATATCCACCAGATTCGAATGGGGCAGTAGATTCTGATGTAGGAGCAGAACCACTAAATGCAACTCCGCCATTGTTGTCTAGTATTTGATATACACGATAATCAGCAGTTAAGAAGAAGAAACTTGAGTCGTATATGTTTGTAGCACCAGAAGTAGTTACATTAGAAGAACTAACTGCGTGATCATACATATCATAAATTGTACCGTTAGCAAAGTCACGCCGAGGAATTGCATAACTTATAAAACTACCAGTAATTTGTTTAGCAGCAATCATATCATCCCACACATAAAACTCTTCACTTATTCCATCTACTGGTGTAGGTGGAGCGCCATCCGAGCCTCCAGATGTTCCTGTGGTGAAGGGAGTCGCTTTACCTATGAAAAGGTAATAAGAGTTCCCAGAAGCTTCACTAAAGGACTCAAAGAATTGAGTCGCATTGTGTTGCCTAAATCTTTCCGTAATTATTGCTGTCATTTTTTTATCCTCGTTCTATTTATGCACCAGCACCGTAATGTGTCTTTAAAGTTGTGCCGCCAGAATTTTTAATTAGTAATGTAGAAAGACTTTTCAATTCAACTGAACTTATTGAGTCATTCGCCATGTTTGCTTCCACTACCGTATCAGCAGCAAGCATAACTCCAGTTACCGTGTTTGTATCAGCTGATGTGATAATAGTTCCCGTAATGTCTGGAAAGGTTAGAGTACGATCTCCAGTAGGATCGATTGCTTTAAAGTTTAGTTCACTTCCGTCAGCTGTACCTTCTACTTGAAGAAAACTAACTTCTCCACCAGATACACCACCAGTAATATATAAAACTCCATCTGTTGATATCTGTCCACTGTTAATAGTACCAGTTGTCGTAAGATTTTCATTTGAGAAACTAATAGCACCAGTACTGTCCGTTATTGAACCTTCAGCCAACGTCAATCCGCCTGCTTTTAATGTAGTACCGTTAACTGTCGTGGTAGCAAGGGTTACAATATTTGCAGATGTTTGAATACCTAATACAACACCTACTATAGTAGGAGTGTTGATTGTTGGGGATGTTAATGTTATTATAGAGCCGTCAACACCGATACCAGATGTTAAACTTGATCCATCTCCGAATGTTGTGTATATCTCATTAAAGTTGGAGTTTATTTTTACCGCACCAATACGTAAGGAATCTCCTTGCCCATCATCTGCTGCTAAACCAACCCCTATTGTTTGATATGCCATTAATACGATCCCTTTCTCTTCTTCTATTTATACGAAGTCGTTAGCTGCCTTCGACAACATCGTAAGTTTGATTGGTACTGTCAAATGTAGTCCTAGTCTCATTATCGAAAGTTTCCGCCTCAGCACCTAGAGGTAAGAACGCCTTACCTGTAGCAATTAGACTAGCATGAGTACCTTCTTCAAAACTAACCATACCGCCATCTGCATCTAGTAACATACCGCCGGCACACTGATCAAGGATAACTTCGGCATTGGATTCAACCATAACCTTATCCCCAATATCGTCTCCAGATAAAGTTGTACGATCAAAGATGATATTGTCACCTTGACTATCTACGACCAGTGGGCCCGTTGATACTTCGTGACTATCCAGAACCAATTCTGTAATAGCCCTTTCATCCTGTAGGGATATTCTTCCTACTGGACGAATTTTAATTTCTGTTGGCCGTGTAAATTCTGGATAATAAGAATTATCACCCCAGTTACTATCAGGCACATGACCATCGTTAATATGATCTTCTAATGAAAGTCTTTGAGAATCTAACAACAACTTTGAACCACTCGTTGTAGCTGAACCTTCTTCTAGAAGTATACTAATTCCAAATGGGTCTGTGACTTCGGTAAGTAAGTTGGAACCATCTTCAAGCGTCATCGGCGTGCCATCATCTGTCCACCCTTGAGTCTCAGAATATATACCATCATATAACATAAAGAAGTTTCTTGGATTCTCTAACTGATACTTACCAGACTGATCAGAATCTTCTGTAAGTATTCCTAGTCCACCAAGATCGCCATCTACAGACTTGTGATATTCAGAGTAAGTTTCTTTTAAGACATAATCTCCATCACCTCGGCCCGTAGCATCAATAGCATTAAGAACAATGAAATCAAATTCATCATCGCTATCGACAGCAGTTCTGTTTAATTGTAATCTCCCCCAATCAGAAACGTGATCAATATCATTTTCTCTCAACAAAATATCTTGTTCTAAGAAGTTTGATAATAGTGGTGAAACTATTTCATCTTCAGAAACAAGGAAACCGCCAGCATAATCTTCTAAGTATATGCTTCCAGTTCCATCTTCCAAATCAATAGTCCAAGTGTTCTTCTTATTAAAGTCAGAAAACTTTAGACCAGAACCTAAGTTAACAGCTTGAGATACTTCCATCTCAATTGCTTCGCCTTGGTTTTTAACATCTAATGGATCATCTTTACCACCAACATCTAAACCATCAAGAACAAGTCTAGAAGCGTTAATCGTTGGCCCACGTTTCCGTAGGGCATCTTCTAATTGTATGTGTGTTGCACCAAAGGCATCACTGAACATATCAGATATACCCATTGAACTAAGTCCAACAGAGTTAAGCGCTCTGGGTTTCGGTACAGAAATTTTTACCTTTAACATTCTGATGAAAAGATTTTCACGATCTGAATCGGAAACACCAGCTGCAGCCTCACTCATTAGTTTACCAGAACTATCTTGTAATGTAAGAGCGCCACCCATAGAGGATTCTGAAACTATATTTTCTGAGGAATCAAATACTTGGCCACTTGTAGTTTGAATAGAATCTGTTATTATTTTTGCACCAACATGATCTCCATCTTCATGTACTACTTTACTATTTGGAGTATTTCCATCAACACTAGTACCGTTTAATACTAGTTGATTACTATCGGCATCTATAAGATTGTATACACCAAGAGCACTACCGTCTAACAATAAAGAAGAACCAGCATCCTGTACAGCACCGTCTACAATATTAGAACCATCTAGAAGTATAGAACTAACTTCACCAAGCACATCTACATTGTCTGTGCCGAATATGTCCGTACCGTCTAATGAAATATTATCCCCAGCATCAACTTGTGATCCATCATCTCCAGCAACAATACAAATGTTATCTCCATCGTCATGAGATTCCTCAAGACTGATAACACCGCCTTCTTCTGCTTCTAGTAGTGTACCATATTCAGTACCATCCAAAACAAAGTTGAAATCTGAAGTGCCGTTCTCTAATCTAAGTTCAGCAAACAAACTACCTTGTTCAAATACTTTAGGTATACCCAATCTGTGATTGATTCTCAATTCAAACAATTCTCTAAGAGAAGAAGCAAGTACTGGAGAGAAGGACGCCAACGGAGGATCGACACGACCAATACCAGCTGGTGACATAGACACAGACATCAGACTAGCAATAGTAACCCTACCAAATGGAATGAAACCAGCTGGATGAACTGCACGTTTCAATTCATTCATGTATGTGTTGACAGATTGACCAATACGAACTTCGTAAGAGAAGTCTTGATAGTAATATGAATCTTGAATACGAATAACATCTTCTGATATCAAACTATTCGTAGATGAATATCTACCAACGTCTGTTGTTATAAATCCAATATTAACAGAAACTTTACCAAGGTTAGCACCAATAATAACTGCCGTTCCTTGGCCAGTAGAAATTGTTTGTCCAATAAAGTTCTGTAAGCTTTCGGTTACAACATCAAACCCAGCATACAAATTATTATCATCGTAAGCATTCATTACGATATTACCAGATGTAAAGCTTTGCGTTTCGTGAGTTAATTCATCGCCAGGAACAGCATCACTTTCTGCCGAAAGACCAGCAGCAAGTCCACTCTCTTGTACTAGAGTTGTTCCACCTCTTTCTGTTGTAGAGAAACCATCGTGAAGCATATACCCGCCGGCATTTGTCAATTCTGTATCTGTCCCATCTAGAACAATATGAATATCATCAAGACCACCCACAATATTATTGTCGAGTATAACTCTACTTCCCGAATTAGTAGTCCTTGCCAATAATGTGGCAGCATCAAATCCACCATTAGGGTCATCTACAGACTCTTCTGATAAGACACAATCTCCATCTTCTAAAATCCAAATGTCTCTATCATCGTTACCATGAGAAGCTTTATAATCTGTGTACTCAGTATACCAACCGTCAGCATCAGAATTAGAAGTACCATCTTGACCCTGTAGAATCAAATACTCTGTCCAGTTAACAGTAGATTGAGCAGATGCATCTTCTAGTAAAATACCATCTGTATCATCTACTATTCTAGATGATGGGTGTTCAACATTAACATATCGATCTGGCAATGGTTCGTTTCTAAGGTAGCTACCTTCGTCAAGTGTCTTCTCCCAGAATGTCGCAGCAGACCCTATTCTAAAAAGCGCTTTACCATTAGTACCATCCAGCACTATAAGATCAACGCCGTCTTCTGTAATAATTCTATCACCTTCTTTGCCAGGTTCAACAACAACGTGACTGCTGACTATCTGTAACTCTTCAGAAGTTGCTCGATCTGCATCAACCCAACCACCACTAGTATATACTTGTTCTTTAGTTCCGTTTAATTGAAACTTATCTTTCTTATACTGGAGGTTATCCACCATGCCATGAGTTTCGTATCGAACTCTATTACCATCATCCAAGGATTCCTGTATCAACTTGTCGCCCATACCAGAGCCTGTTGATCCATCTTCTTGACGGAAATCATCACCAGCGTCAGTCTGACTTGCATCTGTGCCATTTAATTGTAGATCATCACCCACAGCAGTACCTTCTAATAGAAGGTTAACATCAGAAAACGCACCACTGTAAGTAGTAAGAGAAGGCAACTTAGTCACACCATCAAAAATAGTATCCTCAAAACCATCGGGGCCAACAAATCTTTGTTCAAGTTCTACGTTCTCTCTAAAGAGTGCGCCGTCATTATCATATCCCCCCAAGCCAGGGTCTGGAAATTGATGTCGTAAAGGCGGAAACGGCGTCATGCCTGATGCCACAGATGGTTGATTGAAGACTGCTCTAGGGCCTGGGGCAGACGGCCGTTCTAAAGGAATTGTTACCTTAGTACTACCATCTGAATCAAGTACTAGTTGATCTTCTATATCATATCTGTATTCTTCTTTTACTACAATACCAGTAGTGTCTACATCATCCAAACCTCTAGCAACTAGTTCTGGGCCAGTGTTTCCTTCTACAGCATTCTCACCTAGTACTCTATTAAATTCATTATCGGTATTTACTTCTAATTGGATATTCTCATTTATGTCAGCAGTCTCTTGTTCCATCTTAATACGGATAACATCTTCAATTGAAACTGAGAGTACTTGATCTTGGGAACTCCAACCCGTAACTGTACCTGTGTGAGTTGTTAATTTCTCTGCCGCAGAAAATGATCCAGAGACTTGTTTAACAATAAACTTAGCATCAACGGCTGCTTCGGGAACAACCTTATAGTTAAACCCAGCATCAACAATAGACACATCTTGAATTGTACCAATAGTATTTGTAGTAGGAATAATTTTACCACCTGTACCATTCACAGATGTTATTGAAATTTGAGGCAACCTAATATAACCAGCGCCTCTGGTTGTCACTATCACGTTTGCGATTTCACCATACGTTAAGTTGGTGTTAGCTTCAAAGGTAATTCTTTTAGAAGCATTACCGTCCGCTATTAACTTTCGTTCAACGGCGGCCTCATAATCAAAATACCAATTCTCATCTGTCCCGCTGGAGTCTGTAGCATCTATTAATAGTGAACCACCTTCTTCTAGTCCTATATTAATATCTGCATATTGATAAGTTGTATTTTCTTCCTGTGATAAGTAATCTTCGCTGATCACACCGTCTATATTTTCATTGTTTTCTAAAAGAAACGATCCACCAATAGAAGAGACATAACCCTCAGCTGGTTGAGATGTAGCATCACTAGTGAAAACAAATCTATCGCCAACTCTATAACCAGAACCCCCAGTATCGATATGAACACCATCCACAGTACCAACACCAGTAGTGTTGACTTGAGCACGAGCTGCATTGTTACCACCAGCACTAATAGAAATAATGTCACCAGCATTGTAAAGTATACCACCGTTATCTACTGTGGCACTTGCGATAATCTTTTGAATAGTAAAATTTTGTTCGGTGAAGGTTAGTAGTCCATCGGCCGTTAGAGTTTCACCATCAATAAAAGTACCAACAACATATCGTAAGTCTACATCGAATTCTGTTATGGAAGCACTACCTTGGGCAAACGTAACTGCATTAATAACAAAGACTGAAGCACCAGAGGATCGTCCTACTAGTGTCTGTCCTATAACTTCTTGACCATTTGCTCCTTGTGAATTTTCACAACGGATAACAGATTTCTTAGTCCAGTTACCATCTGATGCTCTTAACATGTATTGTGTAGGATAGAAGATTTCTGCCTCTTCAGCAAACATCAAACGCATAAAGAGTTTATGTCCTTCAGAAGTTCCTTTAGCCGCATAGAGGTCTTTAATATTCTTTAATAGATTTCTCTTAGAAACTCCATTAGCCAAAGTCTCTGGAATAGCATCCATAAACTGCCGTTGCATTTCATCTAATACTGTGGAAGTAGTATTGTCCACATTGGAGTAATCTAATAGTTGTTGTATGTTCTGAATAGGATTAGCACGATACTGAATGATCTGAGCAGAAGCACCAGAAGTTGCACCCGTGACCGTTTCACCTATATTAAATTTCTGAGTAGAGGAAATAAACAATCTAGGTTTTTCTTGATCTAGATCATCAATCAAAACTGTAGCTGTAGCTTTGGTATCAGTACCAGTTATTAATTCACCTTCGATAAATTTACCAGTAGTACCTACGCCTGATTCAGCAACAATCTTTGTGCCATCTTCACTACGTAGATATCGAACATCAGTATTCTCTAAAACTATATTATTAATAATACCACTGACCCGTAGTTCAGCAGCTTCCAAAAACTGATAATACTGTTTTAGAAATTCGACAAACTTTGGATTCTCTGCCTGAAGATAATCAGGCACCTGGCCTTCTATCAGTGGAGAAATTTTAGTTGTTAATTCTGCATCAAAGGGCGCCATCTGTTAATAACTCTTATTATCTGGAGCTGAAGGTGTGGTGGTATAGGTTGAACTAGCACCAGCATCCCCAACAGCAATTGTATCTATTTCTCCTACGCATCCTAAGTTCACTATGTCTAATTCTAATATCTGATTTCGAACAGGTACAATATCTTTAGATGTCGGTAAAGCAGTAATTCGGATTGTAGTTGTTTTCAATCCATCCACTTTAGACATCTTCGTAATGTTGATAGAGTTGATTACGATTGAGCCTGTATTGTAATCAATTTTCCCTGCTAGACGATTTGTATATAATCTGGTAATACCAGAAATATAGTATGTTCTCATATTCCCCTCACCATCATCATCAAAGAATATTTCGTTAGTAGTATTCCCGTCTTGATAGAAGCCTGATGAAGTAGTAACACCGCCATTCTCTTCGTTATGTGTCGGATGGGGGTTGTAAATTGGGTTATTGAAATATAGGAAGTAACCACGTTTAACATTTAGCACTGGTTCGATTTTTTTAGACATAGTAACAGTCATTGTATTATTTAAAATCGATGTGTCCACACTATCAACAATAGCAGACACGTTAGAGAAACGGAATACTTGGTTAAAAGATTTTAGCTGTTTGTTGTTATAATCTTTTAACTCATTGATAACGGCAGTTTGCAGGCCAGATTTTTCTTTGGTGGTTTTACTGGAGTCGTATTTGAATCCAATATTCAAAATTAGTGAGGTTACGTCTGGGTCAATAATGACAGGAGTAATAGAAGCAACATTAAATTTTCCTAACTGAGATACAAGTAGCTCTTTCTGAGATATTGTTAAATTATTTCCTGTGGTAGATTTGATTGATATATAAACTCTACCATAAGACGCTGTACTTGTTACACCAAGACTAGGATCAAAGGAACCGGCTTCTCCGCCGAACACCATTACCGCTTGAGTTTGCGGAAACAGTTTCCTTGCATAAACTTTATAGTCTTCCGTAGTAACACATCGCCCTTGAGAAGCGTAATCCAAGGGAGCATTTAGTTTTATAGAAGCCAGTGATTCTGATTCTGCACCACCTATCGATCTGTTAAGTGTAGTGACCGTAACGTCTGTTACTGAATCAATACCCCCAGATGGAGTAAAGTCTTTCGCACCATTTCCAGCGGCCTTGTTTGATATAACATATTCAAGGTAAACTACATTACCGTCCAGAACTTTAGCACTAGTAACACCGTCACCGAAATAGATTTCCGTCTTTCCGTTCTCGACTTCCTGTAAGAAGTAAACTGTAGAATCACCTATCAATTGAGTTATGTCAGATGCTCTGGTGTATTTGGTTGTCGTAGAATCAGATACGGAGTTCTGTACCTTAACAGTAAGAGTTGTCGTATCAGTAGAGTTGTCGTTTATAAGAAATCTCTGATTAAGATCGGTAGAGTCTACAACGTATCGTGTTGTTATATACGATCCTTCATATATCTTAATATTGTTAAAAGGAATCTCCACTCCAGTACTTGAAGCCACAACATCTGCTACAGTGACATACTGATAATCTATATTATCTAATTTGGTTAAAAACTTTGTACCAGCAGGCATAACAGCGGAGGCCTTGGAAGCATCGTTTAGGACAATATTAACTTCCGCATAAGAAGCCCTTGCAGAACTAACTTCGTATCCTAGTGTCTTTGCATGTGATACTATACTAGAACGTAGAGTAGAACTGTCCAAGAACATCTCATTAGCAACCATGTTCAAGTTATAACCAAGGTAGTGAGTGTTGTAAGCGAGAGTATCTAGAAGCACGTTAATACCAGCACCTTCAAAGTCATAATCTTTAAACTGAGACTGCCCTTTGAGGAAAGTTTTTAGATTTGATTTTACCTCATCAAAATCAAACTCTGTTACATCTAATCTTCGATTTGTTCCTGTGGCCATTATCGTACTCTCTCTAATGTTAGTGTTAAGTCAACCAATTCAGTAGGAGCATTAACAATATAAAATTCTACGGTTATTTCATACATATTACGATCAAGGTCTGGTGTAGCACGTACACCAACTAGTCTGGCCCTTGGTTCAAAGTTTGTGATAACATCTTCAACTTGGCGTGCTATAATGACTGCTGTTATAGGAGTCATCAGTTCAAACAACTGCCCCCTTACCCCAGAGAAAATTTCTGGATGAAAGGGTTTCTCATATTGATTGGTCAATACCAAATTACGTATAGACCGCTTAACAGCGGCAACATCTGTTAGTGTATTAACGTCACCAGTAGTATTGTTTTTACTAAAGAATAAATCAAGGTCTGTATACAAATTGGAACTACGGGATGCCCCTGCTCCAGCGGCATCACGAGCAACATCGGTATTTCGCCATGCATAATTTGTATTCGTAGTAGACATTTATTAACTCCTTCTTCTATTTATACTCCGGCGGCAGGATTGTGCTTCATTAGATAAGGAGTATATTTACCCCAAACGTCTGTTGCTTGTACTTTTACAAATGGTTTTGACGTTTCACTCTTAATAGGGTTAGCAATAGTTAGCATTACTGGTTTCCCCCGTTTCCAAGCATCTACCTTATGATGTAGAGTTTCTAGGGGACTCCAATCGGGGCCCTTCCCAGCAACAACATTCCTACGCTCACCTTTCGATGTTTGTCCTTCTCTTGATTTCTTCTTACCCATAACTAATCCTATAGTGATATAACTTCAGCTGAAGTGCCGATGTTTTGTGAATCTTTTCTAACTTCTTCTGCCCTTGCTTCAATTTCAACTCCAAGTCTTTTCATTTTAGCTCCCCATACCTTTTCAATCTGTTTCGCATGAGCTTCCATAGCAGTTTTGGTTTTATTTAATTCTTCCGTAGAGAACTTATCTCCAAACAATCCTTTGATATCATCTTCCGAAACATCTTCCGAAAATTTATGAGCGGCCTCTTTTAAGGTTAACAGGTCTGGCATTAAAGATGCGTGTGCAACTTCAATTGCATCTAGAGAACCAGGCGGTATTTCAAAGTTAGGTATTGCTCCGGCCAGACTGGCAGCATCACCTTTCAATGCAGCTGCTCCAGCAACTACCAAATCATCTAACGCATATCCAGCATCTTTTAGGCCTGGGCCAAAACTTGTTGTTAGTGATGCAAGCTTTTCCGCATAGATAGCACTAGTGGGTGCCATAGAAAGCAAACCTTCCACCTCTGCTTGAAAATTTACAGGAGTGGTAGTCGGCAACTCTGGAATAAGACCTTTGGTTCTTTCCACAAGGTCTACCATGTTAGCATCCATGATCGCTTTGATTTCAGAAGCCGTAATATCTAGCGCTGCTTTAATATCCTTTTCGATATCCGCAACTTTGGCTGCAATCTTATTGTATATGGCACTAGCGCCTGGCAAATTAGGTACATTAAAATCCATAGTTAACCTCCAGCAAACACATTAGGTGAACCAGATGCAGAAGCATTAGGAACCCATGAAGCATGACCACCTGTCCCGTCACCTTTACGATGAACTTTAAGACCGTTTGCAAATACAGTTGCACTTCCTACCACAGCTGGATCACCACAAGCCGTAGTGTCTGTAATACGTGTACACTTTTTACCATTCACAAACACATCTGGCGAACCTGTTGCATATGCTGTTTTGTGGAATGGGCCTGGCGTAGGACTTGCGTGTCCTACATGCTGGTCTGATTCCACTCTTGTTACTTCTGGCATAACATCTCCTAGTTTAAGTTAATCAACGCACTGTCGATATCAACTTCAGTCGATACGTTCAAGTCGAAAATCCCTGTAGTGTTATTAGTATGACTTGCTTCGAAGGTTTCTGTAACCAAGCCTTCGGAACGCCAATTGGTTGCGGCCTCTGAATGAATTGTCATGACATCAGCAGTCTTAAAGTTACCTGTTGTACCAGACTTGACAGACATGATACCAGATATCGACAGTTGAGAGTAGTTAACAAACGCCTCATCCATAATAGAACCCTTAGTAGACTTCCTGCCGATGTCTCCTGTGATAGAAGTACGTTGGAATCCCTCTACGGTGTGTTGTTGGTTTCCTACAATGGTAGTATCGGAGTCTTTATTAATCCGGCCCTTTACTGCACCATTGATATTGAAGGAATTGTTTCCAACAATCTCTTGTTCTAGGTTGCCACCTATTCCAGACCCAACTTTCATTCTCTCGTTCTTATGTATCTTCCTCGTATAATCGCCTTCTACCTCTAGAACGTAATCTCCCTTGATAAGTTCTTTCTTCGTGCCTTCTATTGTAAGATTTACATCTCCTGTTATAATAACATTAGAGGAACCAGCGATAATCTCGTAGTTCGATCCGACAACCTTGACAACCTTATCTCCTTTTGGATGAATCTCTTCAAACGTACCAGACATATGCTCTCTGTGGAGTCTTTCTCCGCCTGGCGTATCGTCAATCTCCATAAGATGACCAGACTCGCTCTCATATACGTGGTTGTATGGATAAGCGGCTGAGATATAGGGAGATGCATCCTTGGTTAGACCTTTAGGATGCAATTCATCCCACGGTTTCATCACATCTGCTTTATTAGTTCCATTTACACTAAGGTTTTCAACCGTAGGTATGAATGGTTTGGTGGCAGTAGGTATCTTCGTACGGCGTTGCTTGCGTCTTCGTGATAGTGCAGCATGATTTTCTGATGTTATACCTCTACCCAAACGACTTGTGTCCGTTTCTCCGACAGTGTGTCCAGAGAACCTACTGAATTTCGTTTGTTTGTCTTCTGGTAGAGAGTTATCCTTTATCGCTCCCAAAGGATAGGGGCCGTAATCCGCCTCATCTTCTGGGTTGGCTGCATATTCTTTAATACCAGCATCATTTGTCTGAGTGGACTCTTTGTGTCGAGGATCGTTGAACCCTGTTCGGTAGTTCGCAACCTCAGAAGGTTGGCCAGGCATTGAACCTATGATGATGGGTTGTTGTTTCTCTATTGCATCTCGAAAGAATCCGATAATCCAAGAGCCTTCAACAAGCCAAGAAGGACTGTTGCCCATTCCATGCATAGAAGGGTCTGTGACGGGATGCATAACGTGAGCCCAAGGTAGATCAGTTGTTGGAACCTCATGATGGTTCTGACTATGATATCCTAGACAGCGTATTCGAACCCTGCCTTGTTGGTCTGGATCGTTACGATCTTCAACAACACCAACGAACCATACGAATCCGTCCATGCCCATAAAATATTGATTTTCTGTTTCCATAAACCTATTTATAAGGATTAATGGAGCTCGGGATTGCGTCCTATACGATTAGCATCTGGATAGTATTCTTCAAGTACCAAGTCATTCTTTCCTTGGTCTGCGTAGAAGGCTAACATCTCATGTGCCTCCTCAAAGCTCAGTCCGCTCTGATACTCCAGATACACATCTGGAACATTAGGGTCTTCTAAGACCATTACACGAAACTTGTTTCCCGTTTTTGTGGTTCTTATTGTCATGTGAAGTTTATTTAGACTAATCAAACCTTCTAAAAGGGTGTGCCAAAGGTAAAAGCATGGGTGAAATGTTCCCTGCCACTATGATTCTCTCTGAATCATGCGTTTGTCTGGGTACTTTGTGCCTCAAATGGCCTGGAAAGAGGATCATGTCACCAGAAACAGGCTTCAAATGATGCTCACCTTGATATCCATCGGGGAACGCTAGGGGCGAATCGTCTACTCCGCATCTTATGTAATAAACGAACGACCACGGGTGAGGCCAATGATCGTGGGCCTTTGTCCAATCGTCTTTTTGATAGATGACACCCCAACAATCGAACAGTTCCATCGCCATGTCATAGGGAGACTCACGTTTTGCGAGTTCAATCGCTACATCGCCCACCAATTGAAACTGTGGGTGCTGTTTTTGCATGAACCAATCCGTCATATCCGCTTTGACGTTCGTTTTGTGACGTTGTGTATCACCTCGGCCCTTGATAATCTGTATAAGTTCCTCATCTACACCCTCTGGCAGATCAACATGCTGTTGAATGAGCGGATATCCCACTTGAAAGGGTCTGTTCTTCGGATGCTGGTACATATCAGGCCGTCGATTAGCATCGAACGCCTTATTGTTGACATTAACCATAGCACTTAATTCTTTTAAACTCATTTTACCTTGCATTACTTTTTCCAATCTACGTCTAGGTTGCCAGAGATCATAATTCTTTCGTGATCACACTCATGCTCTGGCACAAAGTGATTAACCCAAGAAGGAAAGAGTATTAACTGCCCTTGCTTTGGGGGTATAGGATGAACACCATCATTTGTTGGGAAACAAAGAGGCGCACATTTCTCACATGCATCCACACAATAGGTGTAAGACCACGTGGAAGGCCAATGCGTATGCGTTTTACACGTATGACCCTTATTATATATCAAACCCCAGCTCTCTTGAACGTAAAGAGATATAGGATTAGGACTTCCATCAGCAAACGTCCGTATCGCCAGGGGTATGTCTGCGGCTGCCTCTATTGCTAGATCACCCAGAAGAGAAAATGAACCATAGGTTTGATGCATGTCCCATCTTGTCATAAAGGAGGCAGTAGAAGAGTTCCGACCTTGAAACGAATCGCCTGATTCTCTTATATCATTCCGTAGGGCATCGTTCATCTCGGCCATCGTATAGCCTTCGGTGCCACCAACGCAAGTTCCAGTGGCTCGTTCGGTATTATAGTGCATCGACTGTTCCAAGTCAACCACTTTCGCCTTAAACTTCTCACTGAATGTAGCGCCCGGCGTCACAGAACCAGCCAAACGAGATAAACTAGACATAATGCAGATAACTCCCTAAAATATACTTAGATGTTTTCACAGGAGACTCGCCTGAATGAACCCAAGGCCACATAGGTGGGAACAATAGCATAGTGCCTTGCTTACAGGGGCTTACAAAGTCCTGTACGAACGTCTGACCACCCTCATTGTCAGTAAGGTAGATAAACATCACCAAAAAACGGCGGCTCATCTCTAAATCCATCACATCTATATGATCGGGGAAGCTCTCATTAGTATCAGGCTCGTATCGCTTGATTTTTATGGCCTCTAGGGCATACTTCTTCGGGAACTGCCATGACTGAATACCACATGCAGCCTTGTACTTCTCCACACCAGCACTAAAGACCTTGGTTAAGTAATCCAAGTCTTCTCTAAAGGGGGTATGAGAGGAACCCATCAAATTCATACGGGTTAATGATTGGCCTTTGCCATTCATCTGCGTCTCTTGAAGAGCTACGTTCCTCTCAAACATATCGATAAGGTAATCACACTGCTCAGCACTAAGAGCGCCATCCACAGTCCTTATAAGGTTATCCAATAACATCATCCATCATGATAAACTCCTCCTCAACAGCCGCCAAATCCTTCTTCAGAATAAGGAAGACTGATTCCATGTTCTTCGGCTTGACCTTCGCATATACGGGAGAGGTTAACGGAGCTTTCGCTTCATTTTTTAACTTCTTATTCGCAGCTGCTGTCAGCTTCTTCGAAGCATAGTAAGGAATACCATCCTCAAGCTTCATATCGTTATAGGAGTCCATATCAGAGGCAACCTCTGCGATAACTCCAGACTTCATTCCGTTATATTCGTCCAGATAGGACACGGTGTCGCCAATATTGTATTCATTCATAGTGTAGTAGTTCCTTCTCAATTGTTAAGTGTTATAGTAACACATATAAACAGCCTTGTCAAGTCTTTTTTTGGGCCAGCTGAATTTTTATTCCCAGTTAAGGGATATGGCCCCCTTCCAGTTTTAGGGGGTGGCCATGTTGTCCTGTAAGTTCTCCTTGATGTACTCAATTCTCCTAATGATACATTCTCTGTATCGGGAATCTATAGAGGGTGAACCAAGTTCCTTCTCTAATACTGATATTGTGATTGCCTCTGAGGAGCTTAAAGATATAGGGGAATTGGCCATTGGGGGGTTGATCCTTTCAGTTGCTGTTAGATGTTTCATTGGATACTTATTACATTTATAGATTAGACATTGGCGGCCAGTTTAAAGGGGCCACCCTTCTTAGAGAGAGCTGAGAGAGGATCGACTCACTTGTCACACCACCATTGTGGAACTTTAACATGACCCATCCAACCTTAACGAATCACTCTCTCAATTCTATTAGTACTATAACACACTATAAGGTATATGTCAAGTACTTTCTTTTAATACACACAACAGGCGTTAGTAGCTGCACACATCTCCTTAACATGGGCGATAGTCGCCTCATAGGAGGCCTTATACGGTATAGTGACCTTAGTCTCCTTAGATGTTAGCTTCATATTGTATATCTCTATCTCATAGTCATATGAACCATATCTCCAGCATACCACTCGTACACCCTTCTCCATCCAGCCGTCTGCCACTAGTGTTAATTCAGTCATCTCTCTATCCTTACCGTTAATCCTCATTATAGTAATACTATACATGGCTGGCAGGGATATGTCAAGCACTCATTTAGCTTATTTGTGTTTATTATCTCTGTGTTGTATTAATGTTACACTCTATAGCTACCCTTAAAAGCCCAGCATGGCCTAATATACACCTATATGGGGCCATTGTCAAGTCCCTTTCTATAATAATTCTGAGGGCTGTGTGGAGCTTATGCTGAGAGTCTACAAATTCATATCACAACGGCATCATGTTTATTTTAACCTTTATTTAAATACCCTATTTTATGGGTTCCTATGGGATTATATGGGAATCTCTCCGCATACTCTCTATATACGCTTCTCTAATCTCATCCATAGTCCTATTACACCCTATGCATACGTCATCCTCGAGCGTGCAAACCCCTATACAGGCAGTCGTATGCCACTCTTTATCCATCTCTATATCACTATACATGATCATCCATTCTCTTGTATTTTCTCCGTATCTATCTGGCATTATTCTATTTATTGTGACTTGACATACTATATTGTTTATGATATAAATAGAAGCATGATGAAATTTAATACAATGATTACTGAAGATAAAGGTGGCAAGAACTTACATCTTGAACACTTAGAGGATGAGATCATTAACTTTGGTGTTGATGGTGGTAGGGCAGCATTGAACTTCCTTCGTTCTCTACGTGATATGTTGGCTGGTTCTTCTCGTTCTTCTGTTAATATGACTGTCAAATGGGATGGCGCACCAGCGATCTTTGCTGGTATAGACCCCGATGATGGTAAGTTCTTTGTTGCCAAAAAGTCTGTGTTTAATGTTAATCCCAAATTGTATAAGTCTATTAAGGAAATTGATGATGATCTATCTGGTGCATTGAATAGTAAATTCAAGGTGGCACTTACTGAATTCTCTAAACTTGGTATCAAAGGCGTTCTACAGGGCGATCTTATGTGGACTGATGATACTGAGAATAAGACTATCGATGGCATTAAATATATCACATTTCAACCTAACACTATTGTCTATGCTGTACCCGTGGATAGTGATCTTGGTAATTATATAAAAAAGTCTAAAATAGGTATCGTATGGCATACCACATATACAGGTAGTACACTCCAAGGAATGAAAGCATCATTTGGTGCCAATATCAGTTCTTTGAAGAAACCCTCTTCTATATGGATGGATGATGCCACTTATAAGGATACGTCTGGTTCGTCTACATTCACTACGGGCGAGACAGAGAAAATCACAGCGATTCTATCCTCTACTGGTAAGACATTCCAAAAGATTAGTGCTGTTAAACTACGATCTTTCCTTGCTCTACAAAACTCTATGACAGGCGCCGTTGCTGGTGCATCCCTCAAAACCTACAATAACTCTAAGGTACGTGCTGGTCAGATCATTACTAATCCAGCCAAGCATGCCAAGGGATATGAGGAATGGGTTATGACCAGCATACAGAAGCAGATTGATAAAGCCAAATCAGAGGGCGGTAAGAAGAAATACACGAATATTCAGAAAGAATTCATGAGAGAAGTCAAGAAGCATACCATCAATCTCGTACAGGTTATCACCTTTCAGAACCTATTGGTTGAGGGTAAGATGATGATTGTTAAGAAATTGAATTCTGTTAAGGGTATGGGTACATTTGTACGTACTGCTGATGGCTTCAAGGTGACTAACCCAGAGGGTTATGTTGCGATTGATCGTATCTCTGGTGATGCTGTCAAACTAGTGGATCGTATGGAATTCTCTTACAATAACTTTACTGCCATCAAGTCTTGGGACAAGTAAAGGGCAACCTCATACCTTGAATCCACCGAAATCTGTTTTATCGAATACTGGTTCACTAAATGCATCTGGTACATCACCAGTTAGATTAGCATCCAGTATACCTTCCTGTTCAGTCAACTTCACATCATAGAGTCGCATCTTGGCACGATCTATGCCAATCACAAATCTCTTATTGGCAGTTGGGTCATTATACCTATTCTTTAACTGTTTAACTGCGATCTGATTGAGAGCGTCAAGCTCTTCGTTACTAATAAGAGCAAACATGAGGTCTGCTGTAGCAGGAAGTCCAAAACTTTCACTTGTGTCTTCCAACCCAACGTCTGAGTTAGAGAACCCCGACCTTGTAGTCTGTGTAGCAGACATAATCGGTACGTTAGTCTCAACAGCAAGTCCCCTAAGTTCCTCTGCAATTGATTTAATATACGTGTAAGAATTGACATTCGCTGCTCCCTTGAGTCGTGATGATGCACAAATATTCAGATAATCTATGAATATGATGTCTGGTTTAAATGATTTCTTGACTGCTAATTCCTTAAGCAGTCCACGAAAATGATTTGTATGGGCAGCAGCAGTAGGGTATTCCTTGACAATGAGCTGACCTGTGGTATTCTTCATGATACGACCAATCTTAGAATCAAACATGGTCTTAGGTAGATCATGTAAGTCTTCCATTGATATGTTCATGAGATTGGCATCTATACGTTCAGCGATACGTTCTTCTGCCATCTCTAGTGTGATATACAGGACATTCTTTCCCTGTGTCATACAATTGGCAGCAACGTGACACATAAACAACGATTTACCTACACCTGTACCAGCGAGGGCAATGTTCAATGTCTTAGGTGGTAGTCCACCCTTCGTGATCTTATTAAAGAATTCCAGATCAAATGGTATCTTCTCTTCTATCGTGTGGTAGTAATCAAAACGCTCTTCTGCATCTTGCAGATAATCATGGCCCACTCTATTGTCAAATCCCACAGCAAGGGCATCTGTCAATATGGTAGGTATAGCATCTGCTGACCTATCCTTATCCTTGCCATCAATGATGGATATGCCCTCGACAATGGCATTATACACAGCCTTGTCTTTACAGAATTTCTCAGTAGTCTCTACCAACCACTCAAAATTGACATCCTTATCTGGGTCTAAGTCCTTGACCACCAATAGCACACGCTTAACGTCATCTTCATTCAGATCACGGCGTGTGTCAATCTCTATCTCAAGGGTTTCTTTGGTAGGTAGGGCATTGTATCGTTCTACAAACTTCTGTATCTCTTGATACACGATCTTCTCAGTCCTGTCTGAGAAATAGTCTGCCTTCATATGGGGAAGCACCTTACGTGCATATTCTTCATTATATACTAGTTGACTTAAAGTCGTTCGTTCAATCGTCTGTGTTGGCAAAATTCAATGTTCCTTTAGTTAGTTGTTCATCCATAATATCCACAAGGATATCACCAATGAGTGTATGAAATTCATCGCTTCTCAACCATTCTTCTGGAAGCGAATTATTATCTACTATATCATAGTCGAACCGTAAAGGCAAGTCCCCTTCTGAATTTAATTCATCTGGGTTAGGTGCTGACACCTTGCCGTATTTGTATATTACACCTTGGAATGTACTAGCTTCAGGCGTGAGTCCAATACATTGAGTCTCATCCTTATTGTTAGTCACGTATGTGTACTTGCTCTTGATGTCCATAATAATCTCCTATTCGACCATAACTAAATGCGTTCTATCTGGCCCTGCATTGACAAATGTGTGATTCTCTGTAGTGTCCACCCAATACACAAAACCATCTGCTGGTATATGTACAACCTCTTTGGTGTCAGGCCAAAAGAAATATGCATGGGGGTGTGTGTCTATTGCCATATGAAGGCGAGGTGATTTATCCTTGTGTACACTATATGTACTGTGTTTAATCATTGTCATGAATCTAGCACGATGATATGGGGTGATTATCCTAGAAAATATGCCTTTATTGAAAGCGGGATTTATCACATTATAATCGTACTCTGTCATACCTGGCTGACGCTTCATGCTACCACAGCCACTCTTATATGGGGTAGGATCACCATCATAGGACTGTAATGCCAGTTGCTTCGAACCGCCAATGGAGTCATACCAAGACAACATGTTCTTGGTATTTTCGTATTCCCATTTGATCTGATCGATATCATATTGTATGTTCAGTCTACGCCACAAGACGCTATACTCCAAAACTCTCGCCACAACCACAGCTACTCTTACTAGTGGGGTTCTTGACTGCGAGATATGATCCACCCAATTCGGTGACATAATCTATTTCGCTGCCCATGATATACATCTCTGCCAATGGGTCTAATACTAGTACCTCATCAATAGGGTCTGACCACTTCACGTTTTCAGTCATACCTTGCAGATCACCATTCTTGAGTCCCCAGACATATTGAAAGCCTGAACACCCACCGCCCTTAACACCAAGCGTTACAAAGTCACCATATAAGATAACACTCTTCATATATTTTCGTGCTGCTTCTGTAATAGTTACCATTTCCGCCCCTTTTTAATGGATTGTAGACCCTTCTGCTATCATTTGAGGGTCATACGGTTTGATCTCTCCCACCGTTTCAGTAAACGCCTCAATCATATCATAAAACTCATCTTCATCCAAAACAGTTTTATACAATCTCATCGACTGACCTAACAAGGTTGCAGCGACAGCGAGAACGCTGTACTCTTCTGATAATTGTACGGTTTGAACGAAACTCTTATTATAGAGTTCCATTAGCTTTTCGTCATCGATCATTCTATAGTTCTTTCATTATTATTTAGGTTCGACCCTCGTTGCGATTGCAAGGAGTTGTTTAACTACCATCGTCCAGTAATTACGAGCCCAGTCTGTAGTCGAGATTTCCCTCATCCGTACAGCACTGTCTATCTTCTTCTCTATTGAATCTATCAAGTTCTTCATACTCCTTTATTCTATCAATCATATCCATGAAGACGCCGAACATCTCCTTCATCTTATCACTATCGGCCGCCTTTGGTACACATAGACTCTTGATTGAAGAATCTTGGGACATGATCATGGCCCTTGCTTTTAAGCAAGAGTCCATATCAGGCATCTCCGTATTGATGCCCATAGAGGCAACAATCAACATCGCTTTAATCATTGGACACATACTCCAAATAGTTGTATCCAAACTTCGCCCGACTAACTGAATCAGACAAATCGACATCCTGTCTCTTCAACCGCCGTACTACGGCAGGGGCAGTCCCCCCATACACATTTGATTTAAACTTCCACATTATACTTTACTCCATCCCATTGAGTCACATTTATATTTCACAGTACCGATTAGCACCATGTCTCCAACCATAGTAGATCGACAACCTTTCTCGCTGAACATAGGGGTAACATCTTTGTTATTCCACCATGCATCATTAATAGAGTTCGTCAACATGAAGGCCTTCTCTAACTTAGCAGTATCGCTAAGTCCACTAGAGACTTCGACCATTGCAACCACAGTTGGACTGATTGCATCATCCATAGCGGCATGGATAACAGAAACAGTTTCCACACCTTCGTAAGTTTTCATTAGAGCGTCAATTTTAGACATATACTTTCTTCCATTAGAAACCAATAAGTGGGGGTTTTGTTAACGCTGACCCCCAACAGCGGTACATCTTTAATGGTAGTACGTACATCACCAATACCCCGCCTTGTTGTCGCCTTGATTTTATCTTTGGCGTTTCGAGCTGCGTCCCTCTTGCTATTCCTCTGGGGGGTAGTTTGATTACCAGAGGAAATCCGAATGAAAGACTAACAGTGGCGTTATGCCCTAGATGGGAAAAGTCACTAAACCCATCTCCAGAAGTCTTCCTTCAGTGTTATTATACTACCATAACATCACCAAGATGTCAAGTACCTTTTTAATATCTATCTCCAAAAACTACCAAACAAACGTAACCCATGCCAAAGATAGACAAGATAGCAAGGGTGTCTCCAGCAATCCTGCTGAACGTGATGAATTTCTCTCGAAATGTGTTAGGGTTTTCCATAATTAACCTCCAATGTTAATGCTAAGTTTTGCGGCAGGGTTGCCCCAATTTGCGGCCTTTCGACCTTTATCTACCAAGTAGAGAGGGCCAGTCCAGCGGATTTCGAAACCACCTTCAAGGACGTTACCTCTTGCACCATTTCTAGCAGGGGCCTTATAACCAGCACACATGAGCAAGTCGCCCTTCATGAACTTCTTATCGTCATCAGTGTTGACAACGAATCCCCAAGCAGAGTTCTTAGTATTAATCTTGATGTACTTAGAACCTTTCTTGATCTCCCAACCCTTCTTAAAGTCGGCCTTCATGTCATCACTCACGTTGAAATTATCATAATCATAATTCGCAGCAGCGATCATATTTGCAATACCGTCATCGATATTGTCGAACTTTTTATTAACCATAACCATTATTTTGTTACTCCATAGTCCATGCCAGGATTGTAAGTAATCATGGCTTCCCAAACTGCTTCTCTAACAGCAGTATCCGTGGCTTCTTCAAATTCACCACCAATCTCAGTTCCACCAAGTAAAGCCAAGGCATAAGAAGTCTTTTCCCACTTCCATTCACCAGCGATAGCGGCATCAACTAACTTACCAACTTCATTATTACCTTTAGTGGTAAACATTGCAAAATCGTTTTTCATAATCATATCTTTCTCTTTGTTAACTCTCATTATATACATAGTATAACAGCACTAAAGGGTTTTGTCAAGCGAAATCGTACCCTATAACTCATTGAATTCATTGAGAATCCAAACTTTTATTTTATTTTTTCCTACCGTCCACTCCGAAAAGCCCTCTGGAATGGCCTTATTCCACCCATTTTTACGGGCGATTCCCACACTTGGGAACAAACCGATTCGGTGCATGATATGAGCCATCATCCAAGAAGAGTTTATCATGATATTCTCCCCTGTGCCACAGTCATCAAAGCCCATGACATCTCTAGTCTTACTAGAGACTTCGGGGGAAAGGAATACGAATTCATTATTCATCATTGAGGTTCACCCTATCACCTGTTAGAGTAAGGGAGCGTCCGTTGAGTTCAACTTCCCAAGTGAAGCACGCCTCCATAAATTCAGCGGCCTCCTCAAAAGTCTCAAACGCCTCACCCATATTCATGATTTCACCGAAACCACCAAATGCCGTAAAGCTTGTTTTATGACCCCATCCATCGGGGGCATCGCCGACAAGTTTAGGACTCTGCGAGATATTGCCTGAGATGCAGTTAGTTGCTTCCCAAACGCCAGTGCCTTTAAAATTCTCTTTCCAATTACTAATTAACATCTTGTCTTCCTTTTCTCAGTTTATACCTTAGTATAGACCATCCAAAGGGTAATGTCAAGCGAAATCGTACATTAAATGCATTATTTTTAAATTATCTGAAGATGCGTGACATATCTGCAACATCTGCTATTTGAACATGATATCTGTCACTATTAGAGCGGTTATATACCGCATGTTCCTGCTGAACCTTGATTTTATACACATCTCCTGCCTTATATGGTATAAGTCCTGTAGGATACACCGCAAATTGACACCCTTCTGGGTAGTTAATCGACATATTATAAAGCATTTTTTGTTTAGGATGTGAATGGGGAGCTAGTTGAGCTCCTGGGCCAAGCTTAGATATGATGGGGTTCTTGTATTCACTGTGTGAATAGAGGTATTTGTGTAGTGTGGGGAAGTCTTCTTCTGTGGGCATAGCAAACCACCTATCCCAAGGGCCATGTGGTGATGACTTGGCGATATTAGGTGCAATGCCTTTGATATGGTTCTTTATTGAATCTGGTGTCCAGAATCCATAGTTTTCATCTACCCGTGTCCAATGCTCAAACGCCTCACACTCAGAGAGCATGGTGGCGTGATTGTCTACGTGATCATGAAGTAGGTCTGTTAGATCGTTGTCTGCCCAAGAGTCAAGAGTTTCCCAAAAATTCATTATTTAGCTCTTTTCTTCTCCATCTCACCAGCGATCCAATTCTTTGATATTGAGGTGTTTACTGGTTTCTTAAGCAAACGTCTAACCTGTTTAGTGGCTAGCTTAATAGGTTCCTGTGTTCTGTCGTTATTGTCCACGATGACTAGATTGCCTCTGAAATGATTACTGAATTTACCTAGATTAGACTGCACTGCTTTATGGGACTTAGCAACAATAGCACTAGGTACAACTCTGTCTCTTTCTGCATTGGATTGTAGTGCAACGTCTAGAGAAGTGTTAACAAAGACCATATATGTCTCATATCCTAACATCCTCAGTTTCGAAGACATCCTGTTAATCTTTTCAAAGTCATGTCCAGTACCATCAATGATCAACCCAAGGCGACCATCAACATAGGTGTTCTTCTGTTTATCAGTGATACTCTTAGCCTGATCCCGCACGACATCTCTTTTTTCTGCCTCACGTTCACCTCGTTTAGTATCCATCTTCTTAGTCAGCCCTGCCTTATCTAATAGTCTTTCAAAATTATCATCTGAATTGACTACTTTAAGGCCCAACCCACCAGTGGTCTGGCCAACGACATAAGATTTGCCGCTACCAGGCCCACCAGCGAGGAAGACTGCTTTAAAGATATTTTTGTCGTACACCCCTTCAAGCAAGGGCAGTAGTTCGTGGTATCTTTTCATCTAATTGTCCTAGTTCTTTGTAACTGTATCTCTGTAGGTTCGCAATATATTTATCACTTTCTGAAAGGGGGGTTAACGGTTCCATCTGGCGAGGTTGGGTCTGAAATGTCATATTTTTGATTCTGTTTTTTGTTTTAGCCATTTTGAGTTCCTTTGCTTTAATTCGTTCTGAGATAAACTTGTTACGCTGACTGATGTGGACTCTCCTTTGGTTATCCGTAGAAATCGCTACGTTTGTTATATGTCTTCGGCGCCAATTGATTTGACTTGCCGTATTGTTTTGGTTGTGGACTAGGTTCTTTGGGATCACCTTCTGGTTGAGATGCTGTGCTGTCCTTAACACATTGCATCATGATTTCATGCTTACCCGTAGTCACACTAAATGAGTGTTTCATATTCCTAATAAGGAATTTACCACGAAACCACCTATCAACCGTTTGTCCGTCTGCACTCTTATTCTGACTAGAGGAGGGCAGTTCTAATTCTACAACATCACCAGCATGAATGGCAGTGTATCCATCAACAGTCATGGTTATACTAAGGCCTGCATTAACTTGCTCTACTGTGGATGTGCGTCTACCTATCCACTTACTGGGATTATATCCAGTGAAAGGATATCGACCCTTGGAATTTGTGTAATGTGAGTCACTACCAGATGTCTTATCCTTGATTGATACTGGCAACAGATAACTCTTCTTATAGTAGTCTGACAACCTACCATTAGAATCATCTACAGCACCAGCACTAAAGAGAGGCTGTGAAGTAGTCTTCTCATCGAAATCGTCTATATGTTTCTCAGTCTCAAAGGAATCGAAATAGTTATAATTGGTTGTAGTGAACGTCTTGTTGAATATGTCATGCTCAATGGTTTCAGATGACCACATGCCATTTGCACTGTTAGATAGGGTATCACGTGTCTGGTCTATTGTCCATTCTCTTATCTTCTGGAAGTCTGCAAGGACATTGGGCATACCCTTATTTCTCTTCTCTAATCCGCCCTGTGGTGCTGTGGTGTAGTATCCAGCAATTTCCTTTGTGTACAAACTCTCTAATGATCTGAAATGAAATGCCTGTGTTGTCTCATAGAAATGATATGTGGGCGAACCGAACTCAGTACATATAGCCTCCCTCTTAGCGTTCTTAATAACAGCTAATGGAGAAATGTCTGGGGCCATTATTTGTTTAATGCCTGCGGTAGGTTCAGCCCATACATCTTTGGTGCTTTCTAGATCACCTCGTACTATGGCTGTAACTATATCTGACCACGTACCCTTTAACGTCCTGTTGACTCTCTTCCTAGCATCGACAATATATTCAACAGAACTGAATTCCATAACAACAACATTGCTGTTTGGATTGGTTTCAACCATAGACCTAATCGTGTACATGTAGAATAGGTACTCTATGATTTCTTCTGAGGTTTTGAATGAAGGAGTTTTAACCTGTACCCGAATCATCTCTTGCCCTACAACAGGCAGTGTGTTCATAAAGTTTATCGGATCATTGAATGCTATTGTACCTCTAATGCATGGAGATTCAATATCTTCGTATATATCGATCTCCATGACATTTGATGTAATGTCTAGTTCTGTTCCGTCTGCAGCGATTATCTGCACTAATTCAAGTGAGAATTCGCCGGCATTACCAATAGTATCAACCATTTTATATCTGCGACTCCGACATTATTGCTTTATATTCTGTCGTAAATTGTTCTAAGTATCGTGGGTCTAGTAGTTTAATCTTCCGTTTCTTATCCTGTTCTGCCTCTTCAAATTCTATGTTAGTAACAATACTAGCCATAGGGTAATCTGTATTGTCCTTACCTATGTCGATCTTCTTAACAGGCCCAGACACAGAATCTATTTCGTAATGATGTATATCATCTGCACTGTCGTACTTCTCTTCAACAAATGCTAGGAACTGTGGAGTAGACATTGGCCACCCGTGGAACCTATCAACTACATCATTCATAAGCAGTACCACCCAATGGTACTCTGAATCTCCATACAGTTTGTGTGCAATCATCTCTGGAGTTTCACCCTCTTTAACATCATAGGTATCGAATAGGGCTCCATGTGTTTTTAGTTTGGTACGTACTGCTACTCGGCGTAAGAAATTAGTTACTACCTTGAAGTGTCCATCTCCTTTACCATCGTAATATATCTTAGGGAATGCTGCAAAATACATTAGTAGCCCTCCTCTATACGTTCTTTAGTCATGATCTCAATTTCATTGAAATCTAGTTTAATACTAGTCTTCTGTGGAGCAGGCCCAATACCTTTAGTAATTGGATGTTGAACTGGTTCGAATGTGGAGTACTTATCACCACCATACGATACGTCAACACCTGTAAGATAGCACGTTGAAATCTTATTGAGAAATGGGTTCTCTTTACTTTGATACATGTACTGTATATCAAATGTATCAGGAATTGTCAGGAGGCGTCCTTTTGGTTGTTTGAGTGAAATACTACCTACGTTCATGGACTCAGCAACACTAGGCATCATATGCCGTTTGAATGTGTCACATATCTGAGCAACCATAATAACTTCCTGTTCACTCTTCGGTAAGAAGTTGAATGAGAAAGAAAACTGTCTACGTCCAATGTTCTTAAAGAGCAATTCGAATTTACTACCAAACACCACACCACTTTGTAATTGTACCAATGTACCAGAACCTTGAGCAACTTTATCCATCATGCCCAGTACTGCTTGTCCAGCGACTTGTCCAACTGCTGGGAGTACTGTGCCAGTTATCTGACTAGCACCTTCTTTCATTGCACTCTTAATGCCACCACTACTAAATGCTTCAATAATCTTATTGCCCGCTTTCACACCAGCCTCTGCCATACCACCAATTTCATCATCAACATATTCTGCCTTATATGCAACAGTAACACTAGGTGGCATGTAAAGAGATATTGCAGTATCTAATCTAGTACTAGGTGGACGTTTAGCAGATAGCGTGTTACCACCACTACCACTTCTAAATGCTTCTTGGTTTGTTTTGGATGGGCCATTTTGTTGTTGGTTTGAACTAGGGGTAGCTGGTGCTCCGCCCTTACCCTTACCAATCTTTGGTTGTTGGGCAGTATTGATCATAAACATAATGTAATGACCCTGTTGTTCATCACCTTCTACGTTTAGAGGATATTGAAAATTCTTAGTCGTTGCACCACCATTGGCAGCAAGAGCTCGTGTGTCTGAAGAGTTCGATCCACCGTTAGTACCAAAAACATCTTTTAGTCCTTTGGAGATAACACCCGAAACCCTACTATTAACACTTCGGGCGACTTGGTTAGATATTGCTGATGTAAACGCCATTTATAAATATCCTTATAATACACAACTATTTAGGTAACTTAGTCATGGCATACAAAGGGAAATATATACCAATCAATCCAAGAAAATATCGGGGTGATCTATCTCGTATTGTATACCGCTCTCTATGGGAACGTAAGTTCATGGTGTACTGCGACACTAACAAGGCAGTACTAGAATGGGGTAGTGAAGAGATCATCATCCCCTATTTATCACCTGTCGATGGTAGAATCCACAGATACTTCCCAGATTTTTATATTAAAGTGAAAAGGGCAGATGGTAAAATAGAGAAGTCTATTGTAGAGATCAAACCCAAGGCCCAATGCTCTCCACCCAAGATACCACAAAGGAAGACCAATAGATTCTATAGAGACATCAAAACGTGGGCTGTTAATGAAGCAAAATGGAAGTATGCTACAGAATTTTGTGACATCAATGGTATTGAGTTTAAAATACTAAACGAGGATCATCTGGGCATATCGTATAAATAGAGGTATGGCACAGAGCAAATATATACAATCAGTACTAAAGGCACAAGGTGGAAGACCACGTTCAACCAATTGGTACAAAGACAAGATCAAAGAGTTTGGGCAACCAGGCGCTATGGACTTAATTAGAGACGGTAAAAGGGCAAGCGCCCCATTCTTCGGTAGACTTAATATGTTTATCTATGATCCAAAGCATAAGAAGACGTTACCTTACTATGATTCATTCCCCCTAGTTCTACCTATTGAACTGTATAAGGATGGGTTTCTAGGGTGTAATCTACATTATCTGCCGTTAGGTTTGAGGATGAGGTTGTTGGATAAGTTGGTGGACTTTAGTAATAACACCAAATTTGATGAGTCAACGAAATTAGATGTGGACTACAGTGCCCTTAAAAACATAAGAGAAATTAAGCCAACCTTAAAGAGATATTTGGCTGGTCACGTTAAAACACAATTCCGTAGAATAGATGCTGATGAATTTACTGTGGCCACACTGTTGCCCGTACAGAGATTCAAGAAGAGCAGTGAGTCTGTTGTATGGAAAGACTCTAGGGGAATGATCTAATGTCTGTATTACCTAAGTTTCTAGAAGGCGGCGCTTATGGGATATTGAATAACATCCTGTCATCGTTTCATTCTAATGAAGGATACGCTACACCCAACCATTATGAAGTAGAAATTTTCCCACCCGCTGGTTCATCATCTGGTACTTCAGAAAATGCCATGAGGGGATTAGTACAGGGAGTAAGCAAACAGGATATCTCAAACATATCCTTACGAGCATCTAGTATTACATTGCCTGGCAGAACTTTAGCGACATCCCCAGACACCAACATACATGGGCCGCAACGACAAGTGGCAGACAATGTTATATTTGATGATGGTATTTCTATCAATTTCCAGAGTAGTTCTGACCTGTCAGAACGAGTCTTATTTGAGAAATGGCAGTACGCAGCATATAACCCACAAACATGGAACATGGGTTATTATAATGATTATGTCGGCACTGTGTTCATCTACCTTTTAGACAACCAGATGCAAAGACGTTATGGACTGAAGTTGTGGGAGTGTTTCCCTAAGACTGTGGGCCCTGTGTCCTTGTCGTATGGGAGTGGAAATCAAATCGTAGAATTCACAATGAACATGAATTTTAGATACTGGACTACCGCCGACCTTAATCAAGAACCACCAAGTTTGATGGATAAAATTGGACAGACTGTAATCAATACAGTCGAAAGAAACATATCAAGGGCCTTACCCGCTGTATTGCGAAACGGTCTTCGTTAATCATATTATTTTAAAGGATGAAAAATTATGGCTTTACCTAAACTGAGTACGTTAACATATGAGTTGGAGTTACCTTCTACCACTAAGAAAATTAAGTACAGGCCTTGGCTTGTAAAGGAACAAAAGGTTCTTATGATTGCCCAAGAGTCTGAAGACACTAAACAGGTAGAAAGTGCATTTGCATCTATTGTACGGGATTGCACGTTTGGTAAGATTGATCCCTACGAGGTGCCTCTATTTGATGTGGAATATATCTTTCTACAACTACGAGGCAAATCAGTAGGAGAGAAACTTAAACTAAGTCTGCTGTGCGATGATGATAAGGTAACTAGAGTAGAACAAGAAGTCGATCTAACAGACGTTAAGATTCAAATGGATTTGGATCATAGTCATGTCATTGAAATTAATGATGAGATTAGTATACACATGCGTTATCCTATGTTGTCTGATATGGCCTTATTTGATGGCGGTGGACAGATCAAGATGATCTTCGATATGATCAAACGATGTGTTAGTGAAATCCACGATGGTGCCTCTATTCACAATAGGGTAGACATGACAGACAAAGAGTTGGATGATTTCATCGACAGTATGAGTCAAGATCAATTCGCTAAGGTTAGTGCTTTCTTTGAGACTATGCCAAAACTAAGGCATATTATCAATGTGACCAACCCCGTGACTAAGAAGAAGAATGAGATTGTAGTGGAGGGCCTGCAAAGTTTTTTCGAATAGCCCTCTCACATGAGAATATGGAGAACTATTATAAAACTAATTTTGCAATGATGCAACACCACAATTACAGTCTAACAGAATTAGAAGATATGATGCCATGGGAGAGGGAAATATACTTAGGACTGTTAATGCAATATTTGAAAGAGGAAAGAGATAAAATTTCGGCTGAAGAAAGAAAGATGAGAAATTAAATGGAAATACCTACACCCAACACAGCTGCTATTGAGATGACTCAATACCTATTGCCATACATTGGTATGATAATGATCGTCATCATAGGGTTTATGATAAAGGATTTTGCGACTAAGTTTAGCAAGGGTCTTGCATTTAGCATGAATAAGCAGTTTCAAGAGGGTGATCATGTTCTTATTGATGGAGAACGTGCCTTAATCGTTAAGATAGGTATATCACAGACCGTATTTGGGGTAACTAAAAAAGGTGGTGAATTAGATGGGGATTATGTATGGCGTTATGTGCCGAATGAACGTATCGATTTTCTTAAATTAGAAAAGATAATTTTTGACCGAACTCCCCTAAATAACAATGTACAGATAAAGAACAACGATAGTCGCATAACGGAGATAGAAAATGGCAAGTAGAAAATCTGATCCTATCACAATTGTTGAAGTGGATCGTAGCACTACTGAAGTAGAAGAAACCTCATGGTATAATCATATCAGTTCTTCCGTTATCGACAAATGGCGTATTTGGCCCAGGGCATTGATTACTCTATATGGTATCATGTTCTGGCGTACTACAGAATGGTTCATGGCAATCCCAGAACCTACTGCTCCTCAAAGTGCATTTGTAAGTGTCATTGTAGGAGCAGGAGCCGCATGGTTTGGTCTTTATGTTGGTTCTGGTGGAAAGAAGGATAGCAAATAATGGCTGATGACAATACTAAAAAATTTAGTGACACCATAGACAAATTAGCTAATACTGCAACTAAATTAGACAAAGCTGCTATGATATTAGCAAGGTCAACTAAAAGTAAGGGTTCTGCCTCCGCTGAAGAGAAGCGTGAAGGCAACCAGATGGCGAAAGAGAATAACGCATACCTTTCAACCATTGCTGCAGCTATGGGATCAATCCCAGACGCCGGTTCAGAATCCTCTGGTGATAAAAAGTCTGGTGGAATATTCGCATCTATTGCTAAAGCAGTAGGTGGTATTGGTTCTGGAATAGGTAGACTAGTAAGTGGATTTATGACTGGCATGGCTGCTGGTGTCGCTTCTATTGGCCCATTCATTTTGGTCATGGGTGGTTTAGGTGTTGGTATCGCCGCATTTATGGCGCCACTTGTTCTTGGTATGGCCCTATACACCAAGGCCTTCCCTACTATTATAGCAGGAATGAAGGGGTTTGAAGTCTTAGATGGTAAGAAACTTGAAGAAGTTGGTATCGGTATGGGTGCTATGGGTCTTGGCCTAGGCGCCCAAGGTTTTGGTGGAGCAATGGGAGCAGTTGGTAATCTGATTGGTGCTGCCGCTGATGGTATTGGTAAATTATTTGGTGTTGAGGCATCGGAAGATACTTTATTCAAAAAGATGGAGAAGTTTGGTGCGGTTAAACTGGACGCTAAAAACATTAAAAGTAACGCTGAAGCAATGGTTGCATACGGTGGCGCCATGGCGCTGGGTGCTGGTGGAACTACCCTTGCTGCTGTTGGTACTCTTGCATCTGGAGCTATTGGTGGACTTGGTAAACTTATAGGTGGAGTACCACCGTTAGAAGCAATGCAAAAATTTGGTCTTGCAGTTGTAAACAAAGAGGGTGTTATAAACAACGCCGAAGCAATGATGGAATATCTTAAAGCAATGGCACTCGGCGCTGCTGCGATGGGTATGAAAGCTGTTGCGGCACTTGCTAATACAGTTAGTTCAGTACTAGACGGCGTTAGTAAAGCAGTTGGTGGTAAGGGTGTATTAGATGCCCAAATATCGGGTATGCAAAAGATCAGTGCAGCGCAAGGTATTTCCAAAGATAAGATTCTGATCTTTGCTGGTGCTGCTCTTGCATTTTCTGGTGCCATGGCAGCCGGCGCTGTTGGTAGTGTTGGAAAGGCCATTGCTAGTGCGGGCAATACAGTTTCTGAGATTATGGATGGAGTTAGTAAAGCAATTGGTGGTAAGGGTGTATTAGATGCCCAAATATTGGGTATGCAGAAATTAAGTGCAGCTACAGGTATCGATGTAGTTAAGATAAAGGCCAATGCTGAAGCGATGGTTGCATTTGCTGGTGCCATGGCAGCCGGCGCTGCTGGTAGTGGTGGTAAAGCATTAGGTTCAGTATTTAATATGCTTGGTGGAGCATTTGATGGATTGACAAAAATGTTTGGTGGTAAGGTTAAGAGCCCACTAGATGATTTAAAGATGTTTGCTAAAACAACTGTGACAGACGCAGAGGTAGTAAAAATCAAATCGAATGGAGAAGGTATTAAAGCATATGTTACAGCAATGAGTGGTTTAACTGGACTTAAAATCCCAACCACATTTGGAGATATGATTGGTAATCTCATGACAGGTATAGGTAGTATATTCACAAAAGATCGTGACCCTATGACCGACCTAGAGACATTTGCTAAAAAAGACATTGATCCTTTAAAGGTCAAGAAGAATGTACAAGCATTACAAGAGTTCGCAAAATTAGGTAGTCTTGGTACGACAAGAATGTCAATATCTAGATTTACAGGAGATTTAATGAAATCTATCCCCGCCCTAGAAGTAGCAATTATGGGTGGTACGGTAGGTAAAGGTTGGTTTAGTTCTGGATCAAAACTTAAAGGTTTAGCAAGTCCAGAAATTAAGTTCACTGAGGCATCAAAAAATGTAGCTACCTTGAGAGCATCTCTTGGTATGGAAACAACGATGCCTGGTGCTCCACCCGCCGTGGAAGCACCAAGTGATGGTGCAAGTACTGGTGATTCGCTTTGGAATGAGAAATTAACAAAATCTATAGACGCTCTTACCGTGGCGATGCTAGGTGCAGCAAGTGGTGGTGGTGGTCAATTTAACACTAGCAACACCGTTATAAACAAAAAAACTCAGGTACAAGTTACAGCGCAAGGACATGCTAGATTCAGCCAGGGCTGATAAATTGGGGTTGCTATAGACATAGAGGAAAAGGAAATCCCATATGGCCATAGTAGAAGTAGCTCTAGGTCTAAAGATGTGTGTGGACGCACTTGCGTTATCTAAAGCAGCAGTCGCCGGTGTGAAGGGGATGATCTCTAATTGTAAAGACCCCTCAGAAGTCGCTGGTTATGTAGATCAAGTATTTCAAGCACAATACAATATAGAGAATGAACATAAACTCCATAAAGGCGATCCTCAGTGGAAGTCTTTCCTATCTAAAAAATGGAAAGATGATGGTCAAACGCCTGGAGAATCCATGTCAGATATTACTGCCGAAGTTATTCAGAAGAAGCAGATAGAAGAATCTATAGCACAGATGGCACGTATGATAAACAAGCGCTTTGGTTTCAATACATGGAATGAGATACTAGACCTTAGAGATGAAAGATTAGAAGAGAATAAAGAGAGACGTAAGATTGCTAAACTCAAATTCGAAGAGGAACGAGAGAAGAAGCGTCAGAAGTTACTTAAACTGATAAACAACATTGGTGGTACTATTATAGTTATAGGTGTTGTTGCCCTAATTTGGGGTTACTTGTGGTACGTAGCTAAGTAAAACCCCCCATGTTTCCATGAGGGGCTCTTCTTTACAGCGATCTTTTTAGCCCGAATCCTATTCAGCGACAGGGAGACGTTTCGCCTTACCATCAGTCATTGAAAAATGACCGATTCCTCTTGATACCAGCGAACTTATCTGTATAAGTACCGTTGTTCTGATCCCAAGCACGCCAATACTCTAGGCGGTTAGCTCTAACCAATTCCAACCGTTTCTGTTGAACAATAGGATTACTCTCCCTACGATCAATATCAAACTCCTTAGTAGCAGTTAGTGGAGGCATTACATTACGTTTGGCTACGAAGGTTGGTTCTTTCTTAGCATCTTTAATTGCTTGAGAGATTTCCAACGCCTTAGAATCAGGCCCAATAGTAATACCCAAACCAACAACTCCTTGAATAGTTTCATAATCTTTACAACTAAACTTAGGTGGATTGGTAAGTACAACTGACCCCTGCTCAACATCATCAGAACAAACTAGTGTGATGGTCTTGGGCACAGGAACAGTTAGAGTTTTATCTCCAGCCAGACTTATGGCTGGAGACACTAAAGTAACTACGACAATTGCCGATGCTAAATAGTTTTGCATTATCAGATTACCCCTTATCTGCAAGTTTTTCAAAGTAGGACATAGTGTCCTCATCATCAGATGAAGCAGACACAGACGGAGCAGGAACAGCAACAGTATCAACTGTAACTGTAGTAGATGGTTCTGCAACCATCATCTCAGCAGCCTTACTAACACTAGTAGTTCCAGACAAGACTGTCTCCATACGAGTCTTCAACTCATCATAAGACTTGAAGTTGGAAGCAGAAGTAAACTCCGAAAGCGGATACTGCTTCTTCCACAGTGCTTCAATCTCTTCATCATTATCAAAGACAGGTGATGGATCAGCGAACTCTGACTTATCATAGTTCCAATAACCTTCAACCTTACGTAACTTCAACTTGAAGTCTGCACCTTCCCAGAAATCAAAAGGATTCATAGGAGTCTCATCTTCAAATGCTGGTTGCATTGCTTCCATGCACTTATCAAAGATTTTCTTACCAAAACGATAAAGCATAACTTTACCTTCATTGGCAGGATTAGCCTTATCTTGAACTACCAAGATATTAGCGAAGTATTGCAACTTACGCTTCTGCTTACGAGCGATTTCCTTATCAGATTCTACTCCAGAGTTCCAGAAATTAGAATTCAATTCTGATACTGGATCGTTCTGATTGATGGTAGTGAGAGAGTTCTCAATATACCACTGACCAGTAGGGCCTTGAAACGCATGGTTCCAAACCTTTGCCCATGGCATATCTTCACCATCGACTGCTGGTAGAAAACGAATTACGGCATAACCGTTACCTGTCTTATCCATTACTGGCTTCCAGATACGATCATCCACGTAGGATTTCTTCTCTTGGGGGGCGTTCTCTGCTTGGACTGCACCGAGCAGTTTGTCCAAAGAATTGGACTTCTTTAGTGTACTTAACGACATATGTATCTCCTTATGTAAATATATGCTTTTTTGTTATCGTATATGTAATATACCACAGAGTTCTTCTTTTGTCAAGTACCTTATGTTATTATTATTAACATTAGATATCTCTCCAGCACGATGAATAGGGTCTACCCAATTAAAGGTAATATCCTTAAACTCGCTGAACACTGTTTGCATCTGGTTAAACCAATTGATTGTGTTAAAACCTTTTGCATCACTGGGCAGATAGTTATCTGACCCCTTATATATGTTGTTTAGAGGCTCGTCATATGATGACAAGTCAAATCCCAACATGTATACTTCTTTTGGCCCTTCTTGACATGCAAGATGTAGGGCTGTATTACCAGCAGACCACCCCACAGGGAAGTCTATTGATTTAACAAAATCAACGTCTCTTAGATAGGTGATCCAAACACCCACATCCTTCCCCATTTTGAGCATTAGGTCTAACTCATCAAGATCGGGGAACTGCTTGATCATCGATTCGATGCTCTCCTGTATCTTACTAGGTTCCTTACCAGACACTACACACTGCTCTGTGTGGTTGCCACTTCTAGGAGTCCTATGGATAAATTCCTCTGGAACGTCTTGTCCCATGAACATCATATCTGCAATCTCAGCAGGAATAGGATTCCAGTTAGCAAAGTGAAACTTCATTGACCCCTGCTCAACATCATCAGAATCGTGTTGCTCTTCTAGTAGATCAGAAGTGTATATTTCCTGTTGCATGGCATAGTCTACAGCCACTAAGTTGTCTACCCAGAAGTCACGATAGATAGCATTACAACCCCATGTAGGTATATCTTTCCAATTATGCTGGTTGCCTTCACACCACTTTCTAGATTCACCATTACCAAAAACAATAGCCTTATTCTGTGCATTATCTAAATTGATCATAGGTGAAAACTCAAATATTTTGTTTCGTTCTCTAGTTAGCATGATTGCCTTGTCGCTTCAACTCTAAGTTTTAAGTCTTCAACACGGCGCTCTAACACAGATATTGCTGTGTTGAGGTTTCCCATGCCGGCATTTTCTTCATACCTGTTTTTCATCATACCAATCTCTTCGACTAGTACAATCATTCTTTCTAAGTCTGTCATATTGTTAGATACTCCCTATCCATATAATCCATGATATTATCTTGATTGACAATCTTACCATCTGACGTTATGGCCCACACATTATATATTGTTTGGAATGGCATACCCATCCCATATTGAACACTCAGAGGCATATCAGTTTTTCTTTTGCTGTATGCATAGTCTGGATCAAATCCAGCGATGAAATGTCTAATAGCCATTTTCGACTTTAGGAATTCATCACCACTCCATGTATTTGTGTGCCAAACTATTTCACGATCAATGTGTTGATTGATGGCGAACTTGTGTATCTGGGGACATAGGAAGAACGGCTGATAATGATTCATATCAAAGTCTTCCTTAATATTCTGTAGAAAACGGAACGATTGTGTTAGCAACGTATATTGTGTTATTTCCCACCAGCGCTTGTGGTGGTAATCGTAGTCATTTTCATGGGTGTATCTTTCTTTGTTGGTGTTCCTACTATGAGGGTATCCCGTACTACCAAATAACCTATCTGCCTCACAACCCGTGGTGAATAGATGGTTACGTATATCTGCGGCCCCAAAGATGTTACCTGTATTCTGGGTGGTTTTAGTCCATGCTATCATTTCTTTGTATGCTTTAGGATACTCTTTTATCGCATCCCACCCAGATGTTATTACGTTTATCTGATCTTTGGGACACACTTCATAAAGGGCAAGAAGTATAGCAACACTGTCAATACCACCAGAATATAGAACATCAATGATCTTACCCATATCACGCATCTCTGTGGCACGCTCTATCATAATGTCTTTAAAGGCTGGTAGGTTTTCGGTGTACTTGTATTCGACCTCTTCATAGAACTTGTTACTAGTCCTAAACAGAAATTCATCACCGTAACCAAGAGCATCATTAAGATACCAACTGGGCAACCTATTGACTTTCTTTAGTTGCCTGCTTTCTTTCTCTAATAGGAAATCAAATTCAAATTTAAAATCATCATCAAAGGGTTCCCAGTGATCCCATTTCTCAATGTTCTCAACATAGGACTTCCAGCAATTACGGTAGTGATTGCTTATGTAAACAAAGTCCTTCACTTACGCAAAGCTCCCCATGAATAAGAGAAGAGGTCATTACCTATCTCATCTATTTGATTTGCTACCATCTGTGTCTCAAGTTGTGTATCTGGTTTACATCGTAGATTACATACACGGGCAAATGCCATTAGTGTACCACTCCAGTACCATTCAGTCATCATTGATTGTGGTAGTACCATACGAGCTTGTTCTGGACACACACCCTGCCTTAGAAGGTGTTCATACGTCCACTTTGCTTTCTGACAAACCTGTTCATAATCATCTACCATAGAATGTCTAGGATTGATATCAATCTCTTCTTCAGACGATCCTTGCTTCTTATCATCAGCACGACCACGCCACACATCGGGCATATGAAATTCTACTTCATGATCTACGTACCTACGAGATACTTCATTCCACACCAATCCAACTTGGTGCTTAACCAACTGCCTGGCAACAAACACTGGGGCCTTGACATGGATTTGTAAAGATGCATGACCAAAAGGACTCCAATGATTATGCTTAGCAAGATAATTAATAATCTTCTCATCTTGTTCAGTCAAAAGACCCACTGTTGGGCCTGCTTCTGGTATAGACATCCACTCTGACGTTTTTGCAAAACTAACCCTAGCAGCGTTAACTACGGATAGGTCTGATCCCATGTGATCGACATATGTTACTTTACTCATCTAAACTGTCCTTCTCTTTCTTTGATGTTAGTTGATTCCAATACGTGCCGTGTAAACAGTTCGTATGAAAATGGTACGAATTGATCTCTAGCCATGATCCATTGAATCTTTGCTTGATCTCGTTCTGCTTGAGGTATATTCTCATATATCATACTAGCATAGTCTTCATCGATTTTCATTCTGTGTGTAATAATTCTAGCAGTGGCACTATTAGTGAATCCACTAACAGACCTATCATCCCAATCCTTAGAATTTATTGCCATCACAAATCTTAGTTTCATTTCCTCTTCTGTAAAGTGAGTGAAGCTCTTCCAAAATGCTTCAGTTCTATTACAGGTTTTATAGTGCATTAAGAGGTATTCTTCTAACTCATTAAATGCACCAGAACAGTACTTATTGTGTTTATGGGGCGTTTCCTTATTCCTCATGAAACTCATAATATGTAGTACGGTCAATCCAATAGACGGAGAGTCCAAAGCATCTAAAAATCCAGCGGCAATACCTACTGCGAAACAGTTACCTACTGCTGGGTCAGCCATCCATCCAGGCGTATAATGCATATGCCCAAACTTCTCACAACCACTATAATCATAAAACTCTTTCTCTGCCTCTTCCTCTGTAAGAAAATCAGAACTATAAACATACCCAGAACCGTATCTATCTCTCAGTGGTATGTTCCACATCCACCCAGCAGTCGCTGTCTTAGCGGTAGTCATCATACTATTCCATCCAAACAAAACCTCGTTTGGCGCCTTATCTAATCTCTTTATCTCACCAAACACAGCAGAGTTCGTTGGTATCTCTGACGGGATAAAGGAATCAGTCATCTCTTTAATCAACACTCTACTGAACCCCGTGGCATCAATAAAGTAATCTCCAGATAATACTGTGGCACCGCCATTGGCGCCAGTATTATCAACTAGTATATGGTCAATACCCTGTGAGCCCTTTTGGACATCAACAACATTACCATAAACAGTTTGTATCTTATCTTTAAACTTATCAAATATAAACTCAGATGTATCAGTAGAATCTATATGCAATGCTATAGTAGTATAGAACCTATCAGCTTCTTCCATATACGGCATCTTGCCATCTATGACTTCACTACCGATACGACCTATCTCTTCGCCTCTCGTTAAACCCTCTAGGTAGGTAATACATTCATTACGTCTACCGTTAACAGGCCATCCACCAACCATTGGAGTATCACCCCAACCTTCAAAGACAACACCGTATTTTGGCCAACAATTATTTGATTCAACAAACTCCTTGGCAATACCCATACGATTTAATGCGGCTACGAGTGGTGGAGTAGAACTTTCACCTACACCAATTATAGGTATATCTACACTACGTACAGATATAACATTATAACCATTAGTAGCAAGGAGGCCACACGTTAGTGCGCCTCCTGTACCACCACCGACTACAACAACAGTTGTCATCGACTTCCGTTATTCACATACTTACGTGGTTTATAACCTTGCGGCCACGTAGGATGGCGTGTTGCTAACTTAGCACAACGCTCTGAGAGTTCTTTGTTGGAAACTACCAACTCAGCACACTCTCCCTCAAGTTTCGAAACTTGAGCTGTAAGTTCGGCAGTCTTGGATTCAAAGAACCCTTCGACTCTGACCGTCTTGGCCAAAATGGCCTTATTTTTTTCATCCATGATTGGACTCCTCTATCAACTTCAATAGCTTTAGTTTATACCTCTTGACATCAATTGTCAAGAACCTTTTGTAATCTTTCATAAGTTTTTTTAAGTTAGGCCATATAACATCCTCATTCAGTTTTTGATCCCATTCTACGCTGAACCCAACCAGTTCATCTAATATAATTACTGTCTCTATAGACACACGCCCACCAAGAAATTCTTTCAAGAGCTTAGGATGAGTGCCATCCTCAACTTTAAAAAGATTGTCAAACGGTGGGGCATTGATTAGGGGTTGTAGTTCAACTAAAAATTCTTCAAAGAAACCTTGTCTCTTTAATTTCCACGATTGATAATGTTCATCAGTGAAGTTAGCAACATAGCCACTTCTGTCCTTGATGAAATTTGCTATAAAGTAATCCTGTGGATTTGAATACTTCTTAGATATACGAGCGAAGAAACCTCTATCTTTACGTTTATAGAACGATTCTCTCTTGATCTTTGTCTTACCTTTATAGGTGATGTAGTCGTAATCACCCTTGCCGAAATGAGCCTTCAATGCACAATACATCAAATAAACGTCAATCGGTTCCATCGTCTTTTCGGTAGCCATCTTCTTCAACTCTACTTCTCACACTAGCAGGAGATAAACTGGCTGCAATAAACGAACATGCAGCCAACATAGGAATAACGTATATCATCTTGTCTGTAAAATAGGCGACAATGTACGTTGGTAATAATACTATAATAGCCTGTAATAGACTATTTTGCATCTGGCATTTTCAACTTATATAAAATATAAGGTTCTTCACCCTCTACTTGTAGGGGTATAGATTTAGCATCTGGGTCTACTGGTTGTTTACCTACGTAGTGCCATTCTGCACCTAAAGCACGTTCTTCTGCGAACTTGTCTAGCGCCTCATCATTGGCGGTTACAAATATAAGTGGAATGATTGCAAGTAGAATAAACATAGTAGCTCCTAGCTATATTGGCAATTGTGCCTGGCGGGGAAGGAAATTCAAATCTCTAGCATTAGCTTCGATCTTTTCCTTCAACGCTTTGGAGATTAAACTCTTAACCGAATCTGGTTCAATTGCTTGATCCTCACAATACCACAGGACAGCATCCATATGTGATATCTTTTTTTCTTTAACAACTTCTTCTATCTTGATAGCGAAAGTTTTCGGTGTGTTCAATGACAATAGTCTTCTCCAATTAAAATAATAAAGTGTGGGGTTAACCATAGACCCCACTCGCATGTATTACGGCATGACCCGAATGTATTACGGCATTACCCGATAGACACTAATTAATGACCTGTCTATCGGTCAACAAGGTATTACGTTTTAAGCACGTAGCGCCTTGTAACCGGCTGCAACTACTGCTCGTGTAGGAGTACCAATCATGTACTTCATATACGATAGGCCATCAAAGGTGGACACACGCTTATTCAGATAGATCGTAAGACCTTCAGAACGAAGTTTGCTGATTACCGAACGGACGTTCTTAACACCATAACGTGATGTAATCTGTTTAGCGGTTAGTGATGCACCATTTACGAGTGCGGCTTCGACCTTAGCGGCCTGGGTAGTAATAGTCATAAAATATCCTTTACATGACAAATAAGTTGAAAAAAGCATCAACTTTTATTGTGAAGTTTTTACAAGAGAACTTCCAAACTCATCGAGCTTTCACCCGAATTCTTATTATGTACAGAGTATAACATAGTCTTATGTATATGTCAACCCCCTTTACGAATAAAGTGGGGAGTATTCTGTTGCTAGGTTACTCCCCGAACCCCGACAGATTACGCAGCTAGTGCGAAATCCTCATATGCAATATTATCGTTTGCATTTACTAATTTGACCAATAACGGAGTCATCCGACAATTCTCCACTCATCTATCTCTGCCTGTCGATCCTATTTCGCCCCCATCAAAAAAAGACTAGGTATATTAAACCCGCTAGTAGGGTAATGTCAGCACATATACTCCAAACGATATATGCTTTAAACATCCACTTACTAACCTCTCGTACTAAGGGGGTCTTCATCAGAATCCCCTAACAATATCTCTAGCATTCTAGTCTCCTTTTGGTGGAGGCGGAGGGTACTGCCCCCTCGTCCAGTTCAGCTTTCAATTCGTATCATCAAATTGTATACTATTTATACCATATCAAGGTGCAAATGTCAAGTCCCTTTTATAAACTACTTTCTGTCCAACATCTTCAGCTGGTTTCATCATAGAATCAGTACCAACTGATATAAAACAAGCAATCTCAGGCCTAGGCCATTCAATCATACTAACAGTCTTAGTCTCATCATTACGAAGCATCATAACCTTATGTCCATATTGAGCATCAGTCCAAAAAGCAACAGGTTCTTCTTTAGAATTCTTATCAATTCCCGTCATTATTGAGACAGCATCCCCGCATAGAGTTGGTCTGTGTACCACAAAGGCACCAACTTGAGGTTGGTTTAGTTGACCTTCCACTTTTGGTTCTTCTGGCGTTTTTTGAGATTCTTCTGCCAGCTCTTCATCTGCTTCTACTATTGGTGTAGACGATATGCTGTCTTTGGGAATATTATTGTTGGTCTGACAACCCATTAACAGAAACACCGCCCATATTGCTATTAGGTGTTTCATTTTGTTCTCTCCATATGGTAGCGGTTTCTACCAATGAATCGAGGTAATCATACTTCTCTTTTACAAACTCTTGTACAGTGCCGTCTTCGGTTACACATAGAATAACAATTTGTTCTATCTCTGTACCAGTTCTTTCTTCATACATCTCTGCATAAGCCGAACATTGAATATAATAGTTTTCATTCCATTCATCATTGCGTTCTTTGGTTGAAGTCTTGAAGTCTATAATCGACAGCACTCCATTGTACTCTGCGATACAGTCAACCCTTCCTGCTACCTTGTATTTATCAGAATAGAGGCCTGCTTCTTGTGCATGTATGTTATCTATATTCTGAATAACGGTTTTTAATTGACCAAACAAACAAAAAGGCAGGAAATCCTTCTTATGCTTCTCCCAATCTTTGGGAAAATTAGATTCCATATTGTTTAGATAGTCCTCACACATGTGATGTACCTTAGTACCACGAGCGGCTGCTTTACCAGCAATGTAGTTAGCAGTCTTTTCGCCCACACGTTTACGCCATTGATCAAGTCCAGACTTATTACGAACTTGTAAAATGGTTGTGATTGATGGGTACTTGTTACCCTCTGGTGTCTCATAAAGGCGTACACCGTCTGTTGTTGTTGCACTTATAGGAGGCAACTCCACGTTTAAATGGTTGAACATTATTTATTAATCTCTTTATGGTTGTAAAATATAGAGTTTCGTTTAGCAATCTCTTGTGCTGTTACACGCTTCTCTACGGCATGATCTGTTACGAGTTTATGGATGCCACCCCATTCTTCATTACGCTGGGCATCAATTGCATCATAATCCCAAACTTTGTCACTGACACGATGTGTTACATTTTCACTCATACGTTCCTCATTCTATCCACTAGTCGATCTGCTCGATTAGTTACTTGTTTATACCAACCGCTATCTACCATCTCATCAGCAGCTGCGTTCCAATCTTGGGCATCTACACCACGTTTCATACCCTTAAATTTGGATAAGCGAGGACGCCCCATATTGAACATCATATTTGCCACTATTTGTTTAACTTCTTCTGGCAAATCTTCAAAGTCTTCGTAAAGGATGTTGCAGTCAGACAAGACACTTTCGCAATCCGATCTGAAGGCCTCATTAACTCTATCTTCTGAAACCCCCGTACCTGTTGGGAGTCCATGTTCCATGTCGGATTCCAATACGAGATGGCCAACACCAAAAGTAGCGTACCCAAGATGATCATTATAAATTTCATATTTAACGCCCTCGTCAATTTCTAGTTGCTTTTGTAACTTTTCTAAGTCCATTATTCCATCCCTATTCCTAGTTTGGTTTTGTTGATAAGATAACTACGAACAAAACCCGAGCGTACAATGTCTCCAATTGTAAACTCAGTACAGTTAAACTCTTCCATCTCTTCAAGGATACGTAAGAAGTCATGTAGACCATTACGTTCATTGGTACGCTGTAGATCAGTCTGATCGAAGTCACCACAGAAAACAATTTTAGAATCTTTACCTACACGGGTAATGATTGTGTCTAGCTCATGAAAGTTCATATTCTGACATTCATCCACTATAATGATTGCATTATCAAATGTCAACCCCCTTAGAAAAGAAGTTGATAGGAAGTAGAGAGAACCCTGTCCCTTGAGGCGATCATATAGATTATTAAATGCCTGTTCGTTAGGTTGCTCAAACATGAACTGTACCATATTTTGATACGGTACTTGATACAGGGCGGCCTTGTCCTCTTCATCGCCAGGCAAGAAACCAATCTCACGTGTGGGAATAAGAGATCGAACCAAGATCACCTTGTCTTGAGGTGTCTTTAGATCAAGTACATCATTCAATGCCAAGTACAACGGAGCAAATGTTTTACCCGTACCAGCACACCCAAAAAGGAATTGATTCAAACCTTTCTTCCAAGTCTTAAATACTGTACCTTGGGATTCTGTTAAAGGTTTAATGGGTAGCAGACTACCAATTTGAATTTCTTTATTCTTTTTAGATGCCATTATGTAATTCCTTTTTTCTTTTTCATTTTGTCTAGAGCTGATCGTAGTTTAATATTTTTATGTGTCTCAGTGCTACCGCCAAATTTGTCTGCTAATGGGCTGCCTGGATGAGCGGCACTGATACGTTGCATGTTCTCTTGAAAACCTCCATCAGTCTTAGGGCCAACGCCCATCATATGATCTCCAACCAGAGCTACAGGTTTTATGACCTGTCTTATATTGGGGTTTGCAGCGAGGTAAATTTCTTTCTCAGACATGGAAATGAAGTCATCCCACTCTTCTCCATCTTTGATGGAATCGTCAATAAATGTATAGGTAGGCAACTTAATCTCCAAATTTTAATTCTAATTGTCTAGAATCGCCGCCCATTGTACGGACTTTGTATTCTAGATCGTGTACCCTGTCACTAAGTTCTTTGGTACGTTTCAAAACATTATAATACGATTCTGTAAGGTTTGCCATATCAGTCATGTTCGGCGTCATTGGTTCTTCACCACGTTCTTTTCTATCTTCACGCAATCTTCTTCCCATGTAATCCCAATAGGATTCTCTTGCTGTCTTCATTAAACCACTCCGGCTGTCTGCGTCTTTTCCATTGTGCGAACCCAGATTTCTCTACTATATAGTAAGTTTGATAAGCTAGAACTGCGTCATCTCCCTTACAATTATCAGGCATACATTGGGGCGGATCACGATAGTCTCCGACAGGGATGTTATCTGGACAGTTAGAGAGAGCAAATTCTAGACGCTCAGTGGCATGATGTTTATCATAGCGATACGTATACTCTTGCATGAGTCCTATCATATGGGAGTACACCCAATCATAGTGTTTATCAGATTCACGAACCCAGATATTGGTAGGGTGATTTTTATGAGTCAACTTATACATTCCTGCTAAGTCGGCGTAATCATCACCGTCTAGAACACGATGAGCTGTGGAGAGCAACTGAGCGCTCTCCAAGATCATCTTAACCACATGTTTGTTACAACTCATTTGTGCAGCTATAACAGGGTCACGATTTAAATAAAATACGTTCAAAAAATGGAACCAATTAAATATAATGCTGTATTGGCAACGATAATGCCGCCAAAAATTGCTAAACCTAAAACCATAAAATACTCCTATTCGTTATGATGTTCTTAATATACCACAGAAACTATAATATGTCAAGTCACTATGGGTTACTTTTTTTCTTAGGTACGTCAAATACAAAAGAAATTCTATCAACATCCCCTACATTAAGGGCACGATGATGCTTCTTATTATCAAACCAAAAGAATGTGCCTGGTTCAATAGTATGAAGTTCTGCTGTTTCAACATTAGGTTCATCTCCAACCCAATACTGATACGTTCCTTGTAGAGACAAGTGGTATCTGTCTCTAGTTAGATAGTAAGTCCCGTCATCTATATGCCAACCTACTTGATCTCCTGGCGCCAATTTAAAAAAGGCAGCCCTAGAGTGTTGTTGACACTTATGTCGTTTAAGAAACTTTCTTATCTTTTTATATTTTGCCCTCAACGGAGTGTCCTGTTGTAACTCCGTATTTTTGGGATCGTCGCCTGCTGCACGAATCACTGCCATCGTTAATGGTAGAAATCCATACGGTTTCAAGTCTCCAGAAGCACCCTTGATGTTACCAGCGACATCCCAATCTTGAGGATTATCTAATACTTCTTGTAAGATGTTTTTGACATCCAAATTCTCTTCTATGAATCTGAAATGGCTCATGCGAGCATGCTCGCTGAAATCGTTCAACGATTATCCCCACTGCCACCTATCTTACCACGGTCTTTACGTGATTGAAGTTTATCTACATTCGCCTGTGCAACCTCTTCTAGAGTTACCCCCAGATCATCTGCAAGAGCAGAGATATACCAAAGCACATCACCTAGTTCAAGTCCTACTCCAACTAGTGATCGGCCATCTCTCATATGTTTCTTAATCTTTTCTGCGACTTCGCCTGCTTCTCCACACAAACCTAGTGTTGGATATACTACTTTACAGTCTTCTGGATAGACTGCCGTTGATCTAGCGAATTCTTGATACTCATCAAATGTCATTTGGTTTCCCACCTATAAAATATGTGATCCTGTATTTCTACAGTCTTCACCTTCGTTTTTGCCCAGCCGGGCGTTACATAATCAGCATGGTAAAATAAAGCACCATCTGTTATATCAACTAAGGTATAGTCTTTATCAACTATTCCCTGTGATATTGCTAGCAACCTCTGATACGTTACCTTGTCTTTAGGTACATCAGATTTGCCGTCACACCACCAGCTGAACTGGCAGCGATTCTTAATAGGAAAAAATTTGGCATCATTAGGATTCTTGGTTTGTCTAGTTTTCCAACTTTCCCTAACAGGGCCTTGTTTCACAACCTCACATATTGTGGAAGGAAACCTCTTATCCTTAACTCTATTTAGAACGACAAAAGAAACCGCCAGTACGCCAGCAACTCCTTGTCCTCTAGCCTCATGATACATATTCATAGCAAGACATTGTGCCGACTTCACGTTAGATATGTCTGCCTGAACTGGTGTTATAAACAGCAGTCCAGCGATTAGCGCTCCTATATCCATTTACATCTCCTTGATGGTTTTGTTGTAGTATTCTTTGCAATACTCAAGATCAACAAATGACATGGGCTTGTAGTTTGCCATCACGTAGTTCCCAACTTCCTTGAAAGTCTCTGATCCTTCGATCAAAGCACAATCTACCAACTCTTCCATGTCCATCATAAAGTTCTTCATCTTACTCATATTTTCTCACTCTTCTTAAAGTCTGTTACCAATTTGCCCTGCATCCTATATGCCTGACGTTCCCAAGGCTGTTTGCTATATGTCGTTTTTGTATGATCGACACCTTTCCACAACCTTCTATATCCTAATTTCTTAGGATAAACCCTGTCCACCATCAGACCTTTAGCAGTCTGCATAACGTGAACAAATTCATGGCAAAGCGTCTCAATGAAGATATCTCTACCACTTTTCTTGACCTTACCATTCTTAAATTTTGTAATTCTTTTGTCTATCTCAATCGTAAATTCACGATCCGTGTCCATGCCGTAGCAAAAGCCATAAGCACCATCATCTAGACATTTTGTAAACATAATCTCAATATCTAACGTACTGAATCTTGGCATCAATTCTTTGATGCAGAATAGGGCGACCTTTTTAGCAAGGGCCCTATCCGTTTTCGTTCCACCAACTACATTAATATAGTTCATTTAAACCTCTAAGAAAAAGCAATTAAACTAAGAAGCAAGCTATTTAGGGCAAATCCAATTGCATTGGACACCATATATAACACATCTTTAGCAACAATTGCCCTAATTAAGAACAAGAACAATCCTGCCCAAATCAACAATATAAAGTTCAAAGGGGGAAGAGCACTACTCCACCCCATTAGAACAGAAATAGAAGTAGGAGCAGTCGCCCCGTGGATTAGAATCATTCCAATCCAACCACAGGCTTCACCTAATTTCTTAGTATTGATTTCTATTAAGGTAGAACCTACATCAATCACTTTATTCATTAAATCTCCTTTGAAGAGACTAGCGGTGGCACATGCCCTAGATGGTGATTCCATCTCCAGAAGTCTCTGTCTCTTGATTATACCTTATAGTAACACACTAAAAGGATAATGTCAAGCAAAATCGTACCTTGTAAGTCATTGATTTTAAAGGAAACTTGAAAAAACTTTAAAAAAGATTATCCGTTGGCTCCACCAGGCGTCTGTGGATATTTAGCCTGCTCGACTACCATGAAGTTATCATCCCAATTAAAGGCTTCCATAACTACGTTTTTGGACAATCCCTTGTATTTCTGATGCAAAACCTTATCCTTAGCAGCAACTAGAATATCTGCCTCATCTGGATGTAGATTCTCGAGCATCTGAACAAACATAGATTCTCGCTTGTTCTGAGTCAACTTACCGTTACCACCTTTAATGTAATGGTACAACTTACGGGACTCATATGCTAGATTGCCATGTTCAGTGCCTTCTGGGGCATCATTCGGTGTGAAAGGAACATCGCCAGGGGGTAGCAACCATTCGATCTTTGGATCAAATGAAGCTTTGATGATCATCCTCAGAGCATCTGAATTATGCAGCTGTAGATATTGTACCTTTTCTTTCTTACTCTTCTTCTTACTCACCTCTTCCAAGATTTCGGAATAAAGGGGGGTGTAACCATTATTTTCTCTAGCCATTTTAGAATTCTCCTATCGATTCAGTGAGGGTGCTTAGCCTCTTTTGTATAAAATAATTTAATATCTTACTTCGGTTTCCATTTGGAGCGTCCCGATATGTTTCAAGTATCTCGCTGGACAGTTCCTTTGGGGTGTAACTCAAATCAATCAACTTACGATTTCTTTGATAGTTTCGTTTAACTTCGTCATTTGGTGCCACATCTTCAAAATCATGATCTAACCACGCTTCGATCTTCTTCTTAGTCATCGGCTTCTGTCTCAATCCATCCACAAAGGTATTGTCTGGTGAAAGTACATTCGGTACTCCATCACTAGAATCTCCTTTAAAGATATGCTCTTTTATATATGTCTCTGGATTTTCGCCATCTACAAACTTCTTAGTAATAGGGCTATACTGTTTCACATTAGGAAACTTCTGTAGTTGGATGAAATCTTTATCACCAGATAGTATCATAATCTCCTCAGCATACTCAGAACATATTGTCGCAATAATGTCATCGGCCTCTGCACCATACACCTCTAAAAACTTATAAGGCATATTCGTTTTGATTTCTTCCTTAATAGTATTTAGACAATCAAAAATAGCGTCCCAATCCTTGCTATCAGAAGTTCGTCCCTTCCTACGATTATGCTTGTACTCTGGAAAGTAATCACGCCTCCAGTAATGTTTCGAATCATAACACAACACAACCTCACCAAATTCAGACAGGAAGCGAGAACGATACATCCGTAATGAATTGAGAATCATATGCCGTACTTGACCATGATCTGGTTCGTTAGTCTTGTTCATCGCCATTTGCATCATCACAGACGCAACAGAAATTTGGTTCATATCAACTAGTATCATATTATAACTGTATATGAGCGTTAAAACTCATACTCCTTCTTTCACCCGACACATGGAACGGATATACGAAATGTTTAAGCCATGATGGAAATACCAACAACTTGCCCACTTCTGGTTTAAATTTAATATTGTCACATCGAAATGTCTGGTTCTCACCAAACATAAATTCGATCAATCCATTTGCTGGATAGTGATCTTTGTTATCTTCTTTGTGCTCTTCATTCATCTTAGGTGGTAGTTTAAGATAGATCACGGCAGAGAAGTCTCCCGTGTGATGATGCCAAGGGTTATACTCGCCTGCAAATTGACTAACTACCCAACTTTGAGTCAGGTGAATATTTTTGAGCTCAGGTTTTGCATTTCCAGCAGCCCTTTTCCAATTATGATCAGTTTTGTTCTCTATTGAATTCTCTAGATAACTTAAGCACGCTTCCTTCATGATCGTCTTTGTATATTCGATCTCATCAGGCATAATAGGTATTTGTATTTCTTTACTAACTTTGCCCACAAGTTTATGTGACCAATCCCATTGAACAGATTTCTTCTCATCATTCAATACGCCGTCTGCTGAGTGATTAATAATAGAAACAAATCTATTCGGAACACACGACTCCATTATCATTGGGGAAAATGGTCTATGAAACTTCGGGGTCATCACCATCAAGCTCCCACGATACTATATCATATACTACACTAAGTCTATGTTCATTTAACTTGCTTGACAATTCATCCTTATCAGATTCCATATCTGTCAAGTCTTCCATTAGCTTAGTTAGAGGGTGGACTAGGTTTAGTTCTTTATAGACTGTTGACCTAACCGCCTCAATAAGAAATCCCATACTATGGACAAATGGTTTACCATTAACATCGAAACCATTTTCACCCATAGTGTGGATCATTCCAACAAGCAGAGATTGAGTCAGTTCATCAGCAAAGTACAAGTCTTCGCTGATCTTATCAACCTCTTCAAGATCGGGCAACTTAACTTTGCGGCCCTTCTTCCAAGGCCCCTGTATTATGTTTTTACCATCTTCGGTTTTCATCCTTCAGACTCATCCATATCTTTTTCCCATACTAGTCCCAAATCTGGGTAGAAAGTTCCAACGTCACGTTTAGGTTTCCCAATGTTTGGGCCATACCAATAGTAACCAAGTGCCACACAACGATTACGAATCTTATTCTGCTGATACTCACCATAGAACATAGAAGACCAATCACCGTGTTTGAGATAGTGTTGCATCTCTCTTATATATCCATCATGACTACCAAGGCGTGCGATAGCTCCCTTGATATTCTGTTTAACTTGAGCCCGTTCTGTAGAGGCAAGTTCCTTTTGAGTCTTGATCCAACCCTTTACCTTGTCTGGGTGTAGTTGAGCAGCATCGGGCATATCCCAAAGAGACTTGTGAATTGCATTTTTACCATAAGTAGGATCAGCAGCGACCTTCTTCTCCCTTGCAATAGCAAGTCGTTCTGAGGCAGCAATCTTCTGCTCCTCAGTCATAGGTTTACGTTTCTTCCTAGTCTTAGGTTGAACCCAATTATTATTTTCAGTAGAAACAGTGATTTTCTTTTTAGCCATTTTTCTTTATCCTTTAAAGAACATTACAAATCCATTAATAAATATCGCAACAGCAATTGCATTGATAACTATTAATGCTCGGTCATTCCAGATGATGGCGACCCATAACCATCCAAAGCAACCAATAAACTGTAGTACCATATTATAGGGGTACAGGTTATTTGTGGTTGCGATCATCCCAAGCACCAGAATACAACTAGAAATCCATTTGACATACCACGAAATTGGGTGGTGATGCCTAGATGGCGTCATTGACTTAGTTAAATTCTCATGCTCTTTCAATACTATAGTTTCCTCTTCGTACTTTTCCTTCATTAATACCCAAATTCTGACATGCGTTTCTGCAATGTCTTTTGCTGGCGTCTCTTCCCAGCGGCACGACTCTTTCGGCCTTTTTCACCTTTAGTCATAGCGTGTTCACGATCACGCAACTCGTTGAAGAGTCCATCTTCTTGGAGTTTCTTTTTCAAAATACGCAATGCTTTATCCACATTATTATTTCGAACCTCTACAGTCAATCCAGGCTTAGCGTTGGATGCTGTAAAGTTAGTATGTCGTTTGTTAATAGGTTTCACTATTCTTCCTTTTCATTTGTGAGGTTATCATCTATATAGTTCCCTCAATTCCCACGTGCCATTCTCTAGACACGCCGTTCCTTTGACCTTCTTCATCAAAGTATTTATCTTGATGTTAGTAATAAACTCTCGACAAGTTCCCAACGTCTTAATGGGCCCAGCAGTAATTGAGACATTTGTATTTGGGTTGTTATAAGTATTTACCACACCATTTTGATTATGTGTTAGAGTGTGATTTAGTAACATAGTTCCATACATTGTATCGACCTTATCTAAAGCATCCCCGACTGAATAACCAATTATCAGTCCTAATGTAGCGGCAGTCGCCATTGTTAATGGGTCTTGACCCCTAACCATATAAGCCGCACCTAAACTCATAATTCCAGCACCAGCAACCGCTTTGTTTAACAATGGTTGTTTTGGCGCCCATACTCCTCTGCCAGGCAGATAGAAATCCTTCTGCTGACATCCAGTTAATGGACTACACCCAAGAGTGGGGTTTATGCCCGAAGGCAAAAAACACCCACTAAGGGATAGTGCAAGAACAGTACTAAGAAGTAGTGTCTTCATTCACCACCTTGTTTTTCTTGATTACATTCTCAAGGTTTTCTAGTGACGTACCTTCATCTTTCTTCTCAGATGAATTGACTTCTGCATCAAGCTCTTTCCACGCTTCTGTGGAACGTAACCTAGAATATACCATCCTATCCTTACGTAACCGATTGAAGATGACTTTAGAAGCTTCCTTATCAGAATACTCTAGAAGTACAAATGCACGAAACTGAGTACCAGCAGCAGAAACATCTACCTTAACAGGATTATAACCAGCGACATCGACATTAGCGATTACATTCTTTGCAACCTTTTCGATCTCACTCATAACACGGGTGTCTACATCAGACTGACCAAACTTAGCCATCCATGATTTAGTCATCGCTTTCAACTTACCGTTGATACGATCTGCAAGAACAACCTTGCCGTTAAGTGTTGCAATATCAACTGCCAATTGCAAATCTGGGGCAGTAGCAGAACCTACAGTAAAGATAGAACCTTTCTTCTCAGGCATCTCACTATACCAAGAAGGTATGAGAGCAACAGCTGCTTCGACCTTCTGAGTCTGATAACGAATCTCTGGTGTATCTACCATCGAAACTGGGACTGTGGCACTACAAGCGCCAAGAGTTAGTGCAACCACCGATACGGTTGCGAGTAGTTTGGCGTTCATTATTTAATCTCCTTCAATGTATTTACCAATGCATCCCTAGCGCCATCTGACTCTAGAAATTTGCTTTTTGCAATAGTACCAATTGCTGGGTAGTATGTAACTACCATGCAACCAATAATAAATGCAATAATTATTTTAATCATTTCTCCTCCGCTTTTTCAGCGGGAGAAACGAAATCCGACACAGCCTTACGCTTTTCGTAAATATCTGTCTCGAAACCTTTCATTGTGTTTCCACAACCTGCTAGTGCGAAAATGATCACGGCGGCAAAAATAGCCCACAATGTCATCTTCATATAGTCTTCACTTTTCATCACAACTTACCATCCTTATCCGTTGTTTACCAAATTCGCCCACAAGGGCATTTATGTATACTACCTTACACGATTTCTTGACCTTTGTCAAGTCACATTTAAGATTCTTTTCACTTTTCAGCGTTTCGGGTACAAATTTCCTCAAAATCGACTTCTTAGCACGATTTTCAGCATTAGTACAAGCATTTTCTTGGGAAACGTCTGGGCCGTATATATACGAGGCGTTTGCTGGATACCATTGACCACGTACTCTGCCCTCAATTGACATAGTACATTTGAATGTATCAGCAACATACTTTTCTACCTTCTTATCAACCACTCTCACAGAGTCTATTGTACCTTCATAGATCGTTTGATCATTAGTATTGAAGTCACAAGGAGTCTCTGTAGCGAGAGCAGTTGTAGAAAGTAGAGTAAGAGCTAGAACAGTCTTAGTTATTTTTTGATAAAGCATCTTTCACCGCTGTAGCACGTATTTCAGATAAGGTGACAATGTTCTTCTCGCCGTCTTTGTCCGTAACGGTAGCGAGATATCCATCTGTCTCCAACTTGTCAAGCATATTTCCAACTATATTCTCGACCACATTCTTCTTGGCTATAAAAGCGCCAGCACAATATGATCCAAATATACATCCAAAAGCTATAGCAGTGTGTAAGTAAACATCCATAATATTATTTATCTTTCTCAATTTTTGACCTTATAATAGATAATAACACAAAGATAGAGGAATGTCAAGTACCTTTTTATTTTTCTTTAAGTTCCATCATTAATGATTTGGCCTCAGCATGAAGCCCTGCACGACTAAGTTCGCCTGCTGCCCTGGCATATCCAAATGCAAGGATCAAATTGCAAGTACCTTGGTACATTTTCTTTAGTTTGTCTGTTACGATATCAAATGAATTATTATCGTAACCAAAGTAATCTCTGGTTATCATAAGTCTCTCCTGTTGTATGTGATACCTATATGTATAAGAGAGGCATGTATTCTGGACATGTCTTTATGATGTGACCGATATGTAATTATTGCATGACTACTTTCTCATATTAGCCAGTGGATTTTCTAGAGCCTTTTTGATCTGCATGTTGATAACATCCTGTAGTGCTTTCATTGCAGCTTTGTTTCTTATTTCTAGATCGTCCATATTTGATCGTGTCTGTTCTCTACGTTTGTCAAAACGATCTGTAGCATTAGATACCATCTTACGTACTTTAGAATCATTAGTTTCTATACTCTCTCGTACTAGAGCAAAGGCATCCTTACCACGCCGTTCTACACTGTCCACCTGTTTCTCAATACGACCAATATCTTTCTTTAGATCATTCTTGATATCTCTGGTATAGTCTACGCCTTCTGTTACGCTTAGTACTACGCCATCCATCTTCTTATCTAGAACTGCAAGATTTTTACGAATCCCACTTAGGTCTGGCGCCGTATAATTGGCGATCTTCTGTTTCATATTTGCATAATCTTTATAGAATTCCAAGCCCGCATAGATACCGCCGCCCAATGTGCTTAAAGCCATCAGAACTGCTACCATCTTGCCTCCACGAAATTTTATGCCTGCTACCTCTACCTCTGCCATGTTAGTCTCCTCTTTGCCGTTCCTGTATTTTGTTTATCAGTTCAAAGGCACTCTTTATTTTTTCTTGAAGTGTCGATATAGCACCATGCATTTTCGCCAATACAATTACTAAAGTTAATATTCCAAATGCTAACGGCCATAGCGAGCTTATGGCCTGTATTGTCTCTAGTGGCATTTTTTTTACCTCCTGTATTGGCTTGCCGTCAAGGCGTCATGAGCAACGTCACTCCCTCCAAATAAAATATAAGCCGAGTAATTATTGTCTGATATTGATGTGTCTGGTATTTTTGTCTCATTAAAGAAACCAGGCGTATCTGGTATTATCTTCGAAACATTAAAAAAACTTCTAGTATTCCCCAGTACTTGCATTACTACTAGTTGTCGTACTTGGTTCGTACTATCATATTTTCCTTTATCACCCATGCGTTTCATTATCTTCTTAGCAACTTTTTGTTTAGCTGCACGTTTCTTCGCAATCTTTTGTTTCGCTGTGGGTTTCTTTACACTAGCAGATTCAGTTTGTGCTTCTTCTGGTTCATCGGCAGATGCAGCTGGGGGCCCTCTTCGTACCCCACTATCCGTTGATCCATTGTCGGCGTCTTCATTTTCTGTAGTTGCACTATTGGTTCCACCTTCCTCACTCGGCTCTGGGCCATTAGTGACGGTAGATTCAACAGGTTGTTCATTGGTAGGTTCATTAACAACTTCCATTTCTTGTTCAACTGAAGCAGTAGTTGCCACCTCGGCAATCTGTTCAACAGTTGTTGTTTGTACTGGTGCCACCATTACTGGGGCTTGCAGTTCTACAGTTTGAATCTCTGCAATCTGCATTGGTGGCATAGGTGCATTAGCTTCTACTGTACTGTTATTTATCTCCACCTCAATATTGGTTATTGGAACAGTAAATTCTGGTAATACCATCTCTTCGATTACATCTATAATTACATCTTGAATAATAGATACTACATCAAACGTAGATGTCATTGTGGGGTTTGAGAATTGAGGGCCAAACGCATTTGATCCAAACCCAGCGTCTATGCCGAACAAAGAAAACTCACCTGTCATGAAGGAAAACTCGTTAGCAGGGATTAAGTCTTGAAAGAGAAAACTCCGAGCACCACTAAAGTCTAATTCAACTTGATGTACAAATGTATGTATTGCTGTTCCTGTTGTGTGTTGAGAATTGTATAGTGAAATTGTTAATGAAAATGTATCCTTACAATCTGGAGAGGCCTGAGTCATAGTTACACAATTAGGGACAGTAACATTACTAATATGACTTGAAACATCCACGCCAGAATCTAGCGTGAATCCCCTATTGATATTGTCTAGTGTCATGCTATTCTGTAGATTGAAAGTTGTAGAGAATTTACCACCTATTTCTTTACCGCCAGTACAAAACTCTCCTGTACTACATCCTTGACCAGTTGGCCCTATAAATGTTTTACCTTCTCTAGTGTAAGTGTTCAAGTCTGTACCGACAAGATTTCCCGTGGTAGTTTGACCCGTAACGATTTCTTGTTCTGCTTTAGAAGATTGGGGGAATACCAAAGAACATGCCAGCAACACCCACAAGGATGCCCACGCCATTGATCCAGCCAAAACTCTTCGTTTCGCTGTCTTTATTTGCATCTGCATATTCATCTAAAGTTTCTTCTTCCTCGTAATCGTCTGTTATTCCATATCCATCGCCATTCAAATCTTCGTAGTCACTCAGTCCCAGTTGTTCTCTTCCTCTATCTGAGTCTCCGTGGTCTTCTCCTTCTCCGTGTTCAGCTCTTTTTTTTTAAGTCTCTCTTCAGAGAACACTAAACTTCCAGTAGGGGTTTCGGATGGGTTTGTTTCCCATGAGGTTTTAGCCTCATCTCCTATTTGGCCATTGTAAGGGCATGGTGTGCCTGCCATCCACATAGCGTCAAAAACTCTTGCGTCTTGACACAACATGCTGACGGCAGCAACCTTCATGCCCATGCCATACATTGAGCGGCTGAGTTTTAGCCGTTCGCAATTTTCGTCTGTTATCGTAATGCCAGATGCAAACCCTAAAATCTGAGTCTGAATTGCAGCGCTGGCGGCACTCTTACAGATGTCACTGTTATTAATGACTATCGATGGTGCCGATGCTGTTGGTGGTGCCTTGTCGGTCACAACGGTTGAGACAGTATTTGTATCTGCCCCATAAGAATGATGTATGGGTAAAACGCACAATACCAAAGCAAAAACAGATGCTAGGTACTTCATAATTGTAGCCTTTCCCAAGATGGTCTATCTTGCTATTTCTACAGCTATTTATATCCAGATACTTTTCTAACGACATTATCTAGGGGTGAATCTGTGACATATGTCACATATTTTTCATTAAAAGACTGTGATACGATGTTATCAAGGTCTTTAGGAGCTACGATAGGATATTTTAATTGTTTATTAAGAACTTGAAGATACTTTTCTTTGTAGATCATAAGTGTCTCCGTGGACAAGAAAGCGTCTACTTCAAGCCCATTAAGGAAGTCCACAGAATTTTGATAGTTATTTACTGGTCTAAGTCTTTCGTTCTGATACATGTTGATGGTCTTGTCTCTGGTTATCACAGCGATCTCATGTGGTAGTCCACGATCAGTCATGATCTCCTTCCATCGTTTAATGTCTGGAAATATTGTAGTACCGTTAATAGCAAATGGCGCTGATACAGATATCAAAGTATGTACATCAGGCCAATTATGTTCTTTCCATAATTCTACATCTGCCCAGAGGTGAGAGTGGGGCTCATCTTTGTGCCCCACCCAAAACTCTGAATTTGCCCAAGTCCCCAAGATTTTACTCCAGATATGATTTCCAGAACCTTGGGGGCCTATGATTAGTAGTATTTTCACGGTTGAATTTCAGTACTAATCATATCTGGTTTCTTAGAGATAAGAATTGCAAGCAGAGGCGAACCAAAGACTGCAACCATTGTACCCAAAAAGGCAGTATCACTAAACCCTAGTTTACCACTAACAAACAAAATCTCACCAGCAGTAGCACATATTAGGATTCCCCAGAACATGCCTTTCTCATTGATTAGATCGGGTTTAAGAAATGATAACATAGAAGGCAACCAAACACTAGCACGTAGTACTGCAAAGAATAGAAATAGATGCATTAACTCTATGCCAGGGATATGAGAGATACCCAACGCAACGGCGGCGAGAAGTAACATTCCCCATCGTGCCCATTTGATTTCTGAGTCTGGCATATTCCAGCTATTGTACCTAAACTTATTATAGATATCGTGTCCTGTCATGTTAGCGACAGAAGCAAACTGAGAATCTAGAATTGCAACCAAACCAGCGAAGACCATAAACATAAAGAATATAGACGCACCCATAGGTAGGAACTCTGCAATAACGATGGCATTAGTTACACCCACGTTATCTATCTGCATACCAGAACCAGCGGCAACAAAACCTAGAAGTCCCATCATGATAGGTATCACAATAAACACAAATGATGCAATCACGAATGATGGAATAATAGATTTCTTTTTGATACTAAATGCACGTTGGTAGAATGAGTTGTCGCCCCAAGGGCCACCCATATGTCCAAGAAATGCAGCTGCACCAAAACCTAAGAATACTGATACCCAACTTGGATTCTTTATTCCGTCCATTCCAGCAACAACAGTATCCCAACCACCAGCATTGATGATCACCCACGGTACTAGAACAACAGCACCTGTCCACACTACGATGATCTTAATCACCTCAGTAATAACGGTTGCTTTCAGTCCAGCCCTAAATGAATAGAGTATAGCAACTAGAACCATGAGTAGACTAGTCCACCCAGCGTCTAGACCTGTAAGTACTTCTACAGTCTTAGAACCAGCAATCAGATTGATTGCAAAAGCACAGACAGCAAGGATCATCATCTCTACGAGAAATAGGTTCTGTACTCGACCAGAGAACTTTTCTTTTAGATAACCAGAGAATGTGAATCCATTAGGTTCCTTATCTCTTAGGTTTCTTGCGAACCAAGCAAAAGCGCCTAGCGTTAAGAAATTACCTAGACAGAACCAGAACAGTCCAGCAAGGCCATTTACATATGCCTGTTGGGCAGAGATAAACAATCCTGGCGCCCACAACCAAGCGGCAGAAATACTTAAACTGCCTTGAAACGTACCAAGTTCCCGTTTAGCAACTAGAAACCCTTCTTTATTATTATTGTAACCCCTAGCATACCAATACGTCATTGCAAATGCAAACAACCCATATACTGCTAGTACTATTAATCCACTACTTGAGTCCATGATCTTTTCTCCTATAATCAAATTTAATGCGTAAACTATTATCTAGCGGGTTACGCCATTCCCTCCAATTCCAAACTTCTAATTTATATATGTCAGCAAAATGATCTGCTAATCCACGGTTCCACTTATCAAACCAAATGACATCAGAACTCCGTAGTTCTTCTGCCTGATCTTCTTTTCTGGATGGATTTACTTTAATTAGAATTTCACCATCTTCTGTAAGATTATTCACAACCCACTCTAGACGTTCTCGTATCCAATCGTAAGAATTGAAGTGTAAGATACCATAGCAGATTGCTACATCAAATTTTGTAACAGGCTTATAATCTATAATATCACCTATCCAATCAGCACTGCCATTAACAATATCAACACCGACTAGATTATTAGTATGTTTCTTATAAGGATTAAAACCACACCCCACATCAATAACATTTCTAGCAGCCTTCAATCTGTCCACTACATGATCATCCACTTCAGTCTGATTCCATGTCTTTCCAAAAAATTCTTTTATTTCACTTTCCATTATAATCTTCTTTCTATTTAAAACCAGACAGATATTTTTCTATCTGTTCTACCATAGGAATGGGGCGTCTAGTCCCATCAAAGGTTTTTGGTAGTTTAAATTCTCTATAACCATGCCCATTAAAATCACACCAGCTATCTTGTACTAGAGACAACCATTCTGTTCTTCTGTGTGGATAATGTGGGAAAGGTTGATCACTACAAAACAAGTCTTCATAGTGAAGCAGTTTTCTATCGTCTAACATCTCATTGAACAGGTTATTAGGGATAGCTCTCATTTTGTATGCAAAATCTGGAACCTCATCTAATCTGGCCAGCAGATCGGGCAATTTGTTTTTAATCATATTCTCTATAGAAATAGTAGTGTAATGCTTTTGTTCAAACTTAATTGATATAATATCATACTTATGTTTCTTCATCAAATCCATGTATCGGGTATCGTTAGTATACCACATAGGATGAGCAGGCATATATTCATACTCATTTTCAACAAGAGCCTTTTCGAACAGCTCTAATGTATAGTCAAAAGGATTCAACATCTTCAACTCTAAACTGAGAGGAAGGGTCTTTCCATTTTTATCCATAGAAGGAGCTTCCCTGTTAAGAAATCTACAGACCATATCGCCTTTACTACCACCAACATATTCTACTATATGCCTCATAGTTGATCGACATACCATTCTAGATACAAATCTTCATTCATGATTTCATAGTTATTACAATTACCGTAGGTTTTGATATGTGTGTATACCCTCTTGGGAGCATACTTGTCTACCATAGTTTTCCAGAACCCAATCGGTTCTACTGTACAGTGAGCGTTCTCTCCACTAGGGAGTATAGCGATAGCGGGTTGAGTACATATTGCAAGGAATACAAATTTCTCGGCCTTCGAAAAAATCATATCAAAAGTTTCTGGAAGTTGTTCTTTGGGGATATGTTCCATTACATCTGTAGAGTAAACGCCATCGAATTTGCCGTCTGGTAGATTTTCATACTCTGGTACAGCAGGATCATAGAGAGCAGGCATGATACCTAGTTCTTCATGATGCTTCCATTTGGTATACTGGAGTCCTTTACCACAACCGAAATCTAAAAGTGATTCGGCCTTAGTATCCTCTACGAGAGTTTTGATGTGATGCAGTTGAGGTTTTAAATTGTTGCCAGGGTATCTGGTATTCTGATCTGCATGATATTCTTTGTATTGTTCAATCCACCAATTCGACTTTGCCATTATGTATCCTAATAAAATATTCTGCATCAACCACCACAAGAGGTTTCTGGTTGTTGCGTTTAATAAAACAAACTGGTTCATATTTACCAGAGTTTTCTGTTGCTTGTTCATATGCCTTCCATATGTTCAAGCTCTCTTGATTCTTACACTCAATTGAGTATGGAAACTTTTCCCTAGCAGCACGTGCCATAATGAGGTCTTCACCACCAGCACCCATACTACGGGATTCAACATCTTCTGGATGTACATCTAACTGTTCAATAAGTTGATCACGAACCCACTGTTGAAATCGTCTACCTTTTGCTTTTGCACTACTAGTTTTCATCCTATCGTATATCCATTATATTTCATCCAAATAGTCCATCCTATAAAAACGGCTGTAAATGTAACCATTACCCATACGTACCAAGGATTGTTCACCACTGTCTCCAAGTATTCATTATAATCGCTCCACATGTACATATATGTAGGACGATCCAAATAGTCCTTAATACAGCAACTTTGTCTGCTTGTCGTTTATCATCGTATGCTTTAGTACCTATTGCTTTACACCAATATTCCCACATTACTTCATTCTAACTCTAAAGGCAATTTTCTGTGTCATCTCTGGAGCGTTTGGTTTAGGTGGAGCGGTGTTGTGGATTTGATCATGACGATATATCATAATTCGATTTGGTTTATGACCAACAACCTTACAAGGCCATCCTAAGTCATATCCCCTTCTCCAATGTTTAGCTCCAGTTTCACCACCATCAAAGTAAGTTAGTTCACCACCCCAATCTGGATACCATTCTCTATTGGCAACATATAGGACTGTGAAGTGTTTATCAGAATCTTTATGTTCTGGTGCTGTATCTTTGTGGTATTGTCCAACCCGATTACCTATTTCAGTATCGAATATTTCTACTGTTCTAGCATTTAACATAGAAGACCATTCGTTGTTGTTAAAGGGCACATCATGCTTCTTATAGAAATCTTCTCCATCATAGAAGTGATTTGGCCCTCGCAGACCACCACACGGTTCTTTGATTCCATCTAGTGTAGCATTGCCATCAAAGAAATGTTTATTGATCTTAGACCACAAATCCCAGATAACGGGTGATCTCAGTTCACAACTTTCATCATCCCAACCTACAGGGTGTCTATACATTACAAACTTTGTTAGTTTATGTAAGGCAGACAGATCATTAACAGGCCCAAGGATGTGTCTGTTATTGTAGTTGCCATGTTTAGATGGAATGTATTCGTTCATGGGAACTGCTTGTTCCATGCCCTTTATAGAAGTTGCCGCTAACCACATAGTATACCAAGAGACATTTTGTCCCCAATCGTATACCGCCTGGTGTAACTTATCTTCTATCAAATCATCTTTAACAATTATCTCATCATGTTCTAGTTTCAAATCTAATCATCCTCATCAAAAATCTCAAGATCAATTTCATCTTGAAGCTCTTCCTGTGTTAATTCCTCACCACAAAAAGTACAATATGTAACCACATAGTAGTGTTCACTCATATTGTGTAACATCTTCCATTCCGCTTCACACTTTTCACATACTATTAATTTCATTGAATCTCACAGAACCCAGCTGCACATGCTAACTCTTGGGCTCCCACGGTCATATCTGTTTTTTCGTATTCTGACAATTTATTCCAATCCACATCTTTTGGCATCTGTCCAAGAAGAACTTCATACTCTTCTTTTTGGATGTCTTGGTACGGTGCTTGCTTATATGTATGGTCTGTGTGAGGCAGGAAGCTGACGCCAGACATGTAGTCGAAATATTCATATACCCATGCACCAACTGACATCCATTCATTATCTTTCACTGAAATGGTCACAGAAGGTTTATGCTCACACCAATGTTTCTGATATATCAACCATAACTCCAACTGTTCAATAGCAGTCATGTCTGTACGAAATACAGCACCCTTGTCGATCTTATGAGGAAATGAGAACACAACAGTATTATTGGGGTTCATAACATCATCTTCTACAGGGAATCCAACGTCTGTCATCATCTTTGTAAGTGGGTCTTTCTTGTCGCCACGTACAGTTCGAATATAGTAGGGATTATGCCTAGCATGTATACCACTTGCAGCATCAACCAACTGAGAGACAGTGCCTGAGGGTTTGACGCACGTTATAGCGACACTTTGTGGGATTCCTATCTTTTGTGCAAACTCCTTATTAGTCTTAACTGCCATAGCACGTAAGTCATCAAGAAGAGTTTCAAGTCCAGCTTTCTTACCATTAGTGAACTGGCAGTCCATAATACCAGTAAGAGAGACTCCTAAAAGTCTCTCTTCTTCACAATTCTTTTTCCATGAGGATGATACGTACTTGAAGTTCACAAGTGTTGCCTGGATAGTGCCAAGAATCGTTGCTAGACGCACCTTCTCCAAAAGAGTCTCCTTCGTATCAGTAACACGAACAACAACCTCAGACAAATTACAGAACTCACGATTACGTAGGATAATCTCAGAACAAGGGTTTGTACCAAAATCATAGTCTTCTGTATTCCTACGACCATTCTTTGCAGCCATCTTAACAGCAGACTCACGATTGAAGATACCACGTTCACCAGACTTGGAATCATAAAGAGCTTTCCATTCGCTCATGAAAATCCCCATGTCGGGTTTCTCAGTATAACAAGCAGAGTTGTTTGCTAATGCACGCTGTCCATCATTGATCCACCACTGTCCTGCCTTTGCATCACGCATACGGTCATCAGATAGATTAGATAGACTAATGAGAGCAGAACGACGAACACCGCCAACTACAACAACTTCAGCAATCTTACATACGATATCATGTGCTTCAAGTGAAGACAATCTACGACCAGCAGCGTTCTGGAATGTCGTTACAGAAAAGTTGAATAGACTCTCTAAGGGTTCTGGCCCAGATGCACGACCACCGAAAGTTTTAAGGGGAGCGCCAGCAGGACGTACCTTAGACAAATCCCAACGTGGAATCTGACCGATATACAACATACCAACCAATTCCTTAAAGGCCTTTGCCCAACCCATCTTAGAATCGGCAACGGTGATAGTAGTGTCGGTAGGATGGAATTCTTCAGCAACCCGTGGTAGCTCAGATACGTATTGGCGTTCAACACTGAAACCAACACCTGTACCATTCATCAACACATACAGGATTTCATCAAACGCCTGTGGGCGATCAACTGCAACATATGAACAATTGTATCCAGCGATGTTCTCACGCTTCAATGCTTCACCAGCAGTCATAAGACAACGCATGGAGGGCATAACTCTTTGAGAGAGAACTGCCTCTTCTAGTTCTTTCCTAAGTTTATCTGAAAGTTTATACTCATGCATTTCATCCAAATGTTCTTTGAAGAAATTGAAATATCTCCCTACGGTTTCATCCCACGTTTCTCGGCGTTCCTCTTCTGGCAACCACCTTGAGTATCTTGATAAGTGAATAAATTCTTGGTAGGACGTTGGTAGGTAATTGCTAGGCATCGATCTTTCTCCATTCTGCGAACCTTAACTTAGCCGAAGCGCCAGTAAAGGTGTTAACTGTTATTATTTCCATTAATTCTTCTTTAGTGTAACCAGCGATAATCATATCGTTAATATCTTTATGTTCCATTGAGTCAGGCCATATAACTATATTATTACCCAAATCAATAGACTTCTCAATCTGTTTATTAATTTCCTTATTCCTTGGTTCGTTATCGTATATTATAGTAACTTCATTCGGATACACTCCAAAGTCTGATCCAGCAACTGCTATACAGTTATCCAGAAACAAGCTATCTAGTGGGCCCTCAACAATAAACAGAGGTTGATCTCTGTCAAGTTTGTCTAGTCCAAAAATCTTAGTACGATCTTCTAACTTGATCGTAATATATTTTGGTTTTTCTTCTCCAAATGCTCTTCCTTGATATGCAAATATTTCTCCTTGCTCATTTCGAAACGGTATTAATAGCCTTGGATGATCTCCATCCAAAGAAGGGAACTTATTTGGTATTAAACTATTGGTGAATTTAAAGAATGAATCACATAGGAATAAGTCCTTGAGTGATTCGGGTGGTAATTTTCTCTCTTCAACAATTTTTCTAGCAAGGTGATCAGGCTCAAGTTCTGAGATAGAAGTGAGGTCTTTAAAGATACCCTTTTTGCGAAAAACTGGTGCATTGAATTTAAACTCTGGTTCTGGCGTCTGTTTCTTAACACCCTTTTTATATCGTTCCATTATATAGTCATTGTGAGTTTTAGAGTCTAGGAGCTCTATCAACTTACTTAGAGTAGTGCCAACTTGACAATTATGACACTTAAAGAACAGATCATTCTTCTTACGATAAACGAATCCTCTGGCTTTAGTCTTGTTCTTCTTCGAATCTCCACAGTACGGGCAACGAAAATTCCAAAGGGCATCGCCCTTCTTCTTGAATTGCATTAGCTGTGGGGAAATTATGTTAAGATATTTAATGTCAATGTATGAACTCATAGAACAGATAGTATACTATTCGGCCATAATTGTCAAGGGACTTTTAGGTAAAATCTACAAATTTATGAAGAATGAAACCTATTACTATAGATGAACCTATAAGCACATACCGCCACTTCTCTAGCACACCTACTCTATTGGACAATTCGTCCCTAATTCTCTGAATCGCCTGGTTCTGTTCGTTATGTTGCGTTGAAGCAGCACTCATAATCTCTTTAGTGTTTGTAGTAATTCGAGAGTGAAGATCGTCTATTTTCTTTTCCAGATCGTTCCTACGGGTTTCGACGTTTCTCTCTGCCAGTATAATTGCATCTTCCTGTCGGGCAATCTTTTCTTCGTGGACAGCAAGCATGCGGTGGATAGAGTTAGAGACATCAGTCAATTTCTCAATTGCTATATCTAGCCGGTCATGTATCTTTGCTTGATCATGAAGTTCTTTCTTTAAAAAGTTAACCTTTGTCTCTAACTCTGAAGCCATCCTAGTTGCTTTTCAAAATCGACCAAGCGCCCCAAGCGAGTGCGCCCCAAAGAATTACTTTGGTTAATGGTATTGCAAAGAAAAGTACAGCTACAGCAGCAATAACAACGATAGTGCCTTGATGTGTAGAGCCTTCTTTGATTCGATTTCCAATCCAATCTGAAATCATGTTAATCTCCTTTTTCTAATTTGTTAACTCTGGCCTCAAGTTTGTCAATTTTCTTACTGACATTGGGGTATTGTGCTTTCCAATTCTCTTCATCTGCCAAAACCTTCAATCCCAACTTTTCAGAAGCCCATGTCGAAACATTGTCAACTTTCTTATAGAACCACACACCAGCTTTGGTGCCTGAAAACCAACTATCAGCTGCACTTCCTAGTATACTGGATGCGATACTACTAATTAAAAAAATCCACATTATTCCATCCAAATTGTGGGTTTACCCCAAGAATTTTTCCTCACTTTATCTTGAGGTTCCACTCGTTTTTTTGCGTCATCAAGATATTCATTAAATTTCCAATCCCAAATCCAAGGGAGTAGACCATGAATAAACATTAAAAGGAAAATTCTAAAAGCGCAAATAGATTCAAACCACGCAAATTTGAGATGCTGAAAATAGGTTAGCCCCACATCTCTAGGGTGTTCGGTATTAATCATATTAGCCCCAATCTGGAGCAGTGCATTTCTCACATCTACACTTCTTGCAAACTTCTATCTGACCTTCCATTCCGTGATTATAAGGTTCACGGCGATAGTCTTTCATAAGTTTAGTACCACAGTGAGAATCATGACCACAGTTACTACATTGGGTCATCTATTTCCCCTTACCTGTCAAGTATGCCGATTCTTCTTGTTTAGAAGCAGGCCACCTTCCGAATAGTCGTACAGCTTGATATGCTGATTTAATCTTCCAAGCAGGAACTTCTGGAGTTGCACTTTCCATGGCCAATCGAAATACCTTATCAGATATTGCTCTTGCCTGAGCCCACTTATTTTTGTGTTCCTCTTTGTCGCCTTTACCCAATCTGATATTGTTGTCATAAAATACTCTGAGAGTTGAATACAAATGATCATGTATAATAGCGGCTCGAGCAACATCCCAAGGGGCAATGAAGTTCCACAGAATTCTTGGAGTTGATGCCAAATCTGTCTTCATACCTTTCTTACAAGTAATCCTACCGCTTTCTGCAATATTAGCTCCAACATGTTTTAGTGTAGCAATTTCTTGGTCTGTTAGATCATCTGTAGCAAAGGAAAGACCCTTCTCCAACACCCAAGTCTGGGGTGGGGTAAACTCCGCTGTGATCTTCCCATTAAAAGTTCCCATATGTTCTCTTCCTTCTTTGTAGTATCTTATTAATTTCTTTAATTCTTCGTTCTCTAATCAATTTTAAGTATTGGTAGTATATTAATTTAGGCATATCACACTTCCCCTCTTTACAGGTTAAGTGCGTTCCTTCGCAGCATAGCTACTTCCGTCCCATTGGGATGAACGTCATTTCTTAATATCTTTTTCCTTCACTACAGGTTTAACTGCGTCTTCATAGTACACAATTATCGATTTCTGTTGTTCAATATATCTCTTAATCTCAGCCATATTGATCGCTAGCGTCTCATAATCTTTAACACTTAGCACATATGCAACCAAAGGATCGCCATTCTCTTTTTGGAATTGTTCTTTAAATTCCTTAAAGTTTTCCTCAGTAACAACCCACCACTTCATGTTGCTGTTTATCTTAATAGGTTGAGGGCGATTCTGTACAGGAATTTGCCTGTCAACTTCAACCGTCTTAATCTCAACTGTCTTTAATGGATTCCAAGTACTACAGCTACTTAACAGCAGGGATAGCAGTAATAGACTCGAAACTTTCCAGTACACGTTTGCTTGCATTGTTTATCTTCTTTTCCCATAAGGCAGGGTTCTCTGCACTCACCTTAGCAAGATTAATCTTTCTCAACTTAGTTAAGAGAAGGTTCTTATATTTAGTTGCTTCGGTTAATTTTATGTTCAATTCACTGTTCAATTCTTGAAACTTCTTTGCATCTGCAATGAGAGTATCGATAGTGTTCTTCTGTGTCTTTGCAGCCATTTCTAACTTAGCACTATTCTCCGTAAGAGTAGCAATTCTAGACTGAGTGTCCTTATAGTAATAATAAGCACCGTAACCAGCTGCTCCCATGATCCCCATGATTAGCAGAAATAAGTATACCTTAATCATCAGTCAATATACATGTTCAGTTCATATCTCTTATTGTCGAGATTAGCAACTTGAATGTGTACCTTTTGTTTTTTGTTAGTATCTAGAATAAAAGAATTAGTCTTACCAGAAGATGGTTTCTTAGGCCCAGATGCAACCTTGTTGTCAATCTCAGAAGGATCAACTATCACGCCTTTGCTCTTTGCGAACTTGTATGCGTGTTG